GTTACAGTTTTTGTTTCAATTCTCGTAGTGTATTTTGGTACATAAACTTTTTTCTCTACTGTTAAAGTGTCATATCTTGTTTCTATTTTTGTGACAACTCTTTCAGTAGGAATAGTTTCACCACCACCGCAAGTTCTTAAAAAAAGTAATATACAGAGGACAATGATTATTAAATTTTGGAGCTTAGTTCCAGCATTTTTAAATAGTCCCATTACTATGTACTCCTATGAGTTTATTTTTTTGTTGTTTTTCTTCTAGGTTTTCTACCTCTTCTGGTTTTACCTTTTGCAGCAGATACAACATCTTTTGTTTGTTTACCGACTTCTTTTACTGCGTCAGCAACATCACCGAGTTCTTCTTTTACTCGTTTTGCTCTTCTTTTTACTTCTTTAGCAACTTCCTTAGCGTCTTCAACTGCGTCTTCAACCTCATCAGGAATAAAGTCACCATCTCTGTCATTAATTTTTCCTTGCTTGTAAAAATAATAGTATACACCTGCTCCAACAAGTAGTACACCTAAAATAATTAAGAATGTAGTCATAATTTGTCCGTTTTTTGATTATTAATTAAACTTTGATTACTAATATAAATATGTAAATAATTTTAATTAGTAGTTTTTGGTATTTCTCTGCAGTATTCTTTTAATTTTTCCAAAACATCAACCCACTCATCTTTCCCAAGATATTTAATAAATTCATCATTTGTACTAATTAAACTGTTTTTTAATCTATCCCACTCTTCAAACAATTTTTGATTGTTTTCTTCAGTAGCTTGTTCAAAAAACTTTTTTGCACCCCATAAATGAAATAGTTGTGTTGAAATTTCTTCATAAAGTTTATCAGTAGGTGCGTTATACATTTGATGTTCAAAACCAAGTGGGAATGATAATGCTCTTGTTAATGATTGAGATATAAATCCGTTTCCTCTTGGTACACCTTTTTCGTTATATTCTTGTTGTTTGATTAACGCTGATAGTAACCATTGTTCTATTGTAATTTGGTCGCCTGTATCTTCATCTTTTCCATTTTCTTTTGTTATAACAGATTTACCCAATTCAGTATAACCACCTTCATTATCTAATACAAATTCAAAGTATGCATCCGTGTAGTCTCTTAAAAAATCCATATCATTAAAAGCGACTGCTGCACAATTAAGTGGAAATGAATTTTTAAAAGACTCAAGGTCATAGTCAGTCCATTCAAAACCTTCTGGTTTATTTAGAAAAGTTGGAAATGGATATGAAGTTGGTGATTCTGTATGTAATGCAGAAACATTAACAGTTGCAAATACATCATCTGTAAGGTTGTGTAATACTAAATCTGTATCGATTATACAAAATGGTTCTTCTTGGTGTTTCATTACCCAAATTTTAGGTGAAGACCAAAATCTTTTTGATATTCTGTCACTTGGGTATGACTCAAGAACCTCTGTGTTTACTTCATCATATATTGTATCTAATCCAAATTTTTTATATTCAGACAAAGTGTATTCATCTACATACAATACAATTTTTGATTTTGTTGATACCTTAAGTTTTAAAACACTAAGTAGTTGTGTTAATAGTTCTAAATCGTTGAAAGATTTACCCTCATCGAGTTTATACGCGTGGATATACTTCATAACTTTTTGTTTTGTTTATATATAAATATTAAAATAAATTTAATGAATTACCAAGTTCTACAAGCCCAATATCTTGCCTTGTGTCTTGGACCAGGATTGTCACAATTATGTCTTGACCTAAATGCTTTTCTTCTTGCAGGGTCAGACTTTTTGATTCTCATGGTTTTTTCACCACCTTTACCTTTGTGACCAAAGTTTACTTTTACTACATTACCTTTTGGGTTTTTAACATAAACTTTAAACTTTTTAACGTCACCTTGCATAATCTTACCAAGTTTAACATCTCTACCTTGATATTCTGCCTCATTTACAGTAGGATTTAACGCGTAAGGGTCTTTTTCATATTCTCTCATAAATTCTATGAATTCTTTTACGTCTTGGTAATTTTCTACATCATATTCTTCTATTGATTCTTTTTTCTTACCCTTTTTACCTTTTGCTTTATATCCACTTGCAAATGCTGCTCTTCTTTGTGCGTCACTTGCAAATCCTTCGTAGATAGATTTAAGATACTTTAAAAACTCTCTGTCGTTCTTCATATCTTTAAAATCATCATCTTTAAATACATTCTTGATAAAATCTCTTGCGTCTTTAGAATTTTGTCTGATTAGGTCTAAGTTAGAGAATACACCTTCATTTACACCTTCATTAAATCCATAAACATAACCAGCTTTATGTAAAGTATTTACAAACTTTGCTAAATCTTTTTTATTTTTGAAAATTTGGATATCAAAGAAATCACTACCATCTTTGTGTGTCTTTTTTCCATCGTGGTAAGAGATTGTGTATTTTGCTTTACCAATACCATCTTTTTGGTAGTATCTTTTCTTACCTTCATCGATACCTTTTACTTTTCTTTTAATAATCATTGTGACACCACCTAAATCTTTCGCCCACTTTTCAGCGTCTTTCTTATCTTTGTAAGCTGCGGTTGTTACTGGCTTCACTCCTTTTTTTGGTGCGTACAATACAATATATGCCTCGTTTACTGATTCACCAATTAAAGAATCTACATCAGTATGGATATCTTTCCACTTATTAAATTTTTGATTACGAAGTGCACTATAAAGAGCCATCGTATATTTTTGTGAATTATTATGAATTCTTCTTTTTACTAAATCAACGGCGCCAGGAATTGGTTTTCCTTTTTGAATTGAATCAACTGCTGCCTTGAATGCTTTGTAATCGTTAAAAGATTCTTCTTTTCTTCTATCTATGAGAACTTGGAAAATATAATCTTTTGCCTTATTCACATCACCTTTGAACTTATCTAAGATTTGTTGTGCACCTTTATCTTTTTTTTGTAATGCTCTTTCAAAGTTTCCGATTTGAGTTTTTGCAAATCCTTTGTTATTAAAGTAATCTCGCTTATCAAAGATACCATATACTTTTTCAAAGGTAGAATCTTTTGATTTGAATTCTTCATTTACTGATTCGTTCTTTTCTACAAACTTAATAACATCTCTCATAGTTTTTTTACCATTGAATGCCATTTTTTTGTATGCGTCAACATATGATGATGGACCTTCTATTTCTACATAAGAGGTTTTCATTTTACCTTGTGGATTCATATCGTGATATGCTTTTACACTAACTCTTGGGTGACCACTTGGAAATATTCTTTTTAAATCTTTTTGTTGGTCAGTTATAGATTTGTAAGTATGTTTGTATTTAGCTTCATTTAGTGATTCATTTACATCATACATCTTACTATTTCTACCAACTGATACAAGAGTTAAACCTTTGTGTTTCTTACTTAACTTTTCTAACTCTTTATTTGCTTTGTTGATATCACCATCGCCTGGTCTGTTACCACCATCTCGGTAATAGATTTTACCATAGTCTTGTTTGTTTTTATCAAACTTATCTACTATCACTAATAATTCGTTTACTGATTCTTTCTTCATTACAGTAAATGCGACATTTACCATTTTAGGTAAAGATAGTTTTGAAAACTTTTCTTTGTTAGATTTGTTGATTGCATCATACACTTTAGTAACTGCTGATGCTGAGAACATATCAACTCTCATCATTTTACCACTCTTTGGGTCTTTGATTTTTTTGTTTTGTTTTTTATTAACGATATCTCTTAATTGTGAAATTACTTCAGGTTCAGATACTTCGTTTACAAATGACTTTGCGTAAGGATTAGAAATCACTTTACCTAACTCAGGTGTGAATCCATATTTGTCTTCCATAAATGATTTAACATTTTGGTACTCTTCCTTAATGATGTGTTTGAGTTGGTTCTTATCCATACTTACCTTTAACTTGCGTACTTCATTAATTCTTTAACTTTCTTTTCCATAGCGGGTACTTTGAGTCCGTATGTGTTTGCCATCAACTCTTTCATGTATCCTGAGTCAAGAAAGTTTTGTAATTCTTTTTTAGTTGCTACTGATGATTTGAAATCATTTTTTGCAATCTTATCTAATTCTTGTGCAGAAATTTTACCTTTCATATAGGCAGTCATTGCGTCATCTTTGTAATTGTACTTACCTTCGTTCAATGATTTCAAATGTTTGATTGTAGATTCTCTTAAGGTATTGTCTTCTCTCATTGCCCTTGCTAAAGTCTTGATATACTTTAACTCGTCTTTTGCACCTTTATGTTTAGCGTATCTCTCTAATCCGAATCCCATCATGATACCTAAAGATAAGTGTAATCTTGCTTTTTTAGCTCTTGGATACTTTCTACCATATGGTGAAGAGTTAAACCAATCTAACATCGCCTGTGCCATTGGTACAGATAATTTGATTCCTTCTACTTCACGAGTCTGTCCTTTGATTACTCTTTTCAATCCACCTTCTGCTGAGATTTCATTGATTACTGATTCTCTCATATTACCATCATAATTCATTGCCCAATTATCAAGACCATCTAACATCTTAGCAATCTTTCTTTCATCGGGTGTACCATAAGGATTGTAGTTTAACTTGTCTTTCATTACATCAAGTTCTCTTTGACCGAAGTTTTCGTATCCACCTCTTTTTTGCCATTTCTTCATTAAGACTTTTTTCATCCTTGATATAGCTTTACTAACTTGTGATGGTTTCATTTTACTGAAATCTGCTTCCTTCATTGTATCCGCATCACTTACCGTATCGTGTTCGGGTGCTTTTATACCTTCACCTTTAGTTTTTCTCCATCCACCACCTGCTGCTTTATATTGTTTCGCCGCCCATGCGTTTGCATATGCTGATGGATATACATCAAACTTCTTTTTAGCTTGTGATTTGTAGTAAGACCATTTAGATGGATTTGTAGGAACATTCTTTTCAACAAGAACTGATAAGTTTTCTAATAGTTTAGATTCTCTATTTAGAGATTCGTTTTTAAGGTCAGTAATTTTTTTACCTACGGGACCACCTACATACATTGATACAAAGAATCCGATTGCGTCAAGAATATCGTGTCCATCCCATTTTGCCATTGTTGCAATATCTACACCTTTATCTTCAAGACTATCTTCCCACTCTCGTTTACCAAAGTATTTTGCATTTTTAGCTTTTGGAAATAATTTATCTACTTTCTTAGATGTACTATGAAAGTTTGCGTCTGTTAATGCACCTTTTAAAATAAACATTAAAGCGTGATGTGCTTCAGGAGACGATGCTTTCGTTCCTTTAAAATACGCGTCTAAGAATTTCTTAACTTTTTTATTTAGTTTTGGATTCATCTATGCTCCTGTCTTAGTATTAGTGGGTGCTTTACCTTTGGTTCTGTTCCCACCTTTTTTAGCGTCACCACCTTTTTTTTGTGCCGCTCTTTTTCTTCTTACAAATGCTGCTCTACCTTTTGGTCCAAGTTTTTTTGCTTTCTCTTGTGATAAACAGGCTGCGTATGCTCCACCTTCTTTACCATCACCACACTTACCTAACTTCTGACCGTCACTTCCGTATCTATCCCAACCACCACCTGACGCGGTACCTGTCTTTCCTTTACCGAACCATTTACGAAGGTCTTCGTTCATTAGTCCTTCTGAAACTAATCTTTCATATACATCAGAAATGGTGTACTCCAACGCTAACGTGTGAGGGACACCATCTGTCTTGTACGACTCGTAAGTTTCTTTAATAAAGGTTTTCATCTACTCTCCACTTTTTGGATATAGTTTTCTTTAAAAATACGAAACTCGTTTTCAATCTTTTCTTCCATCTCGTCCCAAGACATTCCATTCCATTCTTCAAATGAACCGTCTTCGTTAACGAACTTCGTTTTCAATCCTGCCTTTAATGCTTCCTTTTCAATCTCGGCTTGTTTAAACCAAGATTTCATGTTAGCCAACATTTTATCTTTTTCGTAGTCCTTATACCCACCACTTAGTTTTAATTCGTGTTCCATTTGGATAACACAATCGAAACACATCCCATGAATTGTTTTCATTTTGATGTCATTTCGTTTAGGGTTTGTACAAGTACAAATTTCTTTTTTACAGTTTGGGAATGTGTTGAGTTCTTTTCTTAACTCTGAAAGTTTACCAAGTTTAACTTTGTACCCTTTCTTTTGTTCCCAAACATTTCCATTGTCATCCGTCCATCTATCACCGACTTCTCTTTTGACAATAGTTTTAGTCTCACCAAAACCAACAGTGGTTTTAGTTTGACTTTTGTGTGTTCCAGCAACCATCTCTTTGACTGCTTTTACATTTTTTAATTTTTTTGACATAACCGTTTGTTAATACTTTATATAAATATACAAAAATTAATAGAAAAGTCCAAGTATTTGATTAAGTGGTGCAAAAGTACCTGTTAACTTGTATGTGTTACCTTTATATGTAAATACAATACCTTCATTTGGTACTATCTTATTTCTACCACCAATACTATTTAATCGTTCTAATTCCATTTTTAATTTTGCAATCTTTTTCTCATCACCACTCTTGTTTACATCCTTGATAGTTTTATCTAATTGTTTCTGAATGTCACGGAGTGCTTTATCAGGATTTACTGTTAATGCTGATGACATAAATGATAAAACTTCCGCACCTACACCTAAGAATATATCTTCAAATGGTCTAATATTTTGTTTAGCCATTTTAGCGTGGTCTTGTTTGTCTGTCTTCTTTGCCCAATCTAAAGTTTTAGAATCAGAAATATTTTTCTTATCTAATCTAAACTTCTTGTCATAAAATGCCCATCTTTTAACTAATCCCATTTTGGTTTTGTTATCTAAAGTAGATGGTGAGTTTTTATCTACAAAATTACTCCACCATGCTTGATGATAGTCTGCAACTCCATTTGAATCTTTTAGTTTAAATTCTTTTTGAAGTTTACTTACTTGTGAGAAAAACTTAGATTGCATTTTAGACAGTTCTTTAGTTTTTGGTAAATTAATAACAGGTGGACCTTTTATTGTATACTGACTTTGCACATCTGCGTTTACTTGTTTAATCATACCCGCAAGTACTTTTGCGTCAGAAGTATCTGCACCTATTGCTTTTCCATCTTCACCGTATTCCATTGTTCCGTGGAATACTAATAGAGGTTGACCATATGGTATTACGTTTACTGACTCCGGCCATATGACTTCAAGGTTCATAAATTTTGAGCCATCCTTGAATATTTTTTGTCTTTGCGCGTCGGAAAGTTTAGAAATGGCTGATTCTAAGTCTCTCATAGCGAAATTATACGCATCGGTCAACCCACCCCTATTAGCAAACTTATCTGAGACACCTTTAATGTCTAATGCGTTAAGTCCTCTATTTTTGAGGTGTCCTTGATTTCTAGCTGCAATAATACCTCTATCTTTACGATATGATATTGCTAATGCTTGTCCATCTGTTTTTTCTCTTGTAAATTCTAATTTACCATTTAGAGCATTTGAAATGATTGTTTTTAAATCACCAAATGTTAAATTCATTTCGGTATCAAATGGGTGATTCATATGTCCATATGCTCCACCTTCCATAATCATACCTTCATCAAATATATTCTGTGTTCCTACATTTCCAACATAGGAAACAAAATACAGTCTTTGTTTACCAACTTTTTTAGAAAGTACTTGTCCTTCTCTACCTGAACTATCAAGTTCTTTTTTTGCGTTATCAGGTTTTAAATAAAACTTTCTCTTTTGTTTCATTAGAGATGCTTTTTTACTTTTTACTTTCTTCTTTGGTTTTTTCTTCTCATCTAAGAAGTTTTCTTTTTCTTTATTCTTAATCCATAATCCTATCTGTGGACCTTTAATATCTTTAGGTACATCTCTACCACCAACTGATAAATTGAATTTAACAAACTTATCCATATCTTTACCAATTGACTTTCCAAACTTTTTTATTTGGTCATCTGATAAAGATGTTTTGTTTTGCGCGTTTTTATATACAACAATATCATCAGGTCTAAATGACTGAAGTGATACTAAGAATACTATATTATTTTTTTCTTCGTTTGAGTATGTAAGTTTGTTTAATACTTTTGATAATACTACGGGTGAGTTTTTAGATAATATTGATGATAAGAATAAAATATAATCGTTATCATTTGGATATGGTTTTGATACTTTTAGATTTGGAAGTATCTGTTGTGTAAATCCAAGTTTGTCACACATCTCTAAATACTTAGAAGGATTCTTTGCTTTCTTTATAGATTTAACAAACTCATCTCTGATTCTTTCAGCACTTACACCTTTTAGTGATGGGTCACTTTGAAGTGCGTCGTGTAGTTCTTTATCAAGTTTACCACCTGTACTTGCTTGGAATCTTAACGCTCTTAATTTTCTAAGTGGGTCTTCATCAAATCTTTCTGATGCTTTACCTACTGTTCTAATGTTTTTCTTTTTAAGGTCTGCGATACCACCAACTAAATCTACGATTTCTTTTTTATCAATATCATAGAATAATGCGTTGATAGTTAAATCTCTTCTTCTAACATCACCTTCTATATCTGTATAATCAACTGACGATGGTCTTCTACCTTTACCGATATCTTTTCTAAATGTTGCAATCTCATGTCCACCAACCATCACAACTCCGAATGATTTACCAACCTCAACAGTTTTCATTCCTGTGTCTTTTGCAATCTTTAGAACTTCATCAGGTTTTGCGTCTGTTGCTAAATCATAATCCTTTGGTGACTTACCAAGTATTGCGTCTCTTACTGCTCCACCCACTACATAAAGTTTCTTACCATTCTTTTTAAATGCTTTGTGAATTTTTTGAATATCAGATGGTATCTTCAGTAATTGTTTTGCCTCATTTATTAAATCATATCTTTCAATAGATTCTTTTAATGTACCTGTTGTATCTTCTTCTTTCTTAGGTTCATCTGAAAGTACATTATCTTGGTCTTTTGGTTCTAAGAAGTTTAAGAACTCATATCCTAATTGTAATGCAACACCTTTGATATGATTTGCCCACTTTCTGTATGCTGGTAGTCCTTGTAGGTCATCACCATATCTTACTGCTAATGCGTCAAGACCTGCTTTACCTTGTGGAAAGAATGAAACGGGATATCTACCTGGCCCATTAGGATATTCGGTATCTGTAAATGATTCCATATCATCTTCGTCCATAAGATATGTGACAATGTTCCATCCAAGTTTACCAATTACTTCTTCCATCTCGGATTTAAAAGTTTTCATGTCACCATAAAATGCGCCTGGTCCATCATCTACTACACCTTTTCCTAAATTTAAGACAGACGCTTCATCTATTTTATGCAACTCTTCACCCTTTTCACCAATACCCGATGTTACAAAATCATCACTTGGTACAGGTTCTTTTAACGCTGGATTCTTTTTTATTTTTTTGATTGCGTAGTATTCGGCTTCATCTGATGTACCTTTAGAGTCTTTAGAATATATTGAATCTGCTGTTGGAAAATGCATTTGAGTATATCCCATTGAATCCATCCAAGGTTCGTCTTTTTGACTACTTTTCTGAGTTCCTAATACTCTTTTTTTTCCAGCTGGTACATAAATAGTATCAGGTTCACCTGCGTCTGCACCATATAAAGAACCTTCAATTAAACTTTTAAAATTAATTGATTCAAAAAACGATTCCATTACAGATTCAGTTTTTGTTATTTTTTTTGTAAGTAGATTAAATATCTTTGGGTCAAACTTTCCATATACTTTTTTAAAGAATGCTTTCTTTTGTGATTCTTCACCTCTACCTATTCCTTGACGAACTTCTGTTCCTGAAATACCTCTACCTTGTGGTGGTACGATATAAACATATCCGTTGTCTTTCATAGGTAAATCAGTATTTCCTTTGTATGGTTGAAAGTATCTTCCTTTACCCATACCCAATCTACCTTTATCTTTTTCACCAACAACAGTTACAAATGCCGTTTTCTTATCGTCAAACTTTTTTAAAATCTCGTCAGGTCTATATGGATTTTTTACTTGATGTATATTACTTTTTGGGATACCAAACATCTTGGTCATGATTTGAACTTTTTCTTTAAAGTTAAAAGGCGACTTTGGTAATTGTACTTTATTAGAGGTTCCAATATGTACATTTTGTTTACCGAACTTTTTTACCAAATGTTGGTAAACCGCGTTGTGACCTGAATGGAATGGGTGAAATCTTCCAACATAAGTTACTACTGTTTTGTTAGTCTGTTCAGTCAATAAAGACTCTACTACCCATTGTTTAATTTTTTGTCCCATAATAATAATTATCCGTTACTTCCACTAATCTGTAATTTTAGTTGTTTTACTTCAGCAGAAAGTTCTTGTATTGCTTTAATCATTGGTGAAATAAACTCACCATATCTAAGTCCCCAAGTACCACCTCTTGCTGCTCCTATGGATGTTCCTATAGGGTCCTGAGAACCTGTAATTAGTCCTGCGAAATCTGCTGATGTCTTACCTTCGATTGAAAGTGATGAACTGACTTCTTGTGCTATAAGTCCATAATGAACTCTTGAACCACTTATCCAAGTATAACTAATAGGATTAAGATTTTCAACAAAATCTAAACCTAACGATGATGATTCTATATTACGTTTTTGTCTTCTATCAGATGTTTGGATTGTACTATTAGTTGCGTAAATATCATCCCATCTTCTAGCCGCTTGTCCATCAGCACCACCCCATCCAAGGTCAAAAGTATTATCTTCCCCTGGCCACCAATGACCGTGAACTTCCAATCCTCGGTGTCTACCTGATTGTTGTGAACCTTGTGAAGTATTCTGAAGTGGAGTTATTGGTACATCACTAACTTCTAAAGAGTTCATGGTTGCTGATGTGATTCTTGCTCCTTTTACGAATCTCATTTCAGTAAGTCGTATACCCGATGGACCACCACCACCCGCTCCCGCGATATTAGAACTCTTATACCACCTAAGTTCTACAAAGAAACTGTATATGGGTTTGTCTATATAATAACCACCCACCAATACTGCTCTTTTTAGAATTCCAGCCATAGGTAAATTTACATTAAATTGGAGTCCACCTGAAACTACTTCTTGATGATATTCTTTTAGTCTTTCACCATCATCAGCATCATATATGTGAGTTTCAAGGGTAAATCCACCACCACCCCATGCACCAACAATACCACCTTGGAACTGAAGTGTAAGGTTATCACCTTCTTCATAGTCACTTTTGTCAAGGTTAATTCGTTCACTTCTAAGACCGAGATAATATAATTCGGAATTTACATTGTAAGTATTATGTGAGATTGGCAACCCGATGTTAATTTTTGGAAAATATGATTGACCTGCATTTGGACCAACTGAGCCTGTTTTAAATGAGTATGCGTTAAAAATACCTAAACGTGTTGTATCAGCTAGAGATGGTAAACCTGTAGAACCACCATCGACAAATCCATTAAACCCTACTTCACCATCTGGCCTTCTACCTTGATAATCTTTGAAATTACCACCTAAATCTGTCCATGATGGAAGAGTTTGTGCCCACGCTTGAGTAGAATCCATCAGTCCACTAACTGCCTTACCTGACATTCTATTACCATCCGTACTTCTTATATATGATAGATAATCATGTCCCATAGACATGGTGTAGTTTGATAAGTACTGAGTGGCGGGGACTGCACTACCTCTTGTGGTATACCATGTTAAGTTACCACTACTAATCTTTCCAATACCATTCCCAACTCCCGAACCGACTTCGTAGTGTGAAAACGTTAGTGTATCACCAAATGTTGATGATTGTAGTTGGTCTGCAATCGCATATCTTTTCTTAAAGTCATGATTACCACCATAAGTACTTGCGTTTCCTGTAGTGTCCCCATTACCTTTTTCCCTTGGACCTGAACCCTTTCCTGACGCGTAGATATCTGCAAGTGCGGAACCTGTTGCCCATGTTTCAATAAGTTTTCTTGATTTAGCACCGTGACTACCACTTGCTTTGATAATATTACCCGATATTTTAATACCCCTTAAGGTTGCCTGATTTGCTGTAATGTTAGCTTCCATATCTAACTCACCACTACTACTTAAGTGGAAAGTTGATGCTGATATTTCTAATTGACTATCTTCAAATCTAATAAATGATGCACTTACTTCACTTGCAAGTCTACCAATAAACACTCTTGGATTAAAGTTATTAGATTCAAATTGTAATCCCGTATTTCCAAATGTGGTATCATTAAGTGTAATTCTTTTTTGTTCGGCGTCTAATAATAAACCTTTACCCGCTCCACTACCTGCATTATTTACTATGGAACCTGTCCCAATTACGAATCCACCGATTGAACCTTCAGTTGCAGTAATTTTACCAACAACGATATCACCGTTAGGTTTAACGTGAATTTTAGAAGAACTAATTTCTATTTTACTATTTGAACCACTAATATATTGAGAATTCAAATTACCCAATACAAATTTATCTACTCTAACATCTGCTTGTGAACCTGTAATTAAAAGTCTTCCACCACCAGGCGCCTCGTTGTCCCAATTTAAGAATGAATTACTACCACTACCTAAGAAGAAATTACCATCACTATCTAAGTAAGATGTAAAATCAGTTAGTGTCGCATTTGCACTTGAGATACCATCGTGATATCCAAATACATTTGCAGTCATTAATAGACCTGCTGGTGCAGGACCTACACCTGTTAAGTTTTCATTTGCAAAACTAAAGTCTTGATTATCTACACCTGGCGGCCCTGTCGAACCTGGCGAACCTGGCGACCCAGGCGACCCAGGCGACCCTGGCGAACCTGTTGCTCCGTCTGCTCCGTCATCACCTTGTAATGCTACTGCGACTGACATTGTTTTATTTAATGTAACTGATGCTGATGTTGCTGTAATTACAATAGAACCACTATATGGTGTAGTGGCGTTTGTAATAGTAACAGTATCACCTGAAAGTGTTGTTGTAATGTGAGATGGTGGTGTTCTTGATATTTCGAAATCATCTGTTACATCTGTTACACCTTGGAATACTAATATGTCTGTACTTGCACCTGCGAATGATATAATATTACCCGAACCACTTAATGGTAACGTATGAGAATCGTTTGTTAAAAATGCTGTTAATGCTGAAACACCATCAGAACCTGCTGCACCTGTTGGACCTGTTGCTCCGTCTGCCCCACCTTCAAGTTTAAATACTTTTACACTATCAGATAAACCATCTTTTTCTACTGTAAGTGTTAGTGGTAAATCAGATTTACTAAAAGATGAGAATGCTAATGCAAACGTTCTTGTACCTGTTCCGTTACTTACAGACCCACCTAACGATGGAGTTGTAAATGTACTTCCACCTGCTTTAGTAATTGCGATATCACTTGTTGCTATTGTACCACTTAAGTTTTGTTGATTTACAGTAAAGTTAATCGATGTTGGTGTCGCACTTGAATCAGAAGAATCATCAAACGCAAAGGTTGGTGAATCTGATATTATGTTTAGTAATTTAGCGTTTGTACCGTCTTGACCAACATTACCTTGTTTTGATTTTGACAGTGACATGGTTTTAACTAACTGAGTACTTGAACTTACTGCAGTTATTGTCAATGACCCACTGTCATGACTCATTCCTGTAATTGAAAATGTATTACTACTTTTACTAAAAGTTACACCCGCACTACCTGTACCACTATATCCATAGTTTGAAGTAGAATCGGTAACACCTTCAAATACAACCATATCAGTTTCAGCTCCTGTAAAGGTTGCTACTGTACCATCAAACGCTGCTGCTAATGTATGACTTTCGTTTGTTAAGAAAGTGGTTACAGCATCAGAACCATCAGTACCTGCTGCCCCATCATCACCATCTGAACCACCTTCTACTTTAAATATTTTTGTTTCGTCTGATAACGCTCCCTTAGCTACTCGTATCGTCAATGGTAATTTTGTTTTGTCACCACTTACTGTAGAACTAAATGTAATAGAACCACTAACCTGTCCTGTATTACTTGGTAGTGTTGTCGGCGCAAATGTAGGAGTTGTTAGAGTGGTTCCACTCGAGTCTGTAATTGTAACATTACCTGCTGCGATAGTACCACTTAGATTTTGTTGACTGATAACAATTTCAATAGTATCATCATCTGCTGTACTACTTGACGCACTTGGGAATGAGAATACTTGTGAATCTGTTGTCAAACTTAATGATAGTGCATTTGAACCTGGCGTACCTGCCTGTCCATCCTCTCCATCATCACCTTGTCTTGCTACAGATAGTGACATTGTTTTTGGTAATACAATACTTGCTGAAGTTGCTGTAATAATTATTGAACCACTAAATGGTGTTGTAGTATTTGTTATTGTTACAGTATTACCTGATGTTGATGTTGTGATGTGTGAGTCCGTAGAACTACTAACTGCGACGGTGTAATTACTTGTACTATCTGTTACTCCTTCAAAAACAACCATATCAGTTTGTGCTCCTGCAAATGATATAATTTCATTAGAGGAACTCAATGCTAATGTATGTGATTCGTTAGTTAAGAATGCTGATACTGCGTCTGTACCATCGGTACCTGCCGCACCTGTCGCACCTGTTGCTCCTGCTTCACCATCTGTACCACCTTGTACTTTAAATATTGTTGTTGAGTCAGTTAAAGAATCTTTACTAACTTCTATTGTTAATGGTAAATCAGTTTTTGCTAAAGACAGTCCTGAGAATGATAAACTACCACTCAACTGTCCTGACCCCTCTGATACTACACCACCTAAGGATGGTGTTGATATTGTTGACCCACCTGCTTTTGTAATTGTAATGTCACTTGTCCCTACAGTTGCATTTAAGTTTTGTTGACTAACTGTAAAATTAATTACGTTTGGTGTTGCAGAAGTATCTGCTGAATTATCAAATGCGTATACTTGTGAGTCTACTGTTACAGAAAGTTGTTTTGCAGTATTTGATGCTGTTGCGTCATTAATCGCCTGTTGTACATCATCACCACTTGGGAATTGTAAAGTACCTCTAATAGTTAATGCACTCGTATTCGGATTCCAAACAAATCTATCACCTAAAGAAAAGAAAGAACCTGAGTCTACATAAAATCCTGTATTACTATTTCCATGGGTTCCTGTTCCAATATACAGTTTACCCGCTTCCATATTGATTCCACCAATAGAACCTGTTCTAGCGATTATACCACCTTGAAGGAATACGTTATCTGTTGCTAATCCAAAGCCAGGATTTGTGTTACCAAACACATATGATGAGTTTGCTAATCCACTCAAATCACCAATTCTTGCTTTTAGTGCTACATCATAAATCCCACTACCTGTTCTTTCGATAATGTCCATATATGGTGTTGATTGGTCATTTGGATTTGCGTTCATACGAATGTATCCTGTACCAATCTTACCTGTAGAAACTAATACTTGACCCTCTTCATAGGTTTGACCACCAATAGAACTTGATGGGTGTTGACCAACAAGTGTGTCGTCACCACCAGCAACACTTTCTGTATGATATCTTGCTACATAAAGTCTACCTGCTACATTATCAGGATTTGAACTATCACCATCTATTGACGATGATTGAACTAAAACATATTCAGTAGTGAATCCTGTATCGGATACTTTCTTTATTAATAATATTTCGTTTTGTGCGAATCCACTTGCGTTTCCAACTGACATGGTCGTGTCGGTTGTACCAACTGATGACCCTGTAATTGCTGTTGAGTTAGCTACCCACAGTTGACCACCAACTGCGTTTACTGATTCTTTTTCAAATGTCGTTGTTGATAAAGTACCTCTAATCTTTACATTCTCAAATTCTGCGAATCCATTATTTTCAGATGATATAATCCATCCTTTTAAGTTTGACGCGTAATCCTTTGTTTGTAAAATACCCTGAGGTTTCATTATCAAATTACCACCCTCGATTGAGTTTGTAGTAATGTCCCATCCACCAATACTTGCAGATACAAATCTTGCGAAACCATCAGGTCTAATAGACGATGATGAGTTTGTTTCAGTTGATGGATTACCTGCAATTGTAGCAGGAGTTCTGATACTGTTTGCTGTAACGGAACCTAATATTGTTACACCGTCTGTAATCGTACCACCTTGTAGTAATACTCTTGACGCTGTTATGTCACCCGCTGCTTTTAATCTTAAAGCATTATCAGATGATTTAATTTCTTCTGTATTGACTGTAAATCCTGCTATGGATGCTGATACGAATCTTGCGAATCCGTCTGCGTCAATAGATGATGATGAGTTTGTTTTAGTAGCAGGTGCTCCGTTTACTGTAGCAGGTGTTCTTAAACTATTTACCGTTAAACCTGCGAGAATGGTTGCGTCTGCACCAATTACGAGTGATTCGTTTTGTGGGTCTAAATGGAATAGTGATGAACTGATTTCAATGTTTTGATTTGCACCACTAATAAATTGTGACCCTGTTGTACCAATAAAGAACTTATCAGTTTTAACATCTAATAAACCACCATTGTCAGTGGTAAATATAAAGTGTCTATCGTCATTGTCACCAATTAATTGTAAACCGACACCATCTAAATTATCTACACCAAGAGTTAGGTTTCCACTACCCGAGTAGAATATAAATCCACCAGGCCCCTTACCTAACGATGCTGATGTTTGTCCTTCGAATCCAACTGATTTGATGAAACCACTACTTGCTCCACCCAACTCAATACCCGACCCGAGTGCGTTTGATATAAAGATTGACCCCGATATAAGAGACCCTTTACCACCTATGAATGTATTTGAGCCAGGAAATACAACGTCTTCTATTAAAACGAATTGTTCCGATACCTCACCTAATACATTTACAAATTCTATTTTTAATGTTTTTGGGTCACCAATGTGTTTTGATGGTATTGTTATACTGTAACTAAAATTAGTATCTGTTGTTACCGTGTTATTACCTAACACCTCAAAGTCAGTATCTAACCCTTTTGATTTTACAGAGGTTCTAACTTCATTTACTTCACCCGATATTGGTTTTATACTTGGTAATGTAATTGTACCTTTTGTTGATAGGTTTTCTGAGTCACCTCTTGATGCTGATGAAAAATAAACTATAGTAGTCGGTATTGTAAAATCATCAGAATATTTGAATGTATGATTATTACTACCCGATATCTTAGTATCTAATTGTATAATGTCACTTCCTGTTACATTTAAAATACTTGCTGTATGAGAAGTTGGTTGTGTAACTCCTCTTTGTTCAGGATATAATCTTACATTTGATAAATCAAGTCTTGCTTCACCATCAATCATTTCACCATTAAATGAAAGTGAGTCTCCTGTATTTCTTTGGAGTCTTGAATCACTACCGAAATTTGATGCGATATACTTTGTGTTTATTACATCTTTTGTTTTTACTAAACCTGGCGTTGCTTTTCTTTTAATCGTTACAGGACTAACCGAATCATTTACAAATCCTGATAAAGGTGACAATGAACCTGAATGGAATGATGATACTTTAACTCTAAAGTTAAAACTACTCCCAGCCGCAGTTTTTGTTACTTCTGTTATTTTATATTCTTTAAATCGGTTTGCACTATTAGTTGGGTCTGTTGAATGGTTTATTCTAAGAATGTATTGTGCGTCATCAGAGTTATTTATACTTTTACTTACATTAAGGAGTACTCCTTGCATTCCATTACCCGTACCAAAGTTTATTTGTCTAAACCCACCGTTTGCATTTTGAGCACCTAAAGTACTTGCACCATTACCTGCTACAGATTTGAACACATCACCACCTGGCTGAGTGTCCGTGGTAACTTGTGACCACGTTAAGGGAAGTAAACTTACTAACTCTGTGACTACAGGACCCGTACCTGTTCCTGACCCAACTCCTAATCCAAGTGGGTCATTACCTGCTACTACTCTTGAGAATGTTTTGAAAGGTACTAAACTTGACGATACTGTTCCTGTTGGTAGGTTTGGTTTTTGAAATACAATTTTTGAAGAAGACTTCGTATCAATTCTTACAGGAATTGTTTTAGTCCACTTAACTACCTTTTCGTTTGTTATACCACGACCTCTTCCACTACCTCGTCCACTACCTACTCCACTACCACTTCCAACTGTTGCTCTTGCTAAACCAACGATTGTGATTGTAGCAGGACCACTTGCTGTATTTTCTTTTGAGTTCTCTCTATCAGTATAAACCCATATAGTAATGAGTATAGAACCATCGGATGATTTTAGATTTGGAACTTCGTGATATATTGGATTACCCTTGGAGTCTTTTACCTCTATTCTAATTTGTGATTTAGGCGCAAGAGTATCTTTGTTAGAAACTTTTAATCTAATCGAATTTTTTCCAGGCCCTAAATAGGGTGGAATTTCAGTTATGTTAAAGTAATTTTCAGAGTTTGGACTTCGGTCTTCTATTTGTGCTCTGACCTTATCTAAGTTCTGTTTACCTCTTCTTTTGTATTCTAATGCCATTCATAGACTCCATATATAACTATAAATATGAAACTTTTGAGAACCCGCGCACTTTGCTGATATCTATTATTTGGTCAACCATATCTCGTGTCTTGTCAATATGAGATATTGTGATAATAAAATCAAATTGTGTTTTAAGGTAATCAAATAATAAATATAGAGAATTAAAGTTCTCAGTATCAAGTGAACCGAACCCTTCGTCAATGGCTATGAAGTTTGGTCTTGGTAGGTTTGATACATTTATTAATGCTGTTCTAATTGCTATTGATGATATGAATTTTTCCATACCACTTGTTAATTCGAGAGGCCAATATTCATCACTTCCGTATGCAATGTATGAGTTGATATTTCTACCATCCGTATTCAATAACACTTGGAAGTCTACTATTGGTGATAGTATATTGTTTATCTCTATTTCTAATTTTGGTAATACTTCGGATATTAATTGATATGGGATTCCATCTCGTCTAACACATTTAATGTAATATTCGTATCCGTCATATTTGATTTCCATTTCACGAAGTTTCTCGATTGACTCGTTAACTTGTTGTATGGAATTTTCTGCTAATGTAATCTCAGAGTTGACAGTCATCATTTCACCACCAACCTCATCTATCTTCTCTTTTATAGAATCTCGTGTGAGTTTAAAAGATTTTATCTTTTCGTTTACCTGCTTGTTATGCTTAACTGCTTGTTCTTGGTTCTTTGCTTTCTGAAGTTTAGACTTTAGTTCTTTTAACTGTATATCTAAATCTCTAACGTCTTGTATACACGACTCGTAAATCTTAGACGCAGTTAACCATTCCTTCTCTAAATCTATCTGTTGTTTAGTAAGGGTGTCAAAGTCTTTTAAATCGTTTTTAACGTTAAAACTATCTCTTTCATCAATAAGTTTAACTTTCTTCTCTAAAAGGTCTTTAAAACTCTTCTGTAGACCTTCTATGTCTTTTTGTAATTTATCTGCCTTTTTTACAATAGGAGTATTCTTGTTCTGCACACAATGTTCACAATCATCATCGAAAGTTAATTGACCGATTCCTTCTAAGGTATCTTTTTTATGAGTTATTTCTACATTGATGTTTTCCATCTTATTATCTAACTCGTTGAACTTTTTATCTAATCTATTAAACTTAGTATCTTTCTTTTTTAAGTCTTTAATATCTAAGGTTTTAAGTTTACCTTCTATATCGTTTTTAGATACTTCGATATTTTTAAGTTCTGAAAGATTGTGGTCACACTCTTTGTTTTGAGTATCCCGAACTAATTCTAAATCTTTTAGTTCTTTTGAGATATCATCTACATTACCAATATCCTCAACAGGTTTTAGTTTTCTCATTTCAAACTCTATCTTAGTATTAGTATTTTCTAATTTAAGATTTAGTTCATCTTTTTTAGATTGTAATTCATCCAACGAACCCGTGATACTTGATAGTGTATTTTCTGCTTCAATTAGTTTTGTAGGAAAGTCTTGTTTTTTATATTCTCTAAGTAAAGTATTTAGTTCTCTAATCTCTTCACTTGCGAGATGATATAAATCTTCGAATATATCCATATCCAAAAACTGTGCTAATAATTCTTTTCTTTCCTTTTGAGATTTTTCTATAAACCCACTGTTATTAGATTGTGTTGACATTGCTGTTAAAACAAAATCTTCATATGTTCCAATGTAGTTTCTAATTATTGCGTTTGTCTCTCTACGTTGTTCACCATTCAATGATTCTTTTTGTCCATCAATCATTCTATAGAAATCAACGTCAACTTTTACAGTTCCTCTTTTTGGACTTTTCTTTGCTTTTCTTTCTATGAAATATTCAACACCATTTAACTCGAATTCAAACTTACAATCAAAATTCATTTTAGAGTAATTCATTACATCTTCTGCTCTGATTGTTCTTGAACACTTGTCAAACATACAAAATGATAATGCGTCCCATAAAGTTGACTTACCACTTGCGTTTGGTGCAAAGATTCCATATGCACCTTTCATATTTGTAAAGTCAATTACATTGTTAGTTCCATATGAGAACATATTAGAAAACTCAAATCGTTTTGGAATCCACGTTGAGTTACTTACAATATTTGGTTTTCCAAGTTTATCATTTATATCTTTATTGATATTGGTAACTACACTTAGTTGTTCTTTTGTAAGGTGTTCTGTTTCTTCTAAATATTCTTCGATAAGTTTATTTTGAAAACCTGTATCTCTTACATTTTGTAATACTATTGATTGATGTTCTACATCTCTTTTACGAGTTAAAACTTTTTGTACAGTTAGTTCTTGTACTTGTGCTTGTTTTTTAATCTTTGCGATTAATCTATTAAGTTGTGAAGTCTTAGTATCTTTTACTCTTACCCTAACTCTTGGTTTATTAGGCATATAATTGTCAGATACTATTTTACCATTTTCAATATCAACAGTCACATATCCATAATCATTGTGTATTGGAACAAATTCACTTTTTAGATTTTTCATATCCCAAACTAAGATACCGTGAATAGGATATTTAGCTTCACCGTGATTTTGAACTATCAATGAGCCAGAATATTTGATATGTGATTTACCCATTACCTCGTTGTTTGGTTTATGGATATCACCTAACAATACTAAATCATAATTTTCAAAGTGTGATACTTTTACATTTTGATTCTGTATTACAAATCCGTGTTCAGTTTCAATGTTATCAACAGGACCGTGTAACATTGCAATTCGTCCATTGTTTTTCTTGTAGTCTGTAGCAGGTGGGAATCCTTCTGACTTATCCCATATTGATTTGTGTACAAACGTGTAACCACCGATTCCAACTGCACCTGTATCTTTTACATAGTGTAAGTTTGGGTGGTCTAATGCTTTTATGATAGGACTAAGAGCGTCCAATCTTGAAGTATTGTTTAGATTTGCGTCGTGATTGCCAGGAATTACGATAGTTGGTAGTAAGTCTGATAACTTACATAAAAATTCTTGAGTTAAATCAACAACCTCAGGTGACATATCAGTTTTTGCGTGTACGATATCACCTGCGATATAAATGATGTCATTTTCCCTCATTGTGGATAAGATGTATCCATAAAGGTTGGAAAATACCTCACGGTATTCTTTGTGTCGTTGAAGGTTTCTGATATGCACATCTGCGATGTGATATATCTTTCCGATATCGGACACACCGACATCGATATACTTTATTCTTCTCATACGTTAAATAGTTGATACTCCATTAACTTTCTTAAATCAAGTGGTGGTGTATCATAAATTTTTTGGTTTATACGTTCATATCCCATTTCAGATGGGTCCTCATCACCTAAGTCTACCAAATGAGTCTGAATCCCGTAGGACATAAACTTCTTGGACAGACCTATTGCGTTAGATATAGCATCCGAATCTAATACAATATACAACTTTTTTACCGAATTTCCAATTATTTTCTTCTCTAATTTTGATTGTATACTTTTTCCAAACAATGGAACTGCATTTCTTCGTATTGCTATTGCGTCAAATGCTCCTTCACATAAAACCAATGGTATATCCCAATTCACTAAAAGGTCAAACCCTACAATGTCTTTAGATACCTTTGGATTTTTGTGTTTGTATTTTGATTGATAGAATGACCTACCAACAAAAAAGTTTAGTTTTCCATCATCGTCATAAGATGGTATAATAATTTTATCTTCATATTCTCCTGTTTCACAATATCCTATATTATATTTCACAATATCCTCAGGTCTAAGTCCACGTTTTAACAAATAGTTAAGAGCGTGTTTGTACTTAAACGAGTTTGATTTTTTGTAAAGTGGTTTAAATTCTTTTGGAAGTTCAACTTGATTTACCTGTATCTGATTATCGGAATGAACGTAACGGTTTATTCTACTGAATATACTATTATACTCATCCCAAGTTTGTTTAGATACACGAAGTTTTTTAAAAAGGGTTTTTATTGTTCTACCCTTTTCGTCAGATATCCAACAATGCCATGGATTCTTTCCATCAGAAGTAATTCTAATATTTACTTCTAACTTAGGTTTATAGTGGTCTACAAACGGGGAATAAAAGGCATAATTATCACCCGATGTTTTCTTGGATTTACCAAGAACAGACTCCAATAATTCAAGTAATCTATCTTCCATTTAGTATAAACTTACACTAATATACAAAATTATTTTGAATAATCAAAGAAATTTTCCTTTTGTTTTTCCTCAATCCATTCTTGGGGTATTTCTTTTTTAGCCCATTTGAAACCATTCTTCTCACACCATTGAGCGTAAGTAGTTTTAGAACCTTTGTATATTTTACCGTTTGGGGACTGTAAAACAAATCGTAAATCCATCTCAGGATTCTGTTCTCTGATGAGTAAATGTTTCTTTCTGTCCTCGGGTAAAAACCAACCCTTTGATTCAATGTAGATACCGTTTGGTAATTTGAAATCGGGTTTGTAAGTGTGGTGTGTTGCTGGTACTGTATATGATACTTCGTGTTGTTCATATTCACCGTCAATTCCTTGTTGTTTGAGTTGTTCATCTATACGAGTTTCCAACCCACTTTTGTGTCCCTTCATTTTTTGGATGTGGGACCAATTTCCTTTTTTATTCATAACTATTCAAAATCTAATCTAACATCAACTGTTACATCAACATCCTGTCTTTTCTTCATTGGTGAACCCATCTTACCAATCGCAAGTAATTCACCTTCATTGTTATATAATCCTATGGATGTTATATATGGTCTAAACGCAGACCCCGTAACAAAGTCTCTTAGTACATGACCACTTTCGTCACCTGTTAGTCTTAATGTATTATTTTGTGAGACGTTAAACTCACCTCTTCCTATTTCACATAGGATTGATTGTTGTTCTATTTTTTTAGTAGAGTTGTATGTGAACTCAAAACCTTTTCCTGTGTAGTTAAAGTCACCATCACCCAAAAAACAATTTTGATATTTTGGTCTTGGGTCTGTTACTACTATTAATCCCTTTTCATAAAATGTATATCCAACGTTTCTTGTTTGATATGCTGAACCACTGATTACATGATTGTTACTCAGTGATGAAATATTATCTGCTGTAAGGTTTGTGTTATAGAATCTAACTTCATCTATTGAACCACTTGTACCTGTATCACCCATTCCGTTTCTACACATTATCATTACATCTTGTTCATTACCGATTGGTCTCCTAACATGAGTAGCGGCAAAATCATCAAGTTGAACTCCGTCAACGTAGAATTTCATAGTCCCACCATTTTGTCCACCTGTATGATTTACAATAATATTATGCCATTGATTGTCATTAACCTTTGATGAGGTTACTATGAGTTGACTTCTTTTATTTTCTCTTCCATCAAAAAATTGGAATTGTAATTTACCATTTAACTCTCCCGCTAATTGATTATATACACTTATTTTAAATGGATATGCAGGTGGGTCAATGATTTGTCTTGAACCGAAAACGTTTCCTCGTTGTATTGAACTTGGATTGTAATCAAGATATGGATTATATTCTTGACCTGCTTTTGCTAATATTATATTATTATTTCTTTCTAACATAGATTGACTTGGTGGTAGTTTAATCCATGTTGATATCGACCAATTTTCAAATGAATTAAAGAAGTCGGTATTACTACCTGCGGCAGGTATGTAAAGTGATGATGATGTTTGTAAGAATCCACCATAACCACTTGCTGTTGCTTCACCTGTTGTATCTATTCCATTTACTATGGTTACATTTTTACATTCAAGATTATTACCAAATGGTCCTTCGTCTTTTTGAATTTTATAGATTGTATTGTGTGGATACTTATTAAATCCTAAATAGAATTTTAAATATTTGTCATCTACAAATTTAGTGTGGTCTATTGCTGTATCATATAAAACACCACAGTTATTATCAAACTTTGATTCACTTAGGTGTAATGAAGCAGAACCTGCTGCTCTTGAAAAGTCTGAGATAGTTACTGATTCAGGTTTGATTCCTAAACCAAATTTATTTTGTGGTATCGAAACAATTGATGCTGTTGGATATAAATGTTTATCCCCATAATCCTTAAAACATACTGAGTTAAGTGTACTCCACATAATTTTCTGTGGAACTTTATTTAAGTCTCTTGAAATTGCACCTGAACCTGTTAGGATAGTAGTATCATATTCAATACCTTGGTGTTTTGATTTAGAAACTTCTAACTTAGTATTAAATGGGGATATTGCTCTAAAAGTAGATATCTCGAATGATGACGAATAGTTTACATCCGTTACCTCATATCTTTTATGAGCTTTGTAGGGACGTGTGGTTATTCCCTGATTGAATATCCTTTTGAATACTTTTGCCATACTTCATCACTAATTCTTAGAAATCTAATTTAACCTTGACCAATACTTCGTTTTGGAATGATTTCAAAATTGGTTTAGAAAGTTTAGCGATTGCGAGTAATTCATTATCATTGTTATATAACCCAACACTTGTAATATAAGTTTTTGGGTCACCAACGAAAGTTGATTGATTCAATCTACCCTCTGAACCTGAAATATAAGTCGGGTTGTTACTAAAGTTATATTCACCATTCTTAGCTCTAACAAAGTAGAAAGTTGATTTAACTTCTTCTTCGTTTCTTGCTTGGAATCCGTTTGATGTACTATCAACTGCTGAACCACTAATTGCTTCAAACAATCTATTATGGTTTTGATTATCTGCTACAGTTCTTACAGTTCCTAATGATGATGAATCATCAAGTGCCGCTGCACCTAATATGATTATACCATGTTGTGGATAAACTTCACCAAATATTTCTGTTGAGTTTTGAATACCACCTGTAAGAGAACCTGATACTACATTGTATTTAGTTTGTCTTGCGTTACCTGCTTGGTTAGTGTCACCACTATCATCAATTAGTCTTAATAGTTTTTTACCACCTGAACCTGAGATACACAATTCCCAATTGCCAGGGTCTAATCTATCTTTTAGTCTAGCTCTGTTGATTGCGATTGCGTAAATATCATCTTGGTTTCTATCTTGCCATTTGAAGAATTTTTGGTTAGACGGTAACAAGACTTGTTGCATTTGTGAGTATATTGCAGATGAAGGTGAATCTTCATTTGTTCCTGCCGAACCACTACCTGCGTAGTGTCCGTATGCTACTGAGAACTGAGGTTCGTTTGTAGATACTGATGGAAGTCCGTTATATACTTCATAGTAATATGATTTTTGAGTATTTGATAAGAACGATGATGTGTGGAATACAGTTAGTTCACCACTTCCACCTGACCATAGTCCTCTTGTTACTCTCTTAGTACCACCTTCTACTACATCTTCAGTAGTAAAGGCAGTATAAACTTTTCCACTACCATAATCATATGCTCCTGCTGGAACGATTGGAGTGTCATTTGCTGCGACATCATCATTTAGTATGACATCAATTGGTGATACGTTTACTCCACTACTTGGTCCTTGACCTGAGGTTGGACTCAAAATAGATGGTCTTGGTGCTACCTGTGGAGTAACTGATACGTTTGATGCTCCACCACCATTTTGAAGGTTTTGTGATATTACGTTTTGTCCACCATTTCTTGGACCATTAAGGAACGGCATACCATTAAATCCATTAATGCCAGGAAATCCACCTGGCGGTGAATTGAATCCACCGTCAAAGTATGAGTTAGGTCCACCGAATCCGAAGTTGTTTAAAAATGCCATAATTTATCTCCTTATTCGTTTACCTTAGGTGTTACCGTTACATCTAACTCTGCTCTACCACCTGTTTCATTACCAATAATGATAATTCTTGTATTGGTTGTTTGGTTTGTTGGTAGATTGTTTGTTGGAGTGAATATAAATGAATTCAATCCTGTTACTGCTAATGCTTGATTAGTAGCATATGAATTGATATTAATAATAGGTGAAGTTGTTCCTGGCACTCCTGCGTTACCACTGATTGAACCTACATCACTATTAAGTAATATTGCTGTATATCCTAAATTTTCATTACCACCATTCTTAGTAGTTACGTTTATAGTACTTGCTGTTCCTTCTTCTGCTGAAGAGATAGAAGTTACCGATAGTTCTATAAATGGTAATTTTACCGTTGATTTCGGTAATGATAATAATTTGTATTTCATTAAATATGAATCGTCAGTAATCGCCTCCAAGATTGGCATATTTTCAATAACGATTCCATAGTAGTCACTACCTAACGAGTGAGCAGGATTCCAAAGGTCGTAATCGACCTCATCATCCGCTAATGCGAATTGGGTAATTGAAAATTTGTCTCTACCTTCCGCGAGTAATTCTCTTCCCCTCTTGGTAAGGATAGCGTCTACTGTTACAGATGAATTGTCTAAAAATCCCATAGTTGTTTTCCTCTTTTACTTATATAAATATAGTTTTTTTTATTTTTAAATCATTTTTTTGTTTTTAACCACCTCTATTCGAAAATAATCCACCTGACCTACGATTTCTTTGTTGTTGAAAAATATCGTCTAACGGTCCATTTGTAGTAGCTGCTGCTCCAAATGTTGAGTTATTATTTACAGGTGGTGGTGGTCCATATCCAAACGACACATTAGTCGTTGGTGGTGGTGTAGAACTTATTCTTGGTGCACCACCATTTCTATAAGCTCTTGCCGCTTGTTTTCTCGCTACATTCTCAACTGCTCTTGATGTAGCGTTTACGTTTAACGTAACATTCTTTTGTGCAATTCCAACAGACGGAATAAAACTAAATGATACTTTTGTATCATCGCCTGGTATTTTCCCAATAGGTCTTTTTCTTCTTTTAGGTAATAATGGTAGTGCTGGTGGATTTCTAAATAAATCGTCTTCAATTGCTTTATCTATTGCTTTTGATGTTGATTTACTTATAGTTTCCACTGTATCAATGTGTTTTTTAACTGATACTAAATCCTCAGATTCCATAACATTTATTACCTTTGTTGCTCCCTTTGAATCAAGTTCAACTTCTTTTGTAGTACTTACTACGATATCAGTATCACTAACCTGAGTTACTTCTATTACAGGACTGTTGTCAGGAGTATCCGCTGAATTTGCTGTTAAAGATGTACTTGATATTTTACATCCTAAATAGAATAAGTTATTTAGATTACCTGTCAATCTATCATCTTGAACTCTTGCAAAATGGAATGACGCGGAACTTGCGAACTCAGGACCTTTTGATGCACTTATTTCGTTTGTGTAAAAATATCTTGGTTCCAATGCTGTTCTTGAAAGTCTTGCGTCTAATATAGTAGAACCTGTTGGTGAGTATTCCCAATATGGATTTGTATCTGTAAAGTAATCACCTGAAGAACTAAGTCTTTGGATGTCGGTGTATTTGTAAACAGACGGTTTAAATACATCTTTGGTTATACTACTTGTGTAAGTTAAGTAAGAACCTGATATTATACTTAACGTTGTTACTCCACTACTCTCATATTGATTTTGTGTGAATGAGATTCCTTGTGGTCTTAAATAATTGTTTCTCTCAAAAATATGTGGTTCAACTAAAATACCTTTATGCCAATCAGCTCTTGCTGGAACTAACTGTTTCATTGAATCAAAGATAGACATATCATATCTTGATAACATATCTAATTGAATCTGAAGTGCGGTTCTTCCTGTATATTTTTGGAAATAGTTTCTTGCTCTAAAATCTAATAAATCATATCCGTCATTATTTCTAACATCAGTATCACCAACCAAATCACCTGCGTCAAAGTAACCTTCAGACGCGTAGATATCAAAGTTGACTGTATCTGTTGTAGAGAAATAAGTTCCTAATAAATTAGAATCAAGAGGTGCTTCATCGTATTGACTTTTTTCATTACTAACATCAAATTGTAATGGACCTCTTAATGATGAAGATTCTATTCTTACTTTCTTATTTGTTAAGTTTAGTGCTCCAACAGATGGAATAGAAACAAACTGAGTATCTACTTCACCTGATAATCTTGATGCGTCTGCTTGTCCAAATCTATCAAAAGACGCAGATAATATAAGACCCGTTGCTGATGAGGTAAACTGCTGATTAGGATGTCTTGATGATATAGAACCACTAATGTTATTGTATGTACTATCAGGGAAAATTCTATATAGAAGATTCTCATATGATGTGTCGATATCTAAATCAGTTGTATTATCATCAGAATAATATGCGTCAGTATTTGCTGCGTGACCAAGTATGACTTCGTTTGATAACTGTTTTTTGTAGTATCTTATTTCTTGGATACTTGATGTAGTATTTCCCGCATTAGTAAATGGTATAGAAATAGACGCACTTCTACCTGTTGGTGATGTTGGGTTCCAAATACTATCTATGCTACTATCATCCCAAGACGCAGTTGGATTTGCTAATGTGAATCCCCAATCGTCAACCCATGCTGAGTTAAGTGTATATCCACCTGACCCCGATGATATTGCTACTATAACATTTCTTTCTTGTTTGTAAGGAACATATGGTGTTGATGCTAACGCTCCACCACCAACATAATTAACAACCCATCTTGCTTTTCCCGTTACTTGGTTATACTCCCATTTTAAATCATAGGTGTCGGAAATATTATGTCTCATGATTGTGTGATTACCCTGTGGTAGTTTTGCTATTATTTCAATAGTCTTTGGTCTATGACCATTAATTTTATCCCATGGGTTCTCTGAACGACATGCTCCGTCTAATTGTAGTTTGTAGATATATCTTTCGTGTTCGTATATCTCTTTAGTATCTTTTATTCTCGGTCCACCGTACTCTCTAATCTTTAAGAATGCACTTGGAACACCATAAGAAGATATCAATGTTTTAAATGAACGTGCAGTACCTTTACTTTTGTATATTCCTGGCACGTTATTTAATAATCTTCTCCAAGTTTCGTGAACAATCTCTTTTGTTGGTTTAGAATATAGAGAACCTGATTGTATTGGATTACCTGTTTGGTCAACTCCGAATTCATATTTCCATAATGAAGTATCGGAGTATCCATTAAATAGTTTCCAACCAAATGAGTTTGTAATAACCTCAATCAAATCCTGTGCCATACCATCTTTAGGATGTTCTTCTCTATCATTGATTTGAGTAATTTCTTTTATGTAGTTGTAGAATATATCAAAATGTTGACCTAACATTTTTACAAACTCAACATACTCTTCGTTCTTTTCATCAAACGCTAAATTAGCAGGAATCATTTCTGTTAACTTAGTATCATTTAATGCGTCATATGCTTTTGCTGTCTCAATTGTATTATTAAACCAACTTGTACCGTTTGATGATGTCAAGTCATATAACGTATGTGGGTTCTTTAATTCTTTTGGATATGGGTCTATTACAAACTGTGACGAACTAAAGTGTGTATATAAAGATGACTCATGATTATAGTACATCCAATATTCAAAGTCATCAAACCCACCAATCAACGCGTCTCTTCTACTTGTTGATGATGAAATGTTTGTTATTGCTTCAGAACCACTTACTCCTGTTAAAGTTTGGATTCTCGTGTTGTATCCTTCTACAAGTTGTAGTTTGTATTTAAAGTTTCTAACTCTTTCTTCTGCTGATGAAAAGTGAATAAAGTTTTTTAAGTCAGAATAATCTATATTTAGTGTTACGTTTCCAAGTGAACCACTGAAAAACTTATCTACGATTTGTTGTCTTGTTGGTAGACCTGCGTCTAATAAAGAATCCCAAGATTCGAACTCACCTGCTGCTCCTTTGTTGTCACCCAAATCAATGTTGAAGTTTGGATTTGAAAAGAAAGGAATCATATTAGGGTCTTCGAGTCCCTCGTATATGATTATATTATCTATATACGGTTTTACTAATTGTAGTGAGATATCAAGTGTATCATTAACATTTATAGTTGATGGTAATTCTTGACTTAGTTTAACAATTACTTCATTTACAGTATTTAGATTAAGGTCAAATGCATTATATCGTACATCTAATGCGTTTATGTTTAATGACGAGTAAGTTGGTTGAATAAATGCGTCTCTCGTCGCTTGGTCTACATCAGATGGTAATTCTTCTGGCGATAAATACGTTTCATTTTTTCTTAACCAACTTAAAGATGTGTCTGCGTTTCTGACAAGTTTAAATCTATCAAAAATACCTGTTAATCTATATTTTGTTATAGGGAAGAAAGTGTTACCACCTTGAACAGTGTCATCTAAGTCAACTTCTGCAAATGTAACAAAGTCTGTTGTATTGTCGTCACCAAATCCTGTTTCTAATGGTGTTTGTGTTACGGGGACAAATATTGTATTTCTATTAGAGTCATTAACACTCGTGTCACCAACAGGAAATGGTAGTGACGCGGAAAAGAGTCCACCACGTTGTCCCATAAACTGTGCATTAACAATTGGATATAAATTGTTTGCTCCAAAGTTTAATTGTGCTGGTAAAAATGTATCATCACCTGAGAATGTGTTCCCCACAAGACCATTTGGTGTACTGTATAGTTGGTATAGGTTTGATAGACCGTTTATGTTTGAGGATTGGATTTTTACTTCTTTTCTGTTTGGTGAAATCTCTGTTATTTTCAATCCTGATGCTGCTTGGTGTAAAAAGTTATACACCATTTTATATGTACCACTTTTGTAACCACCATCTCTTATGTCTTGACCTGGCCTTATGAAAAGAGTTTTATTACCAACGTCACCGACTGTGTTAAATGGTAAACCGGCTCTACCACCCAAGTACGCTCCTTGTGGTGTATAGTAATGAACTTCTAAGTTTGGTGTAGTAAATGATGGAATACCTGTGATGTCTTCGTCACTTAAAACAGGGTATGTTGCTCCCTCTGCTATTAGTGCAACATCTTCAGGTGAAAACACCTCTCCGAAGATAGGTTGTTTACCATTTACTTCATCTTCATTAAAAAATCTATCTAAAGGCATTCTTTAAGTCCATATATTTTCCCGTATAAGTTTTTTCTCTCATACGTTTGTTAACTTTAGATGCTGTCATATAATCGTATCCTGTTACTTCATATAGACCATCTATAATTTCTTTACATCTCATGTCTTTTGGCATATTTCTTTTTTCTAAAGTTCTACCATTGACCGTTTTGATACTGTAATTGTAATTCTTTATTCTTGTGAACTTACTTAACTTAGAAGGTCGTTGACACTTTTTTCTAAGACCAAGATGTTCTGTCCAAAGAGTTTCACAACTCCACTTTATATCTATAAACATTTTAGATTCAAATCCCATTATCATTGCTGTATCTAAAATATGTTTTAGTTTTGTATAATCTTTTACTTCGTTTCTTAACACAATATCCACATCCATTGTTGGGATATTTGCTCCATAAATATTCTCTGCGAATGAACCAACTAAATATACTCTATAGTCTGATAAGTCAACCTCTCGGTTGAATCTATTCCACCAACCCCTAAACGTGTCAAACCTTGGTTGTTCCCAAGGTGTGAAAGTTTTTATATTTCCGATTGTAAATTCAAACATATCATATACTCATTTATAGATAATTCATAGTAAAGTTTCGGTCAGGGCCCGAGTCTGTGTTAAATCCATATGAATCGTATCCACCTACTCCAATTGGACTTCCGTCTTGGGTGTTACCACCTGTACCACCACCACCTTGACTACCACCACCTGTAGAAACTACTCCACCTGTGGTTCCTGCTGAACCTGCTGCTGCTTGTCCTGTTGATGGGTTGGATGGTGTACTTGCAACACCACTTGATTGGAATCCACTTGACGCTAAACTCCCACCACCTGTTGCTCCTGCGAGTGATGTTCTAACGTTTGCGTTTGTTCTGACACTAACACCTACAAACTGTAATTCAGATATAACTGAATCAGTACCTTCTAATACTCTTCCTAATCTAAACCTTTCGGGAGTTGTTGCTCCACCATCTTGTGATGTAATATACACTTTAGAGTATGACGGAAGTGGTGTTCCTACAGGTACCTGTGCTGGTTGTGGAATCTCATAGGAGACAATCTGTCCCCTTACGTTTCTTTTTAAGTCTCTATCTACACTCATTATCTAATTACCTTAAAGTAAAAGTTGTCATCGTAGTATCTTACATTACCACCTTGGTCAACTCTAAAACAAAATTTGTAAAATCTTTCAGGTTGTAATCCGTTGAACCAAAAGTTAAAGTAATTACCACTACTATCACAACTCAACTTTGTGTAGTTAGTATCAAATGGAACAATGACTTGTTCTGTTTCTGCGTCAACTACTGAGTAATATGATGTGGTTGGTAAATACTTTACAGTCTTCAATGGACTTGTAGAGAAACTTCTGTTAGGATATCTCTCTCTACCAAATACTCTTATTTTTCCTTTGGATGATTCTTTATATTCTGTTTGTAAATTTTTAACATAAAGAATTAAATCGTCACCACTTAGTGCGTCTAACGACCCTGTATCGAATGATGAGTCGTCCCACCTTGCTTCTAAGACAGGTGGATATATTGTATGTGTATCAGTTGAGAAGAACTTAATCTTACCAAAGTTGATTGTTGAATTCTCATCTGTTTTGGATTTCTTAATTATGAATCCGTTGTTTGTTCTTGTTCCATCAATCCATTCTGATACATAATCAGTTACTTCAACATTGATGTTATCAGTATTTCTGTTAAAAGATTGATAGTAATGCTTCCCACTTCCAAATGAAGAAGTAAACCATGTACCACCACCTGATGTTTTACTAAAATGTGCGTCATATTTGTTATCATTAAATCTTGCACTTGTTGTATCGTGGTCAAACGATTTTATTAAAATATTATCTAACGATGCACTTGCTTGTAAGTCACTACCACTTGCATAGTAAGACCATCTAAATAAATGTTGTCCTGATTCTCTTGCTTGGAATATAATTCTTTGAGTCATACTTGATGTTATGTATCTTGTATAACCTGTAAAGTCGTTTATGTCTACCAATCTACCCGTTGGTGTTTGTACTGTAAACTCAATACCTAATGGACTACCATCACCTCGTGTATCAGGGAAGTTTCCTGGCACTATATCAAAACTAGCTGTATAGTTTGCGTTTTCTTGTAGAGTAAACTTTCTGTTTAGTGTTGCTCCACCAAACTTTGACGATGTCATAGTCAATGTATTGTTCAATACTTCTGCTGAACCTGTAATACCATCTAAGTTTTGAATCCCCTCATTTATTATATAAGTTGAAGGTAAGTCAGTTAAGTTTGATGCGAATTGGTCAAACACTAAAGTGTTAGGGTCGGTTGTTGTGTAAAGGAAAAAGTTATCTATGTTTCCTTCTGACCCGTCTGACCCGTCTTCGTCAAAATATGTAAACTGTAATTTGTGAACTCCTGGCATACTTGCTGTAAATGCCATTTTATATGTTGCTGTTGATACTAATGATTCTTGGAACCCAACGATGTCTGAGTTTAATCGAGACCCACTTGGATTGATTACATTGAAATCAACTCCTGTTAAAGATTCTCTGTTAAAATCAAATTGAATATTGTATACTGACCCCGAGTCTAATGATGATGATAGATTTGCTGTACCACCACTAAAATCTGATGCTGACATAATTAATCTACCACCCGATACAAATAGTAATGGGTCATCTCCGTTTGTACCTTTTATCTTATCAACTAATTCAAAGTTACCAACACTTCCTGCGAAGTTGTAATATGCGTTTAACGAACTTAGTGTGTCTGCGTTTAATGCTTTTCCTTCTGTAGAGTTGTCTACGTCCCATTTAGAACCACTGATTCTAAATACCCAATTTGATGCGTGTTCACTCTTTGGTGAATCACTAAACTGACCAAGTCCTTCATTCCATGATTCTTTTAGTGGGTATACAAATAAATCAAAGTCGTCTTGTAATTCTGAACTTTCTATATTTTCTAATCTTAGTCTATATTGAGGTGACGTAATTGTTCCGTCTGCTACAGAGGATGATATTGGTGTCAAATCGAAACCAAGAAGTATTCTACTGTTTCCAACAAACGTTATGTTGTCGTCACCATAGAACTTACCTACTTCAAGAATTTGGTCTTTACCTGTATTCTGAAGTTTCAGGTTGTCCTTCTCGTAGATAGTGTTGTCTTTATTTGGGTATATTCTATATATCATTTTTCACCTCTTAAAATAATGGTACCACTCTACCTCTAATGTCTGTATCAGGATATTTAACCTCAAATATAGACGGGTCTTTAGGTGGATAGATTACACCATTTCTTGTTGCGTATTTCATGTCGTATCTTCTCGGTGAGTAGGTTCCACCATACTTGTTGGTGATTTGTAATCCACCAAGTCCATCTTTGTCAGGTCTTACAACACTCTGTACACCATCTACATCATCTAACATGACATATACATCCGACAATAATATCGGTTGATTTATTTGTTGGTTGTCTACTTTAAAATAATCTCTTAATTTACTTATACATTTTAAAAGTATTTCATTTGAGTTGTAATTTGGTTTTACTACTATCTCGAAATCGATTCCTATATTTACAATGTATGCGTTTTTAATATTAATCGCATCTGTAAGTATTCTATAGAACGATAAATAATTCGCAAGATTTTGTTTTGTTGCGACATTTAGTTCTGTAATGTTTTTGTTTGAGTCATATCCTAATACATAAAAGTTTATACCAAGTGGATTGGATATTGGATTAGGACCATCATCTAATGATGTCTCTATTTGAAAGTCAGGAGCGACAAATGCTTTTGCTACCGAACCAAATTGTGGTGGCATCGCATAAGTTCTAACTACATAGTCTTCTCTTGTTACTGACCTGTTCTGTGCTCCGAAATATGCTTTTGCATTTTCTCTTACTTCATCAACAGTTTCTTCGAACTTACCACCAACTGCGGCTGCTTCGTTTGACATTGCTATAGAGTTTCTTGCTTGATTGTACAATGATGTATCAAGTCCTAACGTTGATGTTTCGATTTGAATGTTTCCAATTTGTGTTAAATCATTACTTGGAACATTATCTGATACACCTTGACTTACTCTATATGTAACTGTTAGTGTTTGGTTAGCAGGAGCTACTCCATATGTTTTAGAATACAGAAAGTTTGATGGGTCTAAACCTTGATTTAAGTTACCACTTGCATTATATAATGCGGACCCAACATTGTCAGGGTTAGGAAGTAGTTCTTCGTCTGCGTTTGCAGATATACCTGCTCCAAACTGAATATGTATTTCACCATCGTCTGATACTCTTGTGATGTATCTCTTCGGTACTTTTTTTAATTTTAGTAACGAAGGTGTATCAGAACTATATGCTGAATACTCTAATGAGTACTCTTCAGTATTTGGAGTTTCTTCAAATACGGTGTCTTGACCAAGGTAATCTACCTTTGTCCAATCCTCACCGTCATCATCAGATATTTTGATTACATCTATAAGACCGTCTTCGTCTTGTAATCTAATTTTATCATATATCTTTGGGGTACCAAATGTAAAAGTCTGTGTCTTTTCTTTACCACTTGTTGCTTTTACATACTTCTTTAAAAGATATTTAATTGGTTCGTTGTTGTTGTCATCAATTTGATAAACAGAAACTTCAGTCGGGTCGAATGAAGATGAATAGTTAAATCTTACTTTTTGATTTGTACTAAACTCAACCTCACCGTTAGATTCCGCGGTTACTGTCGCTCCTTCTTTAATTGTAAGAGCGTATCTCCAATCGGGTCTAACACTGTCACCACTTCCTATTGAAGGTACTATTTGATATACACTTAAGGTTGTTGTAGCAGGTACATTTAGTTTTGGTTTGTAACCATATGCTTGTGAGATTGTAAATATATTTTTCTTTTCCTGAGCTTCTTCTAATAAAGATTCTCTTAACTGAACATCAGTATAGTAAGAAAGTACGTCACCAACATATGACGCAAGTTCCAATATCATCATACCTGGCGATGACTCGTTAAAATCGTTATATGTTTGTGGGAAGTAAGTTTTTGTGAAGTCAACAAGATTATTTCTTATTTCTCCAAAATCCCTTCCTAAAAGTTTTACTTCCTTTTTTATTTTGTCTGCCATATTCTAACCCTATGCGATTGAAAGACTACCCTGTTCATCTACGTTTACTATAATTATCTGATTTGCTCCACTTTCTCCTACAGAAAACGAAAAAGAAATATTAATTCTATTTTCATTTGGTAAATCATCTACTATAATTTCTTTTATATTAATGTAAGGTAACCAAAATTCTATATCCTTCTGCAATCCCGCTTTTAGATTGTCAAGTAGGTTTTTTGTTATATTTTCAAACAAGAAAGATGGGACATCAGTTCCAAATAATGGTTGAAACGGTCTCTCACCTTTTCTTGTTAATAATAAGTTTTTTAAGTTAGATAGTGCCTGTTCTTCTGTCGTAAACGTGCTTGCGAATATAGGAGTCCCACCCAATGGTAATGGAATACCCACACCTATGTTTTTCTGTAGGTCTAATGGGTGATACTTTTTCTCTTCACGTTTTCTTGACATTATACTCTACCCTTCTTCGTATCTATTGCTTTCATTAACTGAGAATAGTCTCTTGTTAATGCGTTACCAACACCTGAGTTCATCACTGCGTTTACATCAACTGCTCTACCATCAGAATCTTGTGTTGGTATCATTGATTGTTGTGTTGGTTGATTACTAAGACCCATCATCGACGCCATAGTTTGTCTATCCATACCTTGAGCATGTTGTGATGTCAAGGTTTGACCACCCATGGTATCCCAAGTGTCTACTGTTTCGTTTAACAAATCAGAAAACTTGTTACCCTTGAACTTGACCTTTGGTTTTTTACTTTGAGTTTTAGTTTGAGGCGTACTCATCTCTTTAATAACAGATTCTCTGATAGTTGTTTTTTGTTTTTCAACTTCCTTACGAACCTCTTCTTTTATTAAGAGTTTTAACGCTTTTACAAATTTATTAGTGTCCATAATTGTATTTGTTTTTATATAAATATGATTTAATTAAATTATTATTACGACCAAGGTGAAACTGTTGTACCAATTGTGTATGTTCCTGTTCTCATATACACGTCAACAGCATTTGAAAACTTAGTCGCAAATATTTGTCTTGATTGATATATGGGGGACACGGGGGTACCCCAAATAGTTAATAATGTTATCTTTAACGCTCCTAATCCTGCTGGTGGAGTTGCTGCTGTTGCTCCCGCCGCTATCATTCCCGCGGGAAATTGAGCAGTATACGCTGCTAACCAATCTGCAAACATTAACATAAGTTTACCGTTTGGTGCACTTGGTATTGCACTCGTAGCAAGATTTGCTTTAAATGATTGGTCCATTGGTGGTTTACCATTGACTGCATATATTATTGGATTAGAATAGGAAATAATTGCCTCACCTATTGTTTCTGCTGCGGATTCATATGTGGTTCCATCATCTACCGCATTAAAATAATTTAAGATATCGTTTTTTAAATTTGCTTTTATTAAAGGCATTGTAACTTCCTATTGACTAATCTTAGCTTTAAGTGCTGCCACTTTAGATACTGCAGGTGCTAATGGACCTGTAGGACCAACGGGTGTTGGATACTTTCCGTCTGCTATTATTTTTAGTATCTCTAATAAGTCATCTAAATACTCATTTAGTAATAACTTATATCCACTTGTACTAATAGCAAGATTATCTTTAGACGATAGTATAATTGATTCGTCTCTTGCGTTCAAATGAATTCTACCCGAGTTCATGAAGATACCTTTATCACTATATCCACTTGTCGCAGATATTGGTGGTAAAGAATTTGGTGTTGATAATTTTACAGTCTGTCCCGATGTTAAATAAATTGACGAATCATCTTTATCAACATCTTCAATAACAAATTTATTCCAACCACCTTCTTCTTGATGGTTTCTAATTATTGTTATTGGTTTAGTTGGGTCACCACTCCAACTTGGGTCTTTTGATGTACCTGCTCCTGACGGTGTGTGACCAAGTCTTATTGATTGACCATATCTACCTTCTATCAAAACGTCACCACTAAATGGTTGAAGTCCTGATAAGTCTTTTACTTCATCAAAACCTGCTTCAAATTCAAAATCTTTTTCGTTATTGGATTCAGGATTACCTGCTGCTGCTTCATCGTAACCACTTGACCCACCTTTACCTTTTGATGCGGTTATTGACTTTGGTAGTACATTGTGGTTTATATTGTGTTGTAGTGAATTACTTGTAACATAAAAATATCGTCTTCCACCACCACTCGTTTTGCTATCAGAACTTTTTCCTTTTACTAAGTAAACAAGTTCACCTACTACGGGAACTCTTTTGATATTTACGTCAAGTGGATATACGATTTCTGTAGTTAGTGAAGACCCTGTAGAGGTTTTTATCGCTACTTCTATTCCATGTAGGTTATCACCATCACTATCTACTAACTCTATCTTTGTTACAAGTCCATAAAGATTACTCATCTTCGTCTCCTTTGACAGGTAGGTCCTTTTCTACCTCGTCTATGGCATCCATTAGTTGTCTTTTCTCTTCGTCACTTAATAATAGACCACCACCTTCGTTGTTGTTATCTTTCATTAATCTCTGTACGATTGCTGCTAACTTAATTAATGCGTCATCGTTCTTTACAGATATCTCAAGATATTCTTTTATTAAAGGAACAACTACTGAAGCATCATTTAGGTTCTTGACCATTGGTTCAAGTTGTGCAATCAGTAGTTTTATTTGTCGGTCTTTCTTTTTTTGATTTGAATAAATGTCTGACATCAAATCTTGAAATGACCTTCCTTTAAAAATTTCGTCTTCTATGTTCATTAGATAAACTCCTCTATTCTATGATTGAGTCTGAGGTTTCCTACGTTCAGATAATCAATGTATAGTTCCTTGTATACTAATTTTAGTTTTCCAATTACTTTTGTTATATATTGAGTTTGGACTCCTGTCCTCTCTCTAATAAGTATGTAAAGTGCCTTTTTGTTGTAAGAATACAGGTCTCTTCGTGTTCTAAATAATTCGTTTATTGAATCAGCAATCTTTTGGTCTCTTGGTTTATCAAACATCTTATATAGATTTGCGTCAATATATCTAACATAGAAGTCAAAGAAATCAGACATACTGTCTTTTAGGTTTTGTTCATATACTTCGTTTGTTATATTTCTTGAAGTGTCAATGTACTTTACCTCAGTCTTTTGTTTCATTCTTTGGTAGTTCTGATTATTCTCATTAAACAAGTAGTTTCTAGCTACAACTGTAAAGTATGAGAATGCTCTACCATTTGTTCCATTGAACTTATCTATCTTCTGATTTAGAAACGCGACTACATTTGCTTTCACGTCATCATATGGTACGTCAAAGTAGTAAGTCTTGTATGTGTGAATTACATTTTCAGATAGTTTATCAAATGGATAATGAATAAACCTGTTATAGATTTTATTCTTTAACTTGTCATCATCAGAATTATTATACGCGTTTATTGCGATTTCTGTTATCTTTGTAAAATATCTTTTACTCCTCTTCCTTCGTTTCCTCGGCATAATACGTTTCTAATTTTTCAATGACTTCGTATAATTGTTTAAATACTGTTCCTGTCTCATCGTCTGCTTCAAACGCACCTTTCGTATCTAACTCTTTCATTTTTTGCATAGAATCATCAATTCTACCTGCTATGTTTGCTATCATCTCTTCCTGTTCTTCAATCACATCCTCAGTCGCTTCATTCTTTCTAAGAAGGTTCCAAGTTGTAAATCCTAATACAACGGTTGATAATGATAGTACACTGATTACTATTATTTCTGTCATAATGTTTATTAATCTTCTACTATATCTTTAAACGCGTCAAATACATTTACTTTATTTTCTGTACTTGTGAATGCGTTACTTAACTTAGATTGGGTTGACGGTCTTCCATTTGGATTACGAGTTCCTTTTGATTTGTCAGAACTTTTTTTCCATCTTTGGAATTCAAACTTAGATGCCATCATATCTGCTTGATGTAAGATATGTGGTAACATTGTTTTCAAAACTTTGTCTTTATTAAACTGTCTCAAGTATTCTCTACTTGATTCATCATAAACCCCATCTGTTAATCTAATACCTAAGAATTCCTCTTCAGTTAATTTAATTCCAAAGTGTATAAGGTGAAAGAAAGTTCTATCGTGTGTATCCATATAATGGTTACTTGGATTTAACTTATACATTTTACCTTGATTCTTTCTATGCCATTCTGAATCATTTTTTAGATAGTGGTCTGCGTCAACAGAACCCAACTTACCTAAGTCGTGATGTATAGCTGAAAAGATTACGGATTCTTTAGATATCTCACCTTCCTCTATCATACCTAATTCCAAATACATATCATATAACTTAAGTGCGTTTCTTGTCACTCTAAGTACATGGTCGATGTATCCGCCAGGAAATGAATTGTGGAAGTGTTCAAATGATGACGCAGGTGTGTAGATAATTCTATCTTCAAAGTGGTCATACATTTTGTTTAGTTTTTCTAATCTCTCACCTGTAAAGGATTTGTTGATTAGTTTTCGGAACTTTTCATAATTACTTTTAAGTTCCTCTGCTGTAAAGAAATTTGTCATTTTATATTATTTTATCTATTATTCCTAATTCAAGTGCTTTGTCAGAAGACATGAAGTAATCTGTTGAAGAAATATTTTCCCAATACTCTTGGTCCTTCTTACTGTGTTCTGCCATCAACACGTTACACTCTTTTTCTAACTCCTCACTAAATTTAGCGTTAGATTTAACATCACTCAACTTACCTACTACTATTGTAGACAATTGGTGTACCATAATCTTAGAGTGTTTAGAAACCATTCGGGTTCCTGTAGCACAAGTCAACAAGAGTGCTGCTGCTGACATTGCTCCACCTCTTACTATTACATTAAACTTGACACCATACTTTTCTTGAGATTTCATAAAATCGATTAACCCAAGTGTTTCTATAACATCACCACCTGGCGAATTCAATAAGATATTAAATGTCTTAATGTCTTCTCCTGCTAAATTGTTTAGTAATCTCGTTTTAGCTATAATATCAAATGTAAGTCCTGATTGTATTTCACCTTCAATGATAATCACGTTATCTTTAGTGTCAATACCATAATCAAACTGTCTGAAGTATTTTCTATCCAAATCGTTCTCCGTTGATTCTGACTTCTGTACTCTCTCTGCTTTGTCTAACTCGTTATCTAAGTTTTCTTCGTTAAACTCTTCGCCGTATAGTGTTTCACTCATAGTTTAATTTAATTTGTTACTAATATACAAATAATTTTTGTAATTACCAAATGTTTTGTTGAGTTTATATTTTTCTTCCGTAAACGTGTTTGGGTATTGGTTTAGGTTTAGGTTCTTTAGCTACCTGTTCTTCACCATAAAGAATTCTTTTATTTTCTTCAGGTGGTGTAAATCCTCTCGCCTCATCAGGTAATTTAAACCCTCTTACCCTGTCTTCTTCTTTGTCTTGTGGGACTTCCAAAACTTCTTCCACTTCTTTCTCTTGTTCTTCCTCTCCACTTGTTCCCAATGGTTCTTCGTGTTGAGATACCTCGTCCCCATCGTTCTCAGACAAAACAGGAGTGCTATTATTGATATCCCTATCATCGATGCTATCAGTATCGTTGCTATCAACATCATTATCTCCGTGGTTTCCATTCTTATTCCTTCCAATTAATTTATTTAATGCAATGACCATCGCAATTGCTAATGGGTCAAATACAAATACTATCAACAGTGTAAACCAATTTACAATTATATTCATAGGTTTACCTGTTAGTTCTGCCATATATCTCAATGGTCCTATTTCTGCTGCAACTTCATTGTTAGATTCCAAGTCTAATACTTGTAAATCAAGTTTTGTTATTGAGTCTGTTAATTGTTCTATCTTGATGTTTATCTCTGACCTTGATTGAACGGCAGTCTCTAACTCTCTTGTTAATAATTTTCTTGTTGAGGATGATTGAGTTGTAATTATTCTACCTAAAGTATCTGTATACTGTATCTTGTTATTAGAGATACCATTTCTCAAATCAACAATAGATGCTGTTAGGTTACTTTTTTCAGTATTGAAATAATCAAGTTGTTCTTGAAATCTATCTTTCTTCAACTCAATAACATTCACTTTCTTTTCCATAACTCCTAATTGGTCTGCAGTTGTTTGGTATGCTGATGTTAAGAATCCGTAGATACCTAATGATGTAATCACCATTAGTACAACAACAGCAAGTGATAGATACCATTTCATCCAACCTGCGTTTTTCCAATTGTTATGTAGGTATGAAGCAGTCACAAGTTTTGCGACTTCTAATGCTGCTGCCATAATGATGACTTCAAACTTTGCACCTGCGAATAAAGAACTTAATCCAAATACTGAATAATATGCTGCTGCACCTGCTACCGAGAAGGTACTTAAAATCATCAATAAGATAAAACCATTTGACCTGTTAAAAATATTTTTCATTTTTTTTCCTAAAAATTGGTTTTATTAACTTTTAAAATTGTACTTATACTAAAACACCAAGTGCTTAAGTATACTTAAAAGCTTAGTTAACTTAGTGTTATTCTGTAGTATAAATATCAATAAGAAAATTAATTAAATAAATAAAACCAAGCTATCCCCCAACTATGCCCTTTCCGTGTCTACCATAAATGGAAAGATATTTCTGAACAGTTAGTTCTTTTTTCTTAGCTTCAACAACAATATCAAGGTCGTGACCATATGTGTTGATTTCAGAATATATAAAATCAGAGTGAGCTTGTGGTTTTGCAGTCTCATCTTCAAGAGTTCTTGACTCAGAGTAATGTACAATAGGTTTGATATCACCCCAAGTAGACATAGCAAGTTCTAATGCTTCTTGTTCGGTCAGACCACCTGTATTGAATGTATGGTGATGATAATCGAACACAATAGGAATACCAATTCTTTCGTGTATATACATTAAGTCTTTTACTGAATACATACTTGCTTTGTCATCGTTTTCTACAGTCAATCGAGTTTGTACAGACTCGGGTAACTTCTCAAAGTTCTTACAGAATCTATCCATCGCAGATTGTTTGTCACCATAGACACCATTACAGTGAATATTGATTTTGTTGTAAGGAGTTCTACTAAGACCCATCAAGTCAAATATCTCACCGTGTATAGAAAGGTCCGTAATCGTGTTCTGAACGACTTTCTCGTTTGGTGATACAAGAACATTGAAAGGGCCAGGATGTGACGTTATACGTTGTCCATACTTATCAGCAAGATTACCTGCACCATTCAGTAGAATAGAAATTTTACGATAGTCAGGCATTGAACTGAGTGGGAACTCCGATGACCAAGGGATGAGGTTGGAAGTCATACGAAACAATTTGAATCCGTTTTTGTGATTCCACTTGATAACCTCAATCAAGTCTCGTGTATTCTGTAGAGCAAGTTCTGAAGAATACTTTACACCTTCACTAAGGAAGGTTCGTTTAATCATACCACGGTTTGTGGTAACCTTGGGTTTCTGAGAACCCAATGTCATGTTAATACATGCGTAACCTAAGTTTGTCATTTTTTACTATTTAATCTATTACTAATATACAAAATATTTTTCTAAAATCCAAACGATAATTGTTTTTTATTATCGTACTTCCATCCTAAGTTATATAGAACTATCATTCTTAACTTATCATAGAGGTCTGAATTTTTATCTAACCATGTAAGACCTTTTCTAATACTAACTTGAGGGTTTGATTTATTAAATGCATTGAACTGATGATATCCATCTGCCCAACCATGTATCAAACCATTTTTGTTATCAGTTATATAGAAACAATCTAAAGGGTGTTTAATCTGATTCATATTATTTAAAAATTACCAGGCGCAACCTGAAAACAAGAGATACCATTAGCTCTCCACATATCTACTACCTTTTGTCTATCGTCAAATACACAAAGGATATCTTTCTTATCTAAATCATTTAACCAATTTTGTTTTAGAACATCATCGGGTGTGAATTTATCTTTTTTATTATTAGGTCTCATTTGAAGTTTATCAAATGGTACTTTCCAATATTTTAACCAATTAATAGTAACATCTTTACTATTGTCTAATCTACCACTAAATATAAAGATTTTGAAACCTTGTTTTTTGAATGTTTGTGCCGTAGTGATTACAGACATATTCGGAGCATCCATTGCTACATTCTTTGGGTCGAAAAAGAAATCCCAATCCATCTTACCACCACCCATGTTGATAGCGGCTGCTCTTCTTTGGTCTATATCAGCCAAAGTTCCATCTAAATCAAAAATTACTATTTTACTCATTACTTTGTTTTTAAGTCGTCTATTTGTTTTTGTAGTGATTTAATTTTTCTATCTCTACTCATTAGATACTTCACTAAGGTATCTTTGTGAATTGCTTGGTAGAGTGATTTTGAATATCCCATATCTTAATTATTATTACATAATAAAGATAATAAAAAAAGGGGACTTTTCCAAGTCCCCAATGTTAAATTTATGTTAAATTTTCCTATACCTCTTTCCACTCTACATCCGAAACTTCTTGGAGAAAATAGAAAAAACCGTCATTTCCCTTCAGTACAGTGTCACAGTTTAAGTGTTCTTTCCAAACGTTAACTATTGGTCTTCGGTCAATCGCAATCTTCCGTATGATTAAATATAACTTGTTGTTGTAATTAAGTTTTTCGTACCTAAACCACGAGTTAGAAAACATTTAACTTTATTTAACTTTTACTGTAATACTTTTAGCCTTTCTATCCTCGTACTTAGGAATAGAGATTGTTAAGATACCATCTTTACAAACAGCAGAAGTTTGATTCAAATCATAAGAATCATGAACCCTGTACTTTCTTTCGAACTTACGATGGTCTTTTTCTGCTTTAATGTGTAGATTTCTATCTTCTACATTTACCTGAACGTCTTTGTTACCCAATCCAGGCACTTCGAAGTCCATTAACAACACATCGTCTTCAACTCGTGCTGTAGTATCTGAACCATAACCACTCATATCCCAATCTAAGTATGAGTCGAAAATCTTATCAAAATTTCTTAATGTCATTTTTTTCCTTTTTAAATTATTAAACATATACTACTATTAGTACCAAATCTGTACCAATTGGAAATGTATGACATTTTGTTAGTTTTAAATTAATTTGATGTGACAATGTGTCAGTTTACTGACATTGGGTCCCCAACTGCTATTATCTTGTAAATTACTGCGTCTGCTCTTTCAACCTGTTTCTCTAAAAGAAATCCATCCATTACAAATAATGCGACTGTCTTCTTGAGTAGTGTTGGGTTATCACAAATAACGGTAAGATTCTCTGAGTCTATTAAAACCTGTATCGGTCTGTGTTCAGGAGTTTGTTCAGGAATGTCAACATCTTCAAAGACATCCTCTTCAAACTCACCATAGAGATAGTCATGTAGATAATATACTTTAGTCATATCATCTAAACTCATGAAGTAATTATATTCCGCTTCATCCCAATGTTCCATGATATCTCCTTTACTATACATATCTTAAATCTTATCTTTCCAAACCTTGTTCAAGAATAATAAACCTTGTTTAGATATAAATCGTTTATCGTGAAGAACAACCTCTGAGAATATCTCAATCAATGTTTTTAAATACTCAGAACCAAAATTATCCTTGACCATTGTTAGTCTTGGAATCATTTTTTCTTTGTATTCTTTTGTAACCATTTTATCGGGTTCTGAAATCAACTCTTTGATTTTACTTTTACACAAAGTATAATACGGGTCTTTTTTTTCCACAAGAATATCACGGACACTCTTTAGATACAATTCTAAGTCCGTATTATTTTCTAATGCGTCTTCATCAAATATGTTGAAAATTCCCTTGGGTGGCACAAATTACATATTAAGTTTGTACTTCTTTTTTGCTAAATCAATCGCCTCTACCAACGTATGTGCTATCCTGTTACATTCTGCCATTGTTAGTTCGATGTCATGATTACCAACTTGTAAGTATCCTATTTTAGATGGACCTGTTGGATACTCAGTTTGTTTTTGTTCGTGCATTTGAAAGTCGATAGAAGACCAATAGTTACCCATCCTCTTATCATTCTTTTTCGCTACGTCTTTTGGAATTCCGAAAGATTGGTTAACGTAACCACCTCTTTGCTTTTTGTTATATTTTTTCATAAACTGATTTATATAGTTTTGGTTATATTACATAAATAGTTTTTTGAAATTAATAAAACTACTTTTTCTTCCTATTTCTTCGAGAAACTCTATCGAATCTTTTCTCATCAACAGCCATATCGTGTTTCATTGGATGTGTTCTGTTAAAGTTTTGTTCTATTTGACAAGACCTACTTGCCCAATACCATGCGTCATACACCTTAGTTTGTGGTGGAATGAATAACTCCTCACCTACTACTGTACCGATTCCACTTGATATATAAAATAACCCATCTGTGTTTCTTTGAATCTTTGCTTTAGGATATCTCTTCCTAACTTTTCTTTGGAATGTTTTAAACTTCCTTTTCTGTTTCTCGTCCATCTTTTTTATTTAGTGATTTTGTCAATCCTCTGTGGATGTGACAACTCGTCAATTCTTTATTTACAGAACATTCGTCAACTGTATTACCGTTCTCAAGTCTTACCTTATATACAAGACCTCTTTTTAATCTTGTTCGGTGTAAAACGGAACCTACTCTGTAAGTCCCGTTTAACTTTACAATTACATTGTCCCCTTTTTGAAAAATCATTATTTAATTACCTTTATGATTTTGGTCTCTATTACTGACCCTACTTCAAATTCAATTCCTGAATTCTCAAAGTCTTTTACAACTTTTGTTTCAGCGTCAGTTACAGACACTGCGTTAACCACATATTGTTCAGTTAACTTTTTTACTCTGCCCTTGTCATCCGTGTGATGTACTTTTACTTTTGCAATGTAATACTTCATAATTTATTTATTTTGATTTTTATTTTTGTCCCTTTCTTCATTAATAAGGGTGGACAATTTAACCCCTTTTTCTGTTGGACCATATGCAAGTTTTCCGTTCTCGTCAACATACATACGAATCAATCCTTTGTCAGATAAGTTCATAAGAGCCATATCTGTTTCAAATTTTGTGTAATCTCTGAAGGTTTCCACAACCACTTCTGATAACATATCAAACTCACCTGATTTTTTAAGTTTGTATCTTAAGATGTCACCGAATGTATCCCAATCTTCAACACCCGAAAATCCAACTCCCTTTAATTCAGAGATTATGTCTATCACTAAGCCGTTTAAATCTTCTCGATTCCAATTCATTTTATTTTTCTTTAGTTTCTACCAAACTATCTAAGTAGTCCATTGCGTCTACGTCCCCAATTAGGACATCAACCTTTGGACCGTTGTATCGATTTAATACTGCACTAACTCCCCATTCTTTAACCATCGATTTAAGGTCTTCTATATTCGGTAAATGTGTTTTGTTAAATCCCATAATTAATCAAACCATTGTGACCTATGAGTCTTATGATTATCAACCATAATGTCAGGTTCTTCTAAACCTTTCTCATTCATCTTGTCTATAATATTTTGTTGAACAATGTCGTCACCAACCTGTCCCATCTTTTCTGCGTCTTTAATTAGTTTAGTAGTAATTTCTTTACCACTCATTTTAGCGTCTAACGCTGCGAACCTCTTACAATGATACTTACCCAATGGTCTACTAAACTGTTTTAGGTATTCTGTTTTTGAATCTAAGTATTCTAAAAACAAGTCAAAGTCGTATGCTGCTATTTCGTCAAGTTGTTTATCCGTTAATGGATTCTCGGGGTCGTACTTTAGGTTCATATCTTTAAATATACAAAATTTTTACTTAACATCCAAACCGTTTCTAAACATCTTCTCAATACAGTAGTATTCGTAGACATCTTCGGTACTCATAGGTTTCTCATCCATGAGTTTATCCCATAGACAAAAACCAAAATGTTTTTCTAATTCTTTTTTAAAATTGTTTAATATCTTAATATCGTCTCTGTGTCCTTCTTCTGCTAACTTGTTTGCTCTAACATTCTTTAGGTAGGTCTTTTGTCTTGCTTCATATTCATATCCCCAATAATCACCACCATCGGGACACTTACTCATTATCTCACTGTAGAGGTCAGAAGACTGCTTTCTTGCAGCCTTCTCCTCTGTGTAATAATGAGATAATTCAAAGTCACCATTCTGTATCCTATCCCAAAGATGAGATTTTACAGAAAGAGTTTTTCTTTTACCGTTTGTCCACCATCTATACTTGTTGTATGCCATAGTATTAATATTAGAGGTTAGTAACCCTTAGAAAGGATTACTAACGTCTTCTGATTCTACATTAAACAAGTCTTCGTCTTGTGGAGTCTCACCTAAGAACTTCTGAATGTATTGTTTCATGAACACTCTCTCAGATTGAGCACCACCACTTTGGTCGAACAGTGGATAGATTGTAATCTCAGCTGCTTCACCTAATTCAAAACCATCATAAAGTAGAGAACCAATCTCAACTGCGGTTCTTGTTGACAATGAGTTAGTCAACTTAGGAGTCTCTGACATTACGTCATTTCTTGTCATCGAAGTAATTTCAGCGACAGAAGAAATAACATCCTTATCAACTGAAGGATACATCATCTGAAGTAACTCAGACTCTTCGTCCTTAGTCAAGGTGTCCATTTCAATGACAGTAAATCTGTCAAGAATAGCTCTATCGAGTGCTCTCGTCGCAGTATATTCATTACCGATGTTTGCTGATGCGATGAAGGATACTCCATCTGCAACTTTGATAACAGGAGCGTCAGCGGCTTCATCCAATCTCAAGTATCTTTGACCTTGGTCAAGAACTGTCATTAGGATGTTGTGAGCTTCAGGGTGTGCTCTCGTCAACTCATCAAGGACCACCACCGTGTTTGGAGTTTGGATTGCTTTCACAAATGGTGAAGAGTTGAACACTGTTCCCTTCTTAGTATCGAACTGAGTATTTCCGATAAGGGTTGTTCTCGGGTCTTGAGTTGCACCCAAGTTAATAATGAAGGTGTTGTAACCTTCAAGGGAATTAGCCGCTGCTTTCGCTGCCATAGTTTTACCACAACCAGCAGGACCTGTCATCATAATATTTTTACCTCTAAGGATGTTTCTGATTAGATACTTCCACTTTAGAGATTTCATGAACAACATCTTTGGTTTCAAACCATCGACTTCGTTATGAATAAAGTTAAGGACATCTGAAGTCATTTCTTTAGAAGCGACACCCTTTGGTGTTGGTTCCCATAACATAGACATCAGACCACCGTTAGGTTTGTTGAAGTTACCAACAGGTTCGGGTTTCTGTTCAACGGTTGAAGCAGGAACTCTGTTGTAAACAATCTCACCATCAGAAAGTCTACCTCTGACTCTGATTTTGAAACCCCACTTCGCAGGATTATTACACGCTGACTTTACCCTTTTATAGAGGTTGGTACCCTCTTCATTGAACTCGGGGATGTTGAACTTAACACCTGCCGAATCTTCGAACAAATAGAGGTCATCTATCTGAACTACTTTTCCAAAAACTGATTTTTGTGCTTTCATAGACTTTGTTTTAAATTATTATTTCTCATTATTAATATTACTCTCTAAAGATAGTGAATTAGGTTCACAATTCCAAATTTCTAATGTTAAATTATTGTTAAATTTTAACTTCAAACTTTTTATTTAATGTCTTAGCTAACTGAGTCACATTGTTTACATCAATGAACTCTGAGTCCTTCCCATACATTTTCTCAAACTGAGTCTTACTGTTTCCGAAGTATCCATCAGAGATAAAGTAAGAAAGAACTGATACACCTGATTGTCTGATTTTCTTGACTTGTTCTGCTGTATGGTCTACTGCGTATTGACCACCGTAACTAATTTCTCTGTTATCAAAACCAGGCCATCCATCTGAGAAGTTGATTAGATAACTCTCTTCACCGTTCTTGGTCTTAGTTAACTCTTTTAGTATTGCTTCAAAACAAAGACCCTCGGGTGTTGTACCACTTGGTGAAATAAACTTGAATAAGTTTTGTATCTTTTGGAACTTATCTTTTCTCGAATCGTATGCAACCAACATCAAAGGTTGACATTGTCTACTTTCTCTATTGTAGTAAATACCTCTGTAAGATATAACAACATTCATATTCTCTGTCATTGATGCTGCTTTAGCGATTGCTACTGCGGCGGTCTGAGTGTTGTACCACTTGTCACCATTCATTGAAGAACTTGCGTCAATCGATATATGTAACAACGATGGTGTCGCGGTATTGATGTTGATTTGGTCAAAGATATCAAAGTTACCGAAACCAATCTCGTGTAACATTCTACCGTTCAACTTACCACTCTTCATTCTTGGAGTCTGAAGAACTCTCTCTTCGTTTCTTGTTTTAAGTTTCTTACCTAACTGAGTACCTAACATAATACCCTTGTTAACTGCAACATTGTTTGAATCAGTTCTCCAAGTACCTAAGTGGTCAATCAGACCCGACTCAATTAACTGTTGAGTCATGTTGTTGATAACATAAGTTTGAACACCTTGTGATTGGTTTCTCCAATAACCTTGTTCAAGACCTTTACCTGTAACCTCTGTCTTGATATCCGCTTGGTCAAGAGTATCAATCTTCTTTTTATCTGCTTTAGATATTTTCTTTTTAGAGATATCACCATTCTGAAACTTCTTTTGTTTTTCAATAGCGTTCTCTAACATCTTTTTTTGTCTGTCATTCAGTGGTTGGTGTTGACCACCTGCCCCATTCTTGTTTGATTGACCACTTGACATAGAACCCTTCTTGTCAGTAGAACCATCGTCCTTACCATCACCGTTAGAGTCGGTACCTTTACCTTGACCCTTACCTGTCATTGGTTTACCATCACCTGTTGATTTAGATTCTGAATCACATACATCGGACTTACCATCAGTATCACCATCTTCACCACCATTACCTTTTTGTGGTTGTGGTGTTTGGTCCACATCTTCATTAACATTCTTTTGGATGACCATAAAAATCTTACCTGCTAACTCAAGAGAGTCATCTGTATTTTTTAGTCTTGAAATGTTTCTAAGGTCAAGAAGATTCCAAATCTTTTTTAACCCTTTAAGAGCGTTGAGGTCTCTGTTTTTGTTAGTGATATTAATCAATCTAAACATATAAGACTCCCACGTCTCGTCTCTGTGTTCTGAAGACTTAAGACCCTTGTCTACTACATTAGAGTGGAAATACTTTTTGTACATCGACTCGTAGTAACCTCTATAACCAGGCGCGGATGAATAAACAAAGTTGTCAATTCTCCTATCTTCTACATAGTTAAGAAGGTCTTTTAATTTACCTTTTATTACATTACCCATTGAAGTATCATACCAATAACCTTTGAATGTTCCTGAACTGTCTTGGAACTTTTTGATGTAATCTTGCATAGACACGGGAAATACATCATGGTCCATAAGACTTTTAAGGGAATCAAAATCTGTAAGTTTAATGTGAGAACCCTCGTGTAGTGCGAGACCAACCACGGGGTCAAATTCTTTATCGTCTAATTTTGCAGAGATAACAACCTCTCTACCATCGGTGTAAGAGTCACTACCCCTACCATCGAATGTCACAGGAATAGACTCACCTGTTACAATACTTACGAAGTTACCGATACTCCTTTTGTAGGACATCAGTTTCATTAAGTCATTTGATTTCTTTTCTACTTTTGATTGGTCATCATCCTCGTCCCAAATAGACTTGTCGAGCCAGAAGGATGAATAATTTAGATTTGATTTATACATATTTCCCATTTTTTAATCTTACGATATAAAGATAATATAATTTTTACTTATTTCCAAATTTCTAATGTTAAGAAATTGTTAAATTTTTCTTATGTTTCTCCTTTCGAGAATAAGTCTTTTTAGACTTGTGAGTTTGTTCAGTTGTCTTCTTACCAATGTGATGACTCGCTTCACCACGGGTCCAACCCCCGTTGAAGTCAAGTTCGTCTTGATATGATTCTTTTTTCTTACTCATTTTTTCTCCTTAGTTTCACCACCCCCCGAGGGGGGTATCGGTTACTCCGTTTAACGTCAGGTCCATTGGATTCAATGACGAGGGACTTTAGAGTCCCCACAACTACATAGTAAAGATAAGCATAAAAACGTTAATATCCAAACTTTAAATGTTAAAGTTTTGTTAAATTTTTGACGACATTAATGTAGATGTATGTCCTTCGGACCACCCTTTTTCTCTGTAGAAGTTAAGTGTTGTTGGTAGACAGTACGTTATTACATCATATCCTTTAAGGTTTTCTTGACACCATTTCCATCTGGCGTCCCATAACATTCTGTAGATTCCATTACCTCTATATTCTTCTTCTACAAATGCATTAGCAAACTTTACTGTATTGTGGGATAAAAATAGTAATGAGTTCCAACCTATCGCTTTATTATCGTGTAGAGCAATCCAGCCACACTCCTCTTTTGGAGTCGGTACGGATTCGGGCAACTTGTAGGGTACGATAGTTATATTCATTCTCATTTCTCATAAAGAAATAAATATATACTATTTTCCCATTTCCTTTCTAATCTTTGATGCTGATATGTTGTAGATATCTTTTGGTGGTTCGTGTTCGATTACTTCGTATCCAACTGTCCTACCATAATTGATTGATTCAATGTCAGGTATCACTATAACTTTCACCCTACCTTCGTTTACTAAATCGTTTAATTCTGCTTTGATATTGTGTACAATCTTTCCACTGTACCACTCGTGGGTTTCGTCAGGGTGTTCGTCTCTAACTGCTATACAAACGTTCTTACCTTCATTTAATCTTTGGTCTATTAACCATCTATGTCCATTGTGCCATGGTTGATATCTACCTACGAAAAGTGAGTATTTCATTTATACAATCCTCTATTAATCTGTTGTCTGTGTTCATCCAAACATCATACTTACCAATCTCTAAGTCGTCAGTATGATAATGTTCTCGTCCCCTGATTTCAGTTGTGTATGTATAAATCATCATAGGGTCGAGGTCGTGTATCTCGTCTCTTACATCTTGATATGGACCAACAACTGATACAATAACTGTGAATCCTTTGTGATGTAAGAAACGAATAAGGTCGTTAACCTTTCTTAAGTTGTTACGTCTACCTTGTTCAGAATAATCTTTGTTCTGAAATATTTCTCTCATTTCATCACCATCTATTCTGATTGTTTTTTGGTGTGAGTGATGGAAGTTTAGACGTTCTTCTAATGCGTTACCGAGTGTTGTCTTACCTGCGCCAGGTTGTCCGTAAAACCAATAAATCATTTTTCTTCTTTCTCAAATTTATCCTTGATTCTTTGATGGATTGGAATAGGGTCACCACCTTCATCAATCCTAACAAATTTTATTGACGTGGATAATATTAATTTTTGATTACCGTCATACACATTATGTGCTCTTGCTTCAAGATATGCAGTTATAGATGTTTTACCAACTTCTTTTATCTTTCCATATATCTTTAGTAACTGTCCTTCTTTAGCAGGTTTCTTAAATATACATTTATCAATCATAACAGTTACGAGTCTCGGACTATCCACATACTCAGTAGTAAACGCCGCTCCTGCAGCATCAATCCATGCTAAAAGTTTACCACCAAACAAATTGTTGTGTAGTCCTAAATCTGATTTCTTAATTGGGTGTGTTGTTATTAGTTTCATCATTAAAAAGGTAGTTCATTTAGCCACTCTGCTATATCTTGTTTTACTTTATTATCTTTTTGGGAGTTCCATGCTCTGTCCCATTGTTCTCTTAAATACTTACGATGATGGGGTTCTAAGTTCATACCTTTGTCAGTGTATGCTATTATACCCTGTAACACTGCCCACACATCCCCTCTTTGTCTCTGTGTCATTGTCTTAGAGTTCTCAATGAGACTCCACAATATAAGGATTTTTTCAGAATCCCTTTTTATATTCCATGGTGAATATGGTTCATCCCACATCTTGTAAAAATTGTTCTATAGTAATTAAACCTAAATCTTCTTCTCTGTTTGCGTCCATGATATTAAACTCATAAAACTCATTATGATTCCACACAAGTTTAGTATCAAAGAGGTCGTTACGTTTTACAACACCGATACCCCAATCGGTATCAACAACACAAACGTGTAAGTCTTTTCTTGTTGTTCTTAGATTGTATATCGCCTTCCATACAGTTCCATTCCACGGTTCATACCCGTATTCAGTTCTGTAGTTTTCTCTTGCCATATGTGAGGTTGGTGGATTACAATCGTGTAATAAAATATATCCGTTTGGACTTAAAACTCTTAAAGAATTTTCTATATCCTTTTTAACTTGATATGATTTATGTAGACCATCGATAAAGATTACATCATACTTTCTATTAGGGTCATGTTCACTTAAATACTCAAAGAACGTATCGGACTCCATTTGGTATGTAACAGGGTTTTCTTCAAACTCATAGCCAGGGTCGACACCATGTTTGAGTTCACAATTAACTTTATCAAAACAATCTACAGGATTACATACACCAATCTCAAGGTACTTTGTAAACCCATTTACTTCTATTACTTTGTTTATTATATCGTATCTTAACATAACATTTATTTGTACTCGGTAGGGGAATCGAACCCCTATTGCCAGGATGAAAACCTGAAGTCCTAACCGTTAGACGAACCGAGCATTATTTAAACTTAGCTATCTTACTGTATTTCTTTTTCACGTCCTCTATGTTTTGTAACGCCTGATTATACTCTTTCTGTATACTTTTATCTACATTGAAGTTCATTACAGTTTGACAATGTGGACAAACCGATACAGGATTCTTTAGAATAAATTCTAAAGTTAAATCTAACGGTGTAGTACAACTCGGACATGGTAAAGGCATACTACTTATCTTTGAACCAATAATTAATTACTTGGTTGAAGTTTCCGATTAATGCACCTAACAACAATAATAGAAGTTCTTTCCATTCTGCGTTAAGACCTTTGTCAAAGTGCATTGATAAGAATATCCAAACCAATGTAAAAGCAAAACATGAGATTACAAACATACTAATTCGTAATCTTTGTTTACCGTTACTACTTACCTTTGTGTTAGTAGTATCTTGCTCTTTTTCCATAGGTTTCCCTTTCTTACTATTTGGTAATTCTAACTCAGGAATCGCCATTCTCTATAACTTTATGAGTCGGGTCATCCATTTTCGCTATTAACATATCTACTAATCGAGAAACCGCCTCGGGTTTATTATCTTTCTTAAAATGTATACTGATTTTAGCAACACCTTCCTTGTCAGGACTGTTACCATCAACTGAGATATTACTAATCTGATGTTTGTACTTGTCATTACCTTTTTGTTTTTGTCTTTGAAAGATAGGTAATAAATTCTTTTTGAGTGCTGATGGTTTAGTTGTATTTCCTGGCAATAGTCTTGCTTGGAACTCAATATCCAACTTATCTAACCCAACAGATGAATGGTCCGCAAGAATGTAGAGTGGTATCTCTATATCCCTGTCACCGATTCTAAACTTTTGAGTGATTGGTGTACCATCTTTATCAAAATACTTTGAGATGGTATTGATGTGTTGTCTTTCTTGTATAGAAAGAACTACTTGTGAGGCCTCTTGTAGACCACCAAGTAGTTCTTCTAAATTAACCTTAGCCATGCTTTAACTATAACTTATTTTTTTACTTCTTACTAATATACAAAAAATATTTCAATTTTCCAAATTAGTTATGGACTATCCTGCTGAACCTGTTGATGGTGTCGCTACTCCTGTTGTTGGGTCTTCCATACCTACTACAGTTGGTTCCATCATCATGTGTAACATATCGTTTAGTTTACCCATACCTTCAGTTTGTGGTAGTTGTTCTGCGTGTACTTTAACATTGTACTTAGCTGAGTTGTCAGTTTTTCTTGTATTCTCTTTATGAGTTGCTACTTTACCTGTCATAGAGGCTTTAAACTTAACTCCCCAAAATCCACCTGAAGCCTGAACTGATGTTTCGAATGATGAATCACTTGTATTCTTAGACAAGGTTGATTCATGAACTTCCATAGTAAAATCAACATCTGCAGATGTAACTGCTAATGTTGGTAGTGGTACTAACGGTAACATAGGAATCATAGATTGAATTTGTTGTAACTTTAATTCACCTGTTTCCGAGTCCTTTATATACCTGTTTAGTTCAACATCGATTTTTCTTGATTTACGATGGGTACTACTTCCTGAAGGTGGCTCAAATGCAACCTCAGAGATGTACTTCCAAGTAATATCATTTAGTTGCGCCTGACCTTTTGCCACACCTGTTAGTGGACCAACGATTAGTTCTTCGATTGGTAGTCCTTTAAATTGATTTGCGATTGACATAATACTTTCTCCTTTTAAAACGTTTTTATATAGACACTTATATCAATAATAAGTATGTACAAAAACAAACAAACATAGTGGAGATAGTGAGACTCGAACTCACGACCCCTACGGTGCAAGCGTAGTGCTCTAGCCATCTGAGCTATATCCCCTACGAATTTATCCTTTTAAGATTTCTTTTTCGTCTGATTCAGATACAGGGATATCGTGACCGTATTCTTTTCCAAAGTACTCAGAAAGTGTTTCTAACTTTCCTGTTGCACTTTCAAGTTGTCCGATAAGTTTGTCGATTTCTTCTGTGTGTTGTGGGTGTTCCCCAATAGCTACAGGATTCTCAAAGTAGACTGATAGTCTTGCTTTTGCGTCCATGATATCTGCTGTATACTTTGCCTCTACGGCTTGGTATAATCTTCTTGAAACTTTACTCATAACAATTGTTTTTATTTAGTTAACTATTATATAAATATTAAAATATATTTAATAAATTGTGAACCCGACAGGATTCGAACCTGTGACCGTCTGCTTAGAAGGCAGATGCTCTATCCAACTGAGCTACGGGTCCATTCCTTAGAAATCTATTCCCTCGATTGGGGATGTCTGTGAATTGTTTGCCGCTTCATACCTGTCTTGGATAACAGGGTTTGATTTAAGAGCTAAGACATTCATGTTTTGAATAAACATTTTCCTAATGTCTTCTCTTGGATGAGTTGTGTATGTGGCAGGTAAGAACTCATCTGATACTATTATATTTTGTTTTAGTGTTGGTACATTTGTTTCTACTAATTTCTTTGCTCCTTCATAGTTTAAAACATAACAATGGGTTTGATATGAATAACTTGGTTTGACCCAATTCTCTAATCCTACATTAGTATCCTTTCCTTCAATCAAAAGTCTTGATAGGAATACTAAATCCCAATCGTAATCTTTTAATTCATCAAAGGTATTCCAATGAAACCTTTGTGTTGGATTAAAATCATCTTCTAATATTAATACGTTATTATATTCTCTTTCAACTACGTCTTCCCATATTCTAATATGAGAATGTACACCACCTGCTTCACCAACAGTTACAGGTCTTGTCCACCAATTGTTACCACTTTCTATCTTCCAATCATCATAGAACTTGATACCCATTTGTTCTCTCTTTTCAATCGTATCAAACTCTTCCTTACCATTTGTCCCTCTCCATATTCTTATTGGAACATCATTTGGTAAACCTAATTCTTTTACTCTGTTGATTAATCTTTCTACGTTCTCGTTACTTGTATCTAATGTAATGACATAAACCATATCAAATTTAATACTTCGTTCTAATCGTGTTATATCCTCAGTTAGTGAGGTACCATATTCATTACCCGATTCGATATCAACGGATGTTTGGTTTATCCAATTGTCTTCATTGGTTGGTGGAGCAATAAACTTTAGTGTTGGTTTGATAAACTCCCTGATATCTTTTCGTGGATGTAGATTTATTGTTGATATCAAAAACTCATCGAGTGGCATTAGATTGTTTATGAAATCATAATCATACAATAGTTTTCTTAATCCTTCTCTTGTTAGTATGTATGCGTGAGCGTTGTAACTGTATTGTGGATGTACCCAATTGTCGTTATAGTTTTGTTCAGGTCCATCATATAACCATTCGTGATTTGGTACTCGTCTTCTACCTAAATATAAACCATCAATATCGTTGGGAATCATACCGAGGTCGAATAGTGACTTGACACCTTTGAAGTCTTCTTCTAAGAACATACATACTTCATGTCCCTCTTCATACGCCTGTTTCCACATATTGTAGTGACCTAATGCACATCCAACTTCACCATCTAACATTGGACGTTCCCACCACTCGTTCCATGGATTCATTTCAGTTAATGTCCATGGGTACTCGGAGTATTCCATATCGGTTTCTCTACCAATGATACCATCGACAACTTCATAGGGTACCTCGTAAGATAGGTCTAATTCGTCTAATCGATTTCCAATATCATTGTAGTTTCCTTTTACGGATAGTACAAATATTTTGTTTATCTTTTTAGTCACTACTTGATATATCAGATAGTCGTTGTTGAATCTTTTGAATCCAAAGTTTGTTCTCTTGAGTATTCTCTCCGTGAACTTTTAAATCTACTAACTCATTAACTAAGTCTTCGTATGATTTACCTTCAATCCATTCTTCAATGTGTTTTGTTAATCTATTCATTAATTCTTTTTCTTTAATTGGGTTATCATCTCAGTGACAAATTCACCCGCGTATACTTTACTACCAATGTTCCAAGTAGTATTAAAGTTCGTGGTGAAATCACTATCACCCTTCTTCCAATCGTACACGGTGAATATCTCACCATCGTTTCTTTCGAACACCCATTCTTTATTAATCTTCCCATCACCATTAGTTTCGGGAAATGTTGGGTCACCAAACGCTTGAACTAATTGTTTGTAAGACCATCCATTTAATCTATCCTTCAGGGACGTTCCACCTATCTTTTCGAGGGCGCGTTTCTTATTCAGTTTTTTATATTTCATATGTGTAATTTAAAAAAATTTCGTGTGTGTTTAGAAACTTGCGTTTCTTACTGCTTATTTGCTTACTGCTTATCATTGGTTATTCTTCCACCATGTCTTGAAAAACTCGGACCAAAATATCCAACCCGTTACGGGCCAGAGAATCAATCCCCAAACAACTTGTTCGGTTGTGGGGTGAAACCTTTCCGTCAACCCACCCTTCCTATCTACATAGTCAAGTATTAACATAATGATTAGATTGTTTACACAACCTAACATAATGTATAATGATATATATTGAAATACTGTCATAGTTTGTTCTTATACTCTGAGTGTGTCATGAACTCTATTCTTTCTCTGTCCCACATATCGGGTGGACAATCCTGAGAGTTAACGAACCACTCTTTAATTATTTCACTTAATTCTTTTTCTTCTAACCTATGGAACTTAGTCTCATTACTGTATACCTTAGGATAGTCTAAGTAGTATGACCGTAGATTATCGTCTGATACTTTGAAGGGTCGTTCTTCTACTTGTTCCCCCCTGATGAATTGGATGACTCCGTAGAAATAATTCATGTCCGCAAAATTTGTGTCTTTCATTTTACAAATCCCATTATATCATAATAGAACGTCTCGGTGTGATATCCGTGCTCCATCAAGTAAGTATTAATCTCTCTCCACTTACCACTATGTTTATGTTCTATCTTAATTACTTTTGGTTTAATCTTGTTTAGGTCAATACTCTTTAGTATCTCCCAATCGTGTCCTTCCGTATCTATCTTTAAATAGTCTACTTCATTTATATTAAATGTTTCTACTAACGTATTCCATGTTATTGTCTTCACACTTCGTGATTCCGTATGAACAGGTTTACCTTTGTCATTCAATACTTGCTCTCCTACCACACTACCGTGATGAATGTCTCTATGAAAAGAAGACATCCCTCTATAATCTCTACTCACCTTTTGATATTCTTGTGGACACATCCACAACTCACGTTCACCATCTTGTGTATCTACTGCGGCGTTTACATAGTTAATACTTGGATGTTTCTCTAAATTATCTAAGTACTCAATAACAGGTTCTACTATTACTCCTCTCCATCCATCATAGTGTAAGTGATTCAATGTATTGAAATCACACGAACCTATTTCTATAAACGTTTTCATATTACCAAAATTTCCACCAAGGTTTTATTAGTGGTCTTAATTCTATCTCATCGATTAACCATTTCAATCTCTCAGCTGCCATCATAGGACAATCCGACTCACACAGTTCTGCAATCTGTTTGAGATTCTTTACGATATGTTCTTGTTCCTTATACTGCACTATTTAACGCTTTTTCGATTAACCAACTTGACGATTGTACTTTGTCACCTAATCCCCATACCATATCTACTCCCATAGAATTACAATAGTCTTCCTCAGGAATATTTCCTTTACCTCTATCACCACCGTTACCGAAAGCCATAGATAGTGGTTCATCATACTCTCTACGGAATGTGTTAACAGCAGAATAGATTCCATCACAAACTGTTTTATCAGTTGCACTTCTTGGGTTACATACAAATGTTTTTGTTACACCCTTAACACGGGACATGATATATTCCCTTTCTCTTTCTTTCATAAAGGGTTTACCTTTCTTTTGTTTTAACCAAAAATCATTATTAAGGATTACCCAAACTTCTTCTGCCATCTCTTGTGCTTTTTCAATCATCTCGAGGTGACCTTTGTGGACAGGGTCAAACCCACCACTGACTAACATAACTTTATACTTTTTGTCTTTCATTTTTTTTAACTCTTTTCTTTCTTCGGTCTTTAACTTCTAACTTTCTATAATACTCTTGTATCTCAGGGTCATTCTTAAACTCCTCTCTTTGTTGTTTATGTCCCCTGTATATCATAGTCAACAATCCCCACATATAAAGTGCGAAGATTATGAATCCTATGATGAACATTCCTAATGGTGCTGGTGAACTCATTTCTTATTTTTTAATAAATCGTTTCTCCTTTGTCTTATAGCGATTGAGAACGCTAGGATAGATGGTACCCATATACCAACAAAAATTCCTTCTAACTTCTGACCACTAAACCATAGTGATACTGAATAAAGGAATGATACGAATGCTAAAATGATTGGGTAATATGTGTCCCAAAATAATTTAATTGTTTTCATAGTTCATTATATTTTGTAATTAATTTTTCATAACCTTTTTGATATCTATCCAACTGACTCATCTTTGGATATTCCATTTCGTAATCCTTTACTAACTTAAACAACTCTTCTCTGAATCCGTAAGCGTGTGCTTCGTATAAGATTTCTTCAATGTGTTCTTCGTTTGATATACTCATGATTCAAAGTATTTAAAAAGTAAATAACCTAACAGGGTAATTCCAAGTAGTACTGCGGATGCTTTTATTCCGAAGTAACTATTGTTGTATTGTCGTTTACTACGACCCTGTCTGTATTTCATATCTTCTTCTGTCATCGGTGCTCTGTGTATCATATTAATAATCGTAATTAGGTTCTTCTTGTACAGGTCTTCCCCTTAGGTACAATTTTAAAATCTTCTTCTCGTTCTTGAGTCGAATCCTATAGTCACTATAAGATTCACCTTCTAATCTTTTGTTCCCTTTTAGGTATTGGGAAACTCCATCTGTAAAATCAAGAGTATAGTTTACATCCATCTCTTGATTCTCTTGTGGTAACATTTTATCTAAATCCATATTAGTTACTTAATTTTGCTTTTAGTGTTTTGTGTGATTGATAATTATTTAGTTTGAATTCAAACTCACCGTTGAGGATATCTGAACTTGTGATATCCATAGTAGGTAATTCATATCCAACTCGTTTTACGATTTCTTTTGCTTGTGGTAAGTGGTTCTTGTACAGGTGTACATCACCGAAGTTACCAATCAGATTACCTGGCTCATATCCTGTTTCTTTACATAGTATCATCAATAACATACCATAAGAAGAAATGTTAAAAGGTAACCCAAGGAAAGCATCAACGCTTCTTTGGTTCCATAAGAGAGATAACTTGTTGTCGTTACTAACGTAACATTGGAATCCGTAATGACAAGGTGGTAGTGTCATAAGATGTAGGTCCTCTACATTCCAAGCGTTGACAAGATGTCGCCTTCCATGTGGGTTTTCTTTTAACGTATATAATAACTCTGTCAGTTGGTCTATACCGTTCCAATCTCTCCATTGTTTTCCATAGATTGGTCCAAGTTCTCCATCGGTCCTTCCACTCTTCTTGTAGTCACCATCCCATATATGACAGTTATTATCCCACAAGTATTGGATATCGGTACGACCTTTCAGAAACCATTTGAGTTCTGTAGCAACAGTTTTCAAAGGCATCTTCTTAGTGGTAAGTACAGGGAACCCATCACACATACAATGTCTGAAGGAACCACCAAAAAACGATAACGTTCCTGTACCTGTTCGGTCCTGACGTTCTTCACCGAACTCTAAAATGTTGTGAATGATATCTTGGTATTGACTATCTACTCTATTCATTTTACTCCACCTGATTCTATTGTGTTAATCATATCTTCAATGATTCCGTGCCACTTACCGTATGTATCTCGTGATTCTTCATCGGTGTTTTGTTCACACCTACGTTTAAAATCAAGTTTAACAGCAGTCAATAAGTGTATTAGCACGTCTTTCATATTTAATTGTTTAGACATAATATACGAAATTTATTTGTTATTTCCAAAACTTTTCGTATGTTTTTTTCATTTTTTTTCCTGTAGTTAAATAGGGTTCCAACAATTCCAATTGGTTTTTCTTGATAGTGAACCTGTATTCAACCGTTTGATTGTTTTCGTTTGCTTCAGAAGTTCCATTACAAACACCACTCAATAATTTTTTGTTGTAAATGAAGTCTCCTATTTTTTCTTTTGGTATACTATATACGTTGTGTTTAAATTTTTTATCTACTGTAAATAGGTCATACCTGTCAACATCTTCATGTGGTCTTATGTGTAAGAATGTATATCTATCGAATGATTCATACGATGCTTTGAACTCCACATACTCGTCACCATCCATATAATCTCCACGATTATATGTAGACATTTTTTTGTAACCCATTTCTTTTATCCACCTTTTCTCAATACGACTACCGTATGCAGATGGACCAAGAAATAGATAACAATCTATTAAGAATTCTTGGAAGTCAGAACTTTCTTTAAAGTTCCTTTTTGTTTTCCGTAACCTATTTACGAGTTTTACCTTTTCTCTTTTTGTCATCGGGTATTCTATTACCGTGTTCATCAACCTCGGGTGCGATATGCATTTCATATACAATCCACAACCATATAACGACTAATGTTCCTATTACTACCTTTATCATATAACTTTAGTTGCGTTCAACTCATTAATTAATTTATCTTTGTTAGTACCCCAATGTCCGTGGATACTCTTACCACCTGTTGACTTTTCCTTTAGGTAAGGTATAACTGTTTTGGTTGGTACTCTGTATATCTCTTTGATTTGAACACCATCCCTAATACAAAAGTACATATCTTCAGTTTGACTATATTGGTTAATCTTGTTCTCTGATAACCAATGAAACTGAAATGTACCTTTACCTTTACTCCTCAAGTTTATTGCTTTATACTCGACAGGTTTCTTTTTGACAGGGTCCCATGCGTCACCACCCTGTGTGTTGTTACCGTACTCATGACCCAATTCATTTGCAATCATAAGTTCGACAAATCGTTCATTGTAGAAAATGTTTTCAAGTCCCAACTCATCTTGAGCGAGGTCTTGAGCCTGTTTCAACAGACTTTTAATCTTTGTAACTGTTTTATTCATATCGTTTATCTGTTACCCGTCAATCCTATGTTGTTTGAAACCGATAACAGGTTTGTATCCCGTTAACTCATCTTGATGTTTTTGAATCAGTTGTTTCACCATTACGAGTTTCGAAACATCTTGTTCCTCTTTTACCCATTCGGCAAAGAGTTTGGTCAATACATAATTTTTAATTGTCTTAATCATAATTTTTAATTTTAATAAAAGAATCGATTCCAAGTTATCCAACTTGGTTCACTAACTTTCTTACCATCACGAAGAACGATACATACGTTACCATCCTTACTTACAGATAGGAGTTTGTTGTTCCCATAATAGTCTTTACCTATATGGTTACGAAGTTCACCTATCTTATTGTTCCCATCTATTGGGTCACTAATACTTAAGTTTATCATACTACTGTTAATATTTGTTCATTACTAATTGCTACATTTGATGGTTCACCACCAAGTCCCATATCCGATTGTACTACTGTGAGATACATATCAACTACATCACCATCGTCATTTACAGTTGGGAATGGTTTGTTTAACTCTGAGATAATACCATCATTAAGTCTACCCCACTTATCTTCGAACATTACTTTTTGTCCTATACTAAATTGTCTCATATTAAAATTGAATTAAATCGATTACCATTTCACCTGTAGGATTACCGTTAGCAGTAATCTCATAGTTTGGGTCCATCCCGTTGTCAACTACATAGTCAACTAATTCGTTTATTGATTTGAACTCATTTACGAAATAAGAACAATCGAGGGAGTACTTTGTATACATCATATAATTTTTATTTATCATTACTATTAATCATTATTACATAGTAAAGATAGTGAAAGTAAATGACTTTTCCAAATGTTTAATGTTAAATTTATGTTAAATTTATCAACAAGTTATTAACAATTAGTTTCCACCTCTTCTACCTACTGATGAGCTAGAACTACCGCCTGACGAACTTCCTCTACTACTACCACCTACGTTACCACCACTTCTGATGTTAACAGGTGGGTTACTGTTAAAGTTATTAACAGGTGGTCTTCCGTTATTGAAGTTGTTGTTTGGTACTCTTGGTTTGGAATTCCAATTGTTGATGTTGTTATTTGGTTTGATTGGGACAACAACATTATTATTACTATCTACACGGTTTGGATTTGAGTTGACATTAATACGAATATTATTATCATTACTCCATCTGATAACATTGTTAATAGTATTGTTGTTATTAGGTTTATTAGGATATACTCTGTTACCTCTTCTTCGATTAGTATCTTGTTCTATATTAGAGTTACCATTAAGAAAATCATTATACCTACTTCCCCTTCTACCAACTACAAAAGAATAATTGTTATTACTTGCTATCAGAGGTTCATTGTACCAACTGTACTGATAGTGATTCCAACCATACCAACCTTGTGGATGTGGATAATACCAATTATAGTATCTATGATTTCTAACCCACCATGGATGGTCGTATCCATACCAAGGATAGTTCCATGCCCAATCGTACCAAAACTGATGGGAGTTAAACCATACATCAAATCTGTTGTAAGGTCTCCATATACCATCGAGTCTTGGATTGTTGAAATACCACGAATAGGGTCTTGTCATCGCATACTGAGCGAAGTCCCATCTGAAAGAGAAGTCTGTTCGGAGTTTTCTCTTGAGATGAAATAAAGAATTAATAGTATCTATCTTAACTGAACTGTCTACCTCTATATACCTGTCATACATAGGGTCATGATTTGTAGTACTCACATACCACTGACTACCACACCCTGAAAAAAGCAGGGAAATAAACAAAACTAAACTAAAATAAAAATACCTCATAATAAACCTTTCTATATATAAGTATAGATATAATACTACATACCTACAGTAAGAGTACTACCATCCTGAGAATAATCCTTATGTCTATAACCAAATCTCCATTGACAGTAATTAAGAGCTTCAACTAATTCATCCCTGTTAACCACTTGACCATTCTGTTTTACAAACTTTACTTTCTTGGATTTAGGTGTCCAAGTCACTCCGATACCTTTCAGCATATAATTAAATTTAATAGTTAAACAATATCCATACCCATAATGAGGTAAATGAATTTTAGCGCCCCTCTGTAAATCAGACCTTAGAGGGGACTTTCCCCAAGGTCATTTTGCCGACCTCGACAGCAAGACGGACTACAGGCGGTTCATGCCTGCTGCTGCGCTTGGTTTCCGTGAAAATACCCCCACCCCCTGCGCGAGTGTCTTTCATCGCCTATAACGACTTACGGGGTTCGGGGTTGTTTCAGGTTAATCTATGCGCTGTACCTACCTATACCTATACTACTCTATTCTCTCTCTATATACCTACTTGCGTATAGTACTTGCTGTTTTGACCTATTTTATTTTTACTTCACTTCGCGGTTTCCACCACAGTTATCCCATATATCTCTCTCTTTACATAGTAAAGATAAGGAATTCTGCGTTCATTTCCAAATCGCCAATGTTAAATAATTGTTAAATTTTACCCATATATGTCGGGTTATTGCGCATCCGTGGTGAAAAGTAGGTCAATGCCCCCCACTAATATACGAAAAATAAATGAAAAAAACAAGGAAATAAACACTTTTTTATCAACAAAGTTATCAACATGACACCCTGTCACTACTCAGCGACTACTCATTTTCGGGGTATGTGTTACAAATACCTCTACAGAACCCCCGGCGCCCCTCTGTTGTTACGTTTGTAACACCTCTACACCCGTGTTACAAGGGTACTCAGACTGACAAAACGACCTAAAAAAAAGTTATCAACAGGTTATTAACAATGCGCAAAAGGTTTCGCTATAGCAAAAAAATTGGAAAACGCAGAAACACGGACAAGAGCACCCTTTTATTACTGTTAAACTCGTTGCATGGGTGTTTTATAGGAAAGTGTTTGTGTTTATTGTGGTAAAAGTGTATTAGCGACCCCTTTTCATTGGATAAGTAGGGAAGCCTTAGCTTCTCTAATTAAATATTTCTCTCTTTTATTAAGGAATTATTTGGTGAGAGTTTACCATAAAGTGGTAAAAAGTGGGATAAAAGGGGGTTTTTTGAGGGTTTTTTAACGGTCCAAATACTTGAACCAACGATTCATGAGGAAAATGAATACGCAGAACATTAAGATTACTTTGATTAGTACCATATAAGGATAAATAGACTTGGATGAATCTTGGCGGGTGAATTAAGGTAGATTTATTTTGTCTTACCTATAGAGGTTGTTCAGGGTTGTTCTACCCTATGATGACCGTTCTACCCATATTGTACTCTGTAACAACGTACTTAAAATCGTGTTCGTCTAAGAAGTCGTGTACTATCTCTCTCATCCTCTCAGAGTTTCCTGTAATTATCTCTGTTCTTAGGTAGTCTTTTTTACCGTTCAGGAGACGTTTTTCTAAGAGTTTTTCTACGTTACCATGCCTTATACCGTGTAGGTCTACAGTTATCTTTCTCATTTGTTCCACTCCTCATTAAAGTATACAGGTGGTTCAGTAGAGTTTTGTGTCCAATACTGTCCTTCTGAACCAATGAATACGAGTTCTTTTTTGGGGTAAGACGTATAATCCACGTTAGGGAAAGGAATTTTCATTTGTCCTTCCTCTACGTCATATAGTAGAGTTTCTTCGGTTTCTCTTAGTGGACTGTATTTACTCTGATTCCCGACCCAATTCACCGTGTTTATACCCAACGAATTAAATTGAAGTCTTAATCCCTCATATACGGGATTTGTTGTGGATACCGTAATTGACCCTTTATCGTTGGTGATTTCGATATCACCGTTAGATAATTTTTTAATTGATTTTATTTCCATGTTGAATCGATTTTATATTTCTTTATATATGTGTTGAAGAGATTTTCACCACCCATACCCATTTGAAGGATATCCGTCCCCTCGGGAATATACTTCTTTGAGCGCACATTGTTTACTTTATCAATGTGGTCATCGAATACTTCAATCCTTGGGTTTCTACATCTTTTGGGTTTGTGTACTATAATGGTCTTCATAACTCTTTTAATTTATATGCGCGTATAGAAACAATTTTGGGTTTATCTCAAAATTTTTCTTAGACACACGAAATCGTCCCTTCCCGCGGGTCGATGTATCATTGGTCGGTTCGTGAGGTTAACTCATCGGTTATATCTTTCATATCCTCTTCCGTAAATTGTATATACGGTCTTTCACAATTGAACGATAACCAATTACCATCTAACACGGATTCCGCGATTGAACTTGATACTTCTGATAACTTTGTTTTGTTTCCTACTGTTTTTTTGATGAACTTCTTAATCACCTTTTTACTCCTGCTCTTTTTTGGTTAAAAATAAATCGTAACTACCCTTTATTATATATAGTGTTTTTTTACTTAATGGAGTGAACTGATATTTGTTTATATCATTTAACGTAATCCATTTCACACTCTGATGTGCATTGAGTTTAGGTTTACCACTCTTATATTTGATTATATATGGATAAAACTCTACTCCGTCTTCTTCTCTTTCGGGTATTGAATAATATACATTTATGTCTATATCCAACTCCTCTTTCCATTCACGAATTATCGCGTCATACGGAGTTTCACCTTCCTCAATCTTACCACCTGGCAGTTCCCACAAATCAGGACAAACCGAATCCGTGGATAATCTTTTTCCAATTAGAACAGTATCTTCGTCAACTAATGCCCCAACTACTATCTTCATCTTGTACATCGTCCTCTATTATTCCGAGGTGTTTATAGTCAACGGGAATATCATACTTATGTGACATCTTGCAAATCATTTCTGTTGCTTTTATCATTTTCTCTGTATTGGTATTCCAAAGTACTCTCGTTACAAAAGTTTCGTCAAACATTAGTCGTTTATCTGTCTTATATTAGGTATCTGAAAGTCTGACCAATCTCTACCTTTTAAATTTATATTATCAAAGTAAAATGTCCACTCGTGTTCACCTGCCCATATTTGTTTTGTGAATCCACTTGGTATAAGTGCTCCACCTGCTACATACTCGGGTTCATTGTCAAAATGTACCGTTACATTTACTTTTACTGTTTCAAATACTTTGGATAAGTCTCGTTCAAATCTTTCGAGTTCTTTCCACGGTCCTCTGTTTAGTGATTCATGTTGAAGTGCACAATTCAGATAGTTGAACGTTTCTCTCAAAGTTTCTTTATCAAAACAATTAAATGCCGCTGCTGGTGCCATATGACCTTTATCATATACATTTGCTTTGTAGTCATCATTGTCTGAAGTTTTCCATCCTTTTGGTTTCCAAAAGTCCATTCCACTTCTACTGATTTCACCTGTTGGACACATCACTGTATATGTCACTTGAAGAGGTTGTTCATAATCCTCACTATAAACCACATGATATAACTCACCGTCATAGTGTTTGATTTGTGCGTTCACTGTCATTGCGAATCCCATAAATAGGAAATACAATAATGCGAACATTAATAACTTGTCTATATTATCTAATCTGTTTTTCATAATTTTAAAATTTACCATGGTTACACTTTCCACTAAGATAGTATTCATTTGATATCTTAATACCTAACCATATATCTTTGAAGAATTTCTTTATTTTTTTCATCTCAAATCTTTTTTCATGTCTCTCTTGACCACTTCCAAATACTTTTTTCGTTTCTTGTCTGATACAAACGGGACTGACCAAAATTGTTTTGTTTTTAACCATCTACTGATTTTCCATCCAAATACAAATGTAAATACACCCAATACCAATCTTAACTTAACTGAATTTAAGTATAATGTCACAACGGGTAACATTGGTGCTCCATGAGTTATATATGTCCTAACTTTTTTATCACTTAAGTGTGGTTGTGGATATGCGTATAGTTTCGTGATATTTTTGAAATTATATGCGAATCCAGGCGTTAAGACCTCGTCAAAGAATATTTCCATTCTTGGAGTTAGTCTGAACCACCAAACAGGTGATATGAAATAAATATGAGTTGACCAAGTTACCATTTTTTTGTATGATTCAATTAAATCCGTTCTTGGTCTTCTGAAACTATCTCTATATAAGTCTATGATTTTAAAGTCTTCTGATTTCTTGTCCACTTCGTCAACAATGGTTTTGAATATCCCATTGTAACAAAATGATTTAGTATCGGGGTGTCCTATTACTATTAGTATTTTCTTTTCTTTCTTCACTCTTCGTTTACGATTTTCCAACTAAACGGAGTTCTGTTTCTCTGATACTGTCCCATACTCCATTCGATATCATCTGTTTCGATTGTTGTCATATATGGTGAATCATTTCGACCACCTGTTCTTGTTTCATCCGTTACTATTGGTGTTATTTCTATTATATATTTAGTCATCCATTTCTAATTTACGTTCAAAGTACTGAGCAGAGTCCTGAATCTCAGGATTCTGTTTGATTGTTTGCATTGCAATCATATCTTTCATTTTAGTTGTTGACCAACCATGTGCTCTTGTTGTGAACACAATCTTTGGTGGTAAGTCATCACCTGTAAATGATTTTCCGATATAATCCTCACCTAAGATTCTTATATCGGGTTTGAAAAACTTAATCAATTCGTAAAGTTCTTCTTCCGTCTGATAAACATAAACCTCATCAATATATTGGATTGCCATCAATGTACGATATCTTTCGTACAATGGAATCACGGGTTTATATTTTGACTTCCTATGAAGTGACGGGTCTCTTTGTAAAAACACTATGAAATGGTCACAGTGTCTTTTCGCCTCTTGAAAGGTGTATATATAGCCAGGATGAATCAAATCAAAATTACCTGCTGTACATCCTACTATTTTACTCTTTTTCTTTCCCACGTTGTCCTAATAACTTCTTTTTCTTTTTTCTTAAATCTTTTGGTAGGTCATCTTGACTTGGTGTATGTCCTGTCTCATCTATAACTCTTTGTATACAGAACAACCTCGCCTCTTTATCACCTGTACCCCACAACCAACCGATACTACCTTTTAACTTCTTGATATCCTCGGTTATCTTGTCTAAGTTGTCTTGTAGTAATTGTTCATCACTTTTATCCAACTTGTAAGAAACTCCCAAATCACCTGCGAATTCTAACATTTTCATTAGATTTTGAGTTTCATATGCCTGAATCACCTTTTGAAAGGTCTCGTTATCACCACCTACGTCAGGATGTGCTTTAGTCGCAAGTCTCTTGTATAGATTCTTGACCTTTGTCGGCGCATTCTTAAGAAGAGTTCTCTGTCTATCGATTTCCTCTTCCCTTTGTTTTCTTTCTCGTTTTGCATTTTCATAGTGTATTGTTGGGTCATCTATTGTTGGTTTTGATTTCTTTTTTTTAGGATTGTCATAAAACTTTTTAAAATATTTGTCAAAATCCTTACAATAGGTCTGAAACTCTTCTTCAACCAATTCTCTCTCAAGTTTTAATACTTCAGATTTTAGTTTCAACAGTTTCAGTTTTTTGCTCACTACTCATCCTTATCAGGTTCATTTACAATCATACACTCAGTAGTAAGTAGTGTTCCCGCAACCGAAACTGCCTTTTCAATCGCAGTTCTTGTCACTTTTGTTGGGTCAATAATACCTTTTTCTACTAAATCACCAAATTCTTCGTTGATTACATCATAACCTGTAGTTGTCAAAACATCTTGTGGTGAGGATTCAAATCTATCTAAAAGTACATCAGGTTTCAATCCTGCGTTCTCTGCAATAGTTCTGAATGGTGACGTACAAGAATTAAGTACAATCTCAACTCCTTTTTGTCTATCACCACCTAAATCAATAGAACCATTGACTAATTGTCTCGCGTGAATAAGTGCTGCTCCACCACCACTAACAAAACCTTCTTCAACCGCTGCTTTAGTAGCGAGAAGAGCGTCATCGATTCTATCTTTCTTTTCTTTCATCTCAATCTCTGATTGTGCTCCAACTCTCAATACTGCAACACCACCACTTAATTTAGATAATCTTTTCTGTAGTTTTTCTTTTTCGAAGTCTGATTCACATTCTTCTAATTCATTCTTAACTTGAACGATTCTAAGTTCCAAATCTTCTGATTCACCGTGTCCACCTACAATTACTGTCTCATTCTTTGTAGATACAACTCTATCACAAGAACCTAAGTCATCCCAAGTAATATCTTCTAATTCTTTTCCAATACCACCAAAAAGTGTTGCACCTGTCAATGATGCCATATCTTTTAGTATCTCACTTCTTTCATTACCAAATCCAGGCGCTTTTAGTGCAAGACATTTAAGTGTTTGTCTCGCGGAATTGACTACCATGGTCGCGAGTGCCTGTCCTTCAACCTCATGAGCAATAACTACGATTGCTTTATTCTTTGATGATGCGTTTTCAAGAACACCAACAATATCATCCATCTCGGTAATCTTACCATCAAATAAAAGAATAGCAGGTTCTTCGTGAGTCACATTAAGTTTTTCTTGATTGTTAATAAAATAATGTGATAAGTAACCTCTATCAAATTGTAATCCTTCTACAATATCAAGTTCATCATCTGCTGAATTACCTTCTTCAACTGTGATAACTCCATCTCTTCCAACTTGGTGCATTGCTTCTGCAATCATATCACCGATTTGTTCATCACCATTTGCTGATATAGTTGCGACCTGTTTGATTTGTTCATTGGTGTTTACATCAATAGATACGTCATCCACTAATTTGTCTACAACCTTTTTAACTGCGATATCCATACCTCTTCGAAGTTCGATAGGATTTGCACCATTCTTAACTTCATTCATACCTTCAACAAAGATATGTTTTGCTAATACAGTTGAAGTTGTAGTACCATCACCTGCATTATCCGCAGTCTGTTGTGCTGCCTCTTTGATTACCTGTGCACCCAAATTCTTGGTATTGTCTGTAAACTCAATAGATTTTGCAACAGTTACACCATCTTTTGTAATATGTGGTGACGCGTCTGTCTGAATCACTACGTTTCTACCTCTTGGTCCTAACGTGACACTTACTGCGTCTGCGAGTTCTGTAACTCCTGTTAATAGTTTTTGACGAGAATCCTCTCCGTGAAATACTTCTTTACCCATAACTTATTTACCTTTTTTTTGTTTTAATTTTGCTTGTTTTATTTGTTCTGCTCTCCACTGTGGTTGTTTACCTCTGATATTACCTCTTTGATTATGAAAACAATTGTAACATAAAAATCTAATGTTTTCTCTTTTGTGATTTGTCCAATCGTCATCAATATGGTCAAGAATCAAAGGAATAGAACCATCTGTCAATCTTTTCTCTTTGTATCCACAACTGTGACATTCATGTGGAAATTCTAACTCAGGTTTATGTGAGTTGTTAATTAATCTTTTCTTCAATAAAAAAACAGGATACTTAGGATGTTTACCATCTAAAATGTCATTCAACGCGTATTTACCCTGAGTTACATTATATGGTTTCTTTACACCCTTACCTCTCTGATTCTTATGTAAGTCCCAAAGAGTTTTTCCTGTTTCTTCGTCTATGTAAGATTTTGAATACTTTTGATATGTGGTTAGTGATACATTAAGGAATCTAGCTGCACCTGAATTTGACTTCGAGTTCTTCATCGCATAACGAATCTGACTTTCAGTTAAGTTCAAGGGAGTTCTACCTTTCCCTAAAACATATCCATTTGGTAATTTAAAACCTTTTTTCATATCCTTCATTTATATATAAATATGGGTTACCCATATTTTTCCACTATACTCTCTAAAAATTGGAAATCTCTGTGAGATAGTGTTAATCTTTTTTTCTGTACTTTTTCCTCTAAATCATACAGTCTCTTCTTGTCTTTATACGACCAAATACCTCGTATGTGTTTTGGATTCGAATAAAGAATTTCTTTTGCACTTCTTACAAAATGGAAGTGTCTTGTTAGTTCAGTTTCTATAAGTCCATTCGTCCAAAAAATCATTTCCACAATACTTGAATACTTAACAATGTAAATGCTAAGATTAGTGATACAACAACTTTTGGTGTGAATCCTTGATTAAAGTAATAAGACACACCCCATGCATAAACCATCATTCCAATACCAAATCCAAGGAATCTTGTTGGCCATAATAGTCCATCAAATCCTTGAACTGCGAACTTTGTTCCGTAGATATAAAGAAGTGATATTGGTATTCCTGCAAGTGCTAATATATGTGGGTTATTTTTAAACCATTCCCACTTGAACTGTCCATTCAATTGATGGAAAACTCCAAGGTGTCCTAATAAAAATAAAAATCCACCTAAGAGTAAATACTTAATGTTCATCTAATTTGTTTTTGTGATTTTCATATGCTAATACATTAGGTAATCCTGAATAGTGACACCACTCTTTATAGTGATACTCATCGTCAAGATGTTTATCATTTGATAGTGGGTCTTGTCCCGCCATCTGAAGGTCCTCTATCCACCTTTTTGTTGCACTCATGATAATCTGATTAGTATTTCTTGTTCTCTGTATAAATTATACTTTTCACCTTCTAATCTAAGTTGGATTCCTGTATTAGGAACGATTACGGTGTCACCGATATTTAATTTCATCGGAATCTTTTTACCTGTGGATGTAAAGATACCATCACCAACTGCGATTACTTCACCTTTCAGTTGTTCTTTGTTGGATTCAGGTTTGTATAATCCACCTTTAGTTTTTTCGTCTTCTTTGATTACCTTGACTAACACATAGTCATTCAATGGTTCATAATTCATAACTTTTTCCTTTTTATTTGTACTAATATACAAAAATTTGCATTAATATCCAAACTTTACAGTTCGTTTTTTCTTAAAATGTTGATGACTTCACTTAAGTCCTCAAACTCGTTAAATACAATCTCACTGTCTGCGATTTCTACTGATACGTCTTCATCTACCCAATCTTCGGAATCATTTGAAATAAATTCAAGTCCACCGATTGTTAGTGAGTAATAACAGAATTCATCTACCCCTTCTACCTCATCGAACCTTTTAAAACCAAGGTCCATTAAATCTTGTTCAGTCATCTAAGTCTCCTATCTTACGATATCAAAACTTTTGATACCGTCACAGTCCAAACAGACTTCAGTGTCTATCCTTCCCCTAACACATGAATCGTGTTCCCAAAGATATGCTGTATTCTTGGAACCACACTCACATTTAGAGTCAGTACAACTGATTCTACTGAACCGTTTAAGTTTCGGGTGGTTAATCCACTCCTCTCTTAAATATATCATAACTATAGATTTACGTCATTAAAACCACCATTTTTCTGAACAATTATACCTTCTGCTCTTACTTCATTAGGTTTTTTATCACTATTGTTGTTGATTAGGATTCTTTCGGCTCTACCGATTCCCATCACTAATTGATGGAATGGTATTCCTAAGATGTCCATTTCTTGAATTGTCTCGTGTCTCAAAGACTCAGGTCTTGCAGTAGTTAATACGATGTGGTATCCTTTTTTGAACCAACCAACCATTTTATCTACAACTCCTGGCAATGCAACACTGTTAAACGGGTCAAGGTCTTCAAAGTTCACTTGGTGAACCAAAGTCCCATCGATGTCTGTGAAAATAGTTTTATTTGTCATATCATTACTTATTTACATAGTAAATATAGGTATTTTTACCTACATTTCCAAATTTCTAATGTTAAATTATTGTTAATTTTTTCTTAATCTAAATCTTGGATTCAAATACTTTTCATACAACATACTTAGTTGTTCTTCTGATAAGTTCAAATCTAATGACCGTATTGTGTCTTTCGATTTATTAAAATCCGTTGTGTAAATGTCATTATACCAAACCAATCTTGATGTAACAGTTTTTTTATGGAAATCTATTAACCACTTGTAATTGTTAAAAACATACTCCAAAGATTTTTTGGTTATATTTTCAGTTCCTTTGTACTCATTCAAATATCCGTGAACTATTGCGTTCTGATGACTTAATACAGTATCTCTCAAATTATCCCTCATCAATATTATAGTTCTATCAAACTTACTATAGTTTTTTTCAATCCAATCAGGACTGTGACCTGATAATGTTTTAAATATAACATTCTCACCAATCTCATCACCTTTTTGAAATGGTGGGTTTGTTTTGTAGTAACTTTTCCATAATTCTCTATTAAATGGTTCTAACACCATTTTATGATTCATAACGTCTGAAAGTCCGTAATGAAGAGAAGTACTACCACATCTTCCGTGTCCTGTTAATAATATTTTCATCCTACTGTATTTCTATCACACCACGGTTCATCTGTAACAAATGGTCCTGTTTCTGATGTTGGAATATATTCCCATGCTAAACTAAATCTTGTTCTATCAGATACATTTGGATAACAACCGTGAACTAAGTTTATATCAAAGAAAGTTGCGTATGGTGCAGGTCTTTCTAAATCTATTATGTTAAACTTTTGTAGACTTGATTCACTAATCCATCTAATCCATGGGTCAACTTCACTACTCACATCATGTGGTAAAATACCGTGTTTATGTGAATTTTCTACAAGTCTCAAACATCCATTTTCTTTTGATGTATCTTCTAAGTATATTGCACAACTGACAATCTTACTACTGTCACCTTTGAAATAATAATTGTCTTGGTGCATAAATGTTGACATTCCAACTTTTGGTTTCATTGGGAAGAACTTACTGATGTACACGTCAATAGTATCTTCAGTATTTAATATCTCTTTTGCTTTTTTGACCAAAGTTGGATGTGATGCGATTTCTAAAAACTTTGGTTGGTAATTACACGCACCGTTTATCTTATTGAGATTGTCTTCACCATTCCACGAGAAATGTGGGTGTTGTTTACCGTGAGTACCTTCATATGTTTCTTTACATACATTTAAGTAATACTCGTGTTCATCTTTTGTCAGAAAATTATCAATAAGTTCGTAACCGTTTGTCATCTACCAATTGTGAGGTTTTTTCGCTTCAGGATTATCAGTCCAACTCAATAATCTTGTATCTTCAATATCGTGTAGTATAATTGTCTTCGGACCTATTTTTTGGTCATAGAAGTATTCGTAACCAAGTAATTGAACATCGGTGTCCATTGTTTCTATGATTTTATCATTAAACATTCTACAACCATTTGCCCAATATAGATTGTCATATGTAGATAGACACTCATTTACCATTCTTGAATTTGGTGCTGCCATATAAACTGTACAATCTACCAATGTATTATTTTCTTGTGAAGGTTTCATTCCTGAAACAAACGTATGTTGTGGACTTAATTTATCTAAGACTACATTAAAAGACTGAACAGGTTTTGCGTCTACATCAACATAAATTCCACCGTGGTCCCTAAGTAGTAAAAGTCTTATCCTATCACAAATAAATGCCCATTTGTATAACTCGGGGTCTTTTGTATAGTTCTGAAGATATTCATCGTCTTTGTATTTCTCTTCAAATACTTCATTACCCCAAAGATAGTGAGTATAATCAGGGTGTAAATCTATCATTTCCTGAACAAACTGTTGACAGTGTTCAGGCATTTCATTATCACCCAACCATAACTGATGAATGATTTTAGGAATTTGTACGTCCATATATAACTTTCTTTATTTTATATAAATATGATTTTAAATTTAATCAAATTGATAGGTGACCTAATTTTTCGTGTAGTCTTTTCATATGTTTACACGGTGAATAAGGTCGGAACTGTCGTGCCATACACTCACAATCTGATATGTGGTAATCTACAACAGTTACATTGTAATAAGACAACTTACCTGTCTTCTTATTACGACTACCCATTTCTCTATACTGCCATTTCTTCATTTTCATCTTCATTATAGAATTCACAACATTCTTTACAATCTGAACACCTACCGTAGTCGATGTCTCCTAACCATGGGGATGACCCACAACATTCTGATACATACATAATTTTAATTTTTTAACCAATTATACAAACCTTTCCAATCTAACCCAAACAAGGCAACAAACCCCATCGTAGATGAAATACTAAAAACTCCTATCTCATTTAACTCACTCTGAAAGTGAATGTACTTTTGTGCTATTCCGAATAACACGGTGTACGAAATAAAGAAGGAAACTAATGATGTTAATACAATTTGATAATTTTTCATAATATTCAATTTTTAAAAAAAAAGGTGGTTTGTTTCACAGGTTTTTGTCCCTTAAGTCTAACCACCTTAGGAAAAGACTTGCGTTTCTTTTACTTACCGTTTAGATGACCTAATGGATTTAAAACGTTACATATATTTTTGTATTCTTTATCGGTCATATAAGTTTTATTTTTAAGTAGGAACTCTGTTTTGTTTTTGTAATGGTCTTTCAATTCGTTCCACTCATTCATCCAATACTCAACTGTACCCCACTTTGGTTTATTGTTTACAAATACATAAGAAGGGAAGTACTTCATTGGAGTACCGTTATCAGTAGTTGGGTCGTCAGTTCTGTATTCATAGATATCTTCCATACCATTGAAACTACCACCTTTGAACAGTTGAGAGAAGTTCTCTATTTGTTCGTAAATATCTTTATCTACTGATGAACCATCTTGGTTAGAAACGTAGATGTCACAAGAAGAACCACCACTGTATACTGAAGAAGTTGCCCATACATTCAATAAGGGAAAGTTTTTCTTAACATATTGTTTGATTATTGAAGAACAATACTTTGCTCTCATTTGGATGTATGTTTCATCTTCCCACTGAGAAGAACCCTTGAATACCACTGCTGATTTTGGTAACTCGTAGTTTACACCTTGGATTGTTAATTTGATTTTTTTACTCATATTTTTTATTTTTAAACTCTTATTACTCATTCTTACACTACTAATATCGTGAATATTCTTGACAATTCCAAATTTTTAATGTTAAATAATTGTTAAATTTTTGTTAAAAATATGTTAACAAAGACTCTTCTTTAACCTTATTATATTCGTTAGCGTCCACTTTTATTCCAAGTTTATTTGCAATATCCAATCCTTTGTCCCACGCATTCACCTCATTTATGAATTTGTACATATTAAACTTTTTTGGGGATTTATCCTCATCAATTTCTTTAAAATAGTTTTCATATTTATTTTGATAAGCATGTCCAACTTCGTGTAGTAACGTATAAAGACCGTTCTTTTTCAGATTATGATTATGGTGAATAAAGATAGTTTTGTTCTTATGTCCCATAAACGCGGTTATCTGACCCATTTTAACATCTATTCCTAAATCGTCCTTGACGTACTTAGAAACCTTTTGAAAGTCTGTCACTATATAAACTTTATGTAATCTTTTTCGTAACTTATTGCTTCTTTTTCATATGGGTGAGATACATAATCGTGACCCATATTGTAATATCTTTTGAACCAAATCGGTGATTGTAAGTAGTGAATGTATTCGTGAATCAAAGTCTGAATAACCATCTTCTTACTTTTCATATTAGGATAGTAAACAGTAATCTCATTCATATCACTACAATACTCAGCGTGACATCCACTCTCCTCACCATCAGAACCTTCTTCACCACTATACTTTTCGTAAATGTTTTTGTGTAACTCAACATAAGGAGTACACTCTTGGAACTTTGAGAATCCATAATGGTTCTCTATCTTTGGAAGAACCTCGTTAATTATTTCTTGAACTTTTGATTTTTTCATATCTCTTAATCTTACACTACTAATATCGTCATAATTTGTGACAATTCCAAATTTTTAATGTTAAATTTATGTTAAATTTTTCTGTGTTTAAATTGTGGATTTGATATCTCATTGGGTGGTTCCCACTGATAATGTTTTTCATCTTTCATGTATCCAAAGTTTATGTAGTCATCAAGAAATCTATCATAACATACTTGTCTGAGGTGTTCTTCATCGAATGGAATCGGTGGTGTATAAGTTTTACCAACAGTTGGTACCACAACATCTTCAGGGATAAACCAAAGTTTTTTTAAAGATACTTCAAGATTTTCCGCTCTAATTAGAAAATCTATTTGTTTTGATGTATTATTTATTAGATTCCAAAGTCCCCAACCATTTATCCAATCCTGTGACATATTTTGTAAACATTCAATTGGTCCATTTTTTGGGTCTATCATTTCGTGAAGTTCACCACCATATCCATACTTCCAATAACTTAACCACCTATAATATGGATGTCTAATACTTGCAATATGCATATAATCTTTACCTGCTAATTCAGGCCAATTGTTTACATGAGTAAAATCAGATGTATGTTCATCAGAGGGCCAATCAGGATTCAAATTACAATACTTTCTAAAAACATCTTTTACCGACCTTGATGCTACTTTAGCAGGTGCGGTCCAAACGAATTTATATTTGTGACTTATATTTGCACCTCTTTTGAGTGGGTCTATCATAGAGTAATGTGATGAGAAGTTAACCAAGTTGTAAATGTATATCGTACACCCGATGTTACGGTATGTGCCTCGTGTTTTATATCTGAATCAAATATTATGACGTTTCCTCTTGTTGTATTCATAACAGTTTGTTCAGTCCCGTGATACAGTGTTAATCCCCCACCCTCAAAATCACTTGGGTTTGAAAGATTAATAATTAGAGTCTTTAATCTATCTGAGTATAGTCTTTTGGTTTTATCAACGTGTTTTTTAAAATAGTTACCTGTTTCGTACTTATTGATTCTTGCTGTACTTAGTAGACCTTGAATGTTCCACTTTCCTATTTTATTTAGTAACATCGTCTTTAATGAATCAGAAAGTTCATACTTACCTTCAGATGCTTTTCTATGTGAATCATCTGAGTATCCGTAGTTGATTTCAGTACCCTGTCCTTTTTGGACTAACGTTGCTGAATTCCATTCAGTTACACCATCTATTAGACTTTGACATTCACTATCTGTAAATAAAACCTCTTGAACTATTCTATCCATTATTTCTCCGTATTAAAAAAGAATGTTTGGAACAACCTTCCATCATATTTATCTTGACCAAAATAATCTAATGATTGATGAAAGAAATCACCTCTATAAATTATCAGTCTATTATATATATTCGCAAATTTATCTACAAGTTCCCATTTTGTATAATCTTGTGAATCTTTATATATTTTATCTAATAACTCACGGTCTGTTTCACCATTTTCTAATCGAGGACATTCTATTAATCCTGTAGGTTTGTGTTTAAAAATACCTGTTCCCGAACTGAGTGGTGCATTTGGTGTTAAAAAACAAACACCTGCCCATCTTGTTGTTTGGTCACAGTGAATCCAACTTCTATCTCTTGATGTTGTAAATTGGTACGAACCTGTATATTCTTCGTCACCCCAAAATATAACATTACCCCATCTTGGTGAGATAACATCATTAATTACTTGTTTTACTGAATCGTTTAAAAATGATTTGGTTCGAGGGCCTGGATAGTTTCCTCGTACACTGAAATCTTGTTCTAATGCAAACTGTCTTACTTCATCGACATTACTATAGAACTCATCTATGATAAATGCGTTTACTCTCATAACTACTTTCTAAATCTAAATCGTTCTAAATCTTCTCGATTGATTCCAATGTACTCTTGGAGTCGCTCCTAAGAACTTTTTACCTGCTACTCTGTCGTTGAAATCGTTACGGACTTGATTTAGTTGTGTATTTCCGTTGTCTTGATTTTTAATGTTGCTCATTTACGTTTTACATATACTTTGTTATACTATCAGGAGCGTTATTTTTCACCCAATTGAAAAGTTTTTCCTTCCAAACTTTCTCAGGTAATATACTCCCACCTTCTTTCTTCACGGGTAGAGATAAAAATCCTTTTGCAATTCCTTCAACCTCGTTTCCGTCTTTGTCTTTATATTTGACTGTATGTTTTGGATTGTTTAGAATTACGTCTACTCTACCGTTTACACCCTTTGGCATTGCTTTTGTTATCAATCCCCAAACAGTGTTTGCTGCACCTTCGTGAGTTTTTAATAAAATATCCTCAGGTACCATTCTCTCTCTTTGTTTGTTGTTTTCCATTGCAGTTACGAAGTTAGTAAGAATCCACGTTAAGTGAACATTTTTAGATTGGTATCCTGCCTTCTTTAACATAGGAACTACCTTCGTAATATCTGAAACATCTTTTGCTGTAATATCAAACATAATATTAGGAAGTGTCTCAGGATTATCTTTACCTACAAATAGTTTTTCTAATGAACTATCTTTGATACCCATTGCTTTTACTAACTGATGTAATGCTCTAACGTGGTTAGGTTGTTTCAGTTGTAAGTTTCTTAATTGAAATCCTTGTGATTGAATACTTCTAATATTTTCTATTTCTTTTGCTGGTATGTTTTTACCAAACTTCTTTATGATTCCATCTATATCGATTTTACCCATTCTATTTAGAATCTGTAATTGTTTTTTCATTTTATCGACATCACGAACCTTGAACATTTCTTTATCTAAAAAGTGATTTGATGCGAATCCTTTACCTGAACCTGCTCCACCTGCTAAGAATACTACCTGACCGTATGGTTTTCTGTTATTGTAAACCATTAACTTTTCGTCAAGTTGTTCTTCGTTAATTACTTCTAATATGAAATCTTTTATATTCCAACTCATTTTTTAACTCCGTTGTACGGAAACATCCTATTTAATTTTTCACGTCTTTTGTCACATCCGCAATCATCTGCTCCTGCGACTTCTGCGATTTTCTCAGCCAACCTATCTAATTTAGTTGCTGATGTGATTTTAGCTATGGTGTCACCTAAACCTTTTGATGGTATGTTAGTCTTCTTCATAGTAATCTACTTCCACATTAAATCCGTTTTTAATAAATAGTTCATAATAATGGTCAACGATTAATTCATCACCTGTAAATATATTACAACGACCTGTTGTATGAACTATATTTGCTATTGACTGACCCTGAGTAGTTGGATATGACATATATTTTTTCAAAACATTTATGACATCCATAAAACTATTCACGTTATCATTTAATAAATATAAGGTTTTTTTTCTTTCCCCGTATGTCATAAATCGTAATAAATTACTTCTTCTATATCGTACTTGTTTTTAAACTTTGTGATGTAAATTGGAACCTCGACTTCGTGACAAATCTCTGCTGCTACTTTGGTCCCACCTGGCTCATCTGTTACTACATATAAAATTTTGTTACCTAATTCTTTAGTACTCGATAATAAATTATCAAGACTTTTTACTACTATTTTCATTTGTTCTCTCCAACATATCCATGAGTTCTTGAACATGCTTACACTTCTCGTATTCTTCTACTTCGAGATAGTGGTCCATCATCTTCTTTAATACTCTTTTTTTAGTAGACTTGTCAATATAAGTTGGGTTGTACAACAGTATGTCGTAAACCTCATCTATCGCTTTGTCTACATAGTTATCCATAAATATAATTTGGAAAGTTAATAAAACTAAATTTTACCTATTGCTTCGGAAAAAATCCACCCTAAAAGACCAATTAGTCCACTAAATAGTACCCAAAGTGCTCTCGAGACAGTTGATTTCCATTCTTGAAGTTTTTCTAACTCGTTTTCTAACTCTAAAACTCTGTCAGGAACTTCTTCCATTTCTTCTCTTACTTCAGTGTTTTTATTTACTCTGACTATTACACCATTCTCAGGATTTAGTAATGTGTATTTAATATCAGATAAATCTTCTTTGATGTCTGTGTAATTTTCCTTCATCTCTATAATCGTTGTCTCCATTCTTTTTAACTCGCCATTTGGGAGTTTAGTTTTCATAGACGACAATTCTTGTAGAATGTTCTCTAAAATGTCTTTGTTTGTAGCTGCCATTGTATATCCTATTTCTCTATAAATATGTCTTAGACAACTCTTCTATATGATTTTCTATCAAATTCTTTCTTTGACTCGGTGATAAATGTTCAACAGCAAGTACAGACTTGATTCTTACGTCAGGATATTTTCTCTGTAACTGTTGTACTGCTCTTACATTTTTAAGTGAGTCATCCATAAATGCGATATCAGTGTAACCTTTTGCAATATGTTTTTCAATCCAATCTGCTTTATCTTTTGGATTGTTACTTGCTAATGTGACAGGATATACATCTAATCCATATTCATCTTTAAAAAACTTTCTGATTGGGAATCCTAATGCTCTTGCAGTAAGTATCGTAACTTTTTTATTGGGGTTCTTTAACATCTGTTGAAGTAATTTGAAGTTTTTCTTAATTACTCTCGGTTTGTTCAACATACTGTTAAAATCTCTGAAATCAAACTCATCACCTCTTTTGGGTTTATATTTTGCATATTGTGCAGGTGACAAAGTTATTTCTTTTCCGTCTTTACCTTTTACATAGATATATGCTACACTTTTTGCAAGTGTATCATCGAAATCAAAAACTCTTAATATTCTACCCATAATTTATCCTTTAGTATAAATATACAAAAAATTTATGAGAATTCCAAATTTATTTTAATCTTGCTCTAAAAGGAATGTCGTTTTCTCTCCAAAACGCATTTAACATACTATGGAAGTTCTTGATAAGTTTTATTGCTTCTTTTTTCTTTTGAGGTGTATGTGTATCTAATCTTCCCTGTGGAATGATTCCTTTTGTAAACTGACTGATTTTGAAGATACCAATCTCGTTTATCTCTTCACCTTCTTTTTGGTAAGTATTTCTACCATGTAAACATCTACCATCTAATGTTACAGGGCCTGGACATTTGTTTCCAAGATTGTCATAGTTGATTTCTTTGACTTGAGTGATTCTATTAGTTTTCTTGTATGTGTCTTTGTCAAATATCAAATTGTCATCTACCATCAAAACCATTAACGCTCTACCAAATTTCTTTTTATCTTTTATAGAAGTAAAGTTTGGTGCACTTTTTGTTGCCCATTTATACCACAACGCTGATAATATTAAAAACATTTTAGTCGAATCACCTTTTTGTTTCAACATCATGTTCTTGACCTTTTTCCTGTTCTTGTACACCCATTTTTTGAAATCCATGTATACGAACTCATTTGGAGTGTCCATAGGTATTGGTCTTTGTTCATTTATTGATTCATCTTGTGGCATATCTTCAGGGAACTCTACTTCTACAGATTCTTTTACGATTCTAAAGTTGACTACTTTCCTACCATTGATTGTTGGCATACCATAATCGTCCTTACCGATTGATTTAACGGTAGTTCTTTTGTTTTTGAACCTACCTGTCAAAATCGTATCCCCAACCTTTATAGGTAATACTATGTTCTCGTTCATTTTTTTAGTCTTCTTTTTCATCATATTTATGAATTTTCTATATTCACCTGCTGCTGACACTTTACCAGCTGCTTTCGCTCTTTGTTCCATTGCGATAGCAGCTTGTATTTTATGTGCGTGACTTTTACCACTTGACCTTATTTTATTTACAGAGGCCGCTGCGTCTTTTTGAGTAGCAAACTTTAATCCATGAATTGTACCTTTTGGATTTTCATCCGTATACAAATCTGAATGAGAGGATGACCCTCTATGTTGTCCTTTTTTTCTTGCTACTCTGTCACTCATTTTTTATTTTTTAGTTGTGTTTTGAAACTTAAACTTCTCACCTGTAATAGATAACTTATCTATAACTTCAGTTTGAATGTCTCTCAATAGTTTCTCTAACTTGTCTTTTTCGACAACCATTGCAGATACTTTGTCTTCCAACGCTTCATTCTTCGCTTTTAACGCTTCTACCTCTTCAGGATTCTTACCTATAAAAGTGTAGATAACAACTGATAATGAACCAACTAACATACCGACAATTACTTTGAATATATCGTTATTAGTTTCAGGTATCTCAAAAAATGCTAAAAACAATAAAAGTCCCATCACAAGTATGAATACTGTGGCTGCTCCTATATATCCTCTTAACTCTTTATCCTTAAACATATCTCCTCTTTCCTTTTTATTGATTATTTGATTTTCTTTAAAATAGGTTCTATATCTAGCGCAATTGCATATTGGTCAAGATGTCTGTATTCAATGGGAACAAATGTTTGTTTTGTTTTCTTCGATGCGAACTCTGCTAATTGTTTACAAATATCATCTTTTGATATACTACCTAAAGTATCAATCTTATCTAAATCTTTTGAACTTGCAGGAATACAGGTTAAAGTTGGACCTTTACCTAAGAAATCAGGTTTTGAATAATTAAATCTAAACTCAACTTGTTGAGATGGTAATTTGGCATCTTTTGCATTTGATTGAAGTACAACTTTTGCTTTTCCATAAAAGTGTACCATCTCATTTAGTGATTTCTTTCCTTCGTTCAATATTTCTTTTAATTTTATCATAATTTTATACTACTAAATATCGCGTAAGTTATCAATCCAAATAAAACACCATTTAATACATTTTCATGATGTTCTTGTTCTGTTACGGGTGACATTGGTTTAGTCACACCACAACCAAACATTAGTATTGAACTTAACGATAATGCTATCATTTTCTTTCTCATCATTTACCCATTTTAGCATTCTCGATTTCTAATTCTTTTACTGTTTTTCTTAGTTCGTCTACTTCTTTTTGTAAGTATTCGATTCTAAGGTCTTGTTTTGCGTCATCAGGTAATGCACCCATCTCACCTCGTGGCCACTTTACTCTGAACTCGTGATTTAATTCAACATCATCTTGCATTCTAATTACATCTAATTGTAATTGAGAAATCTCTGCTGTTAAACTAAACCAAACACCTGCGATAGAGATGATACCTAATACCATCCCTATCAATGCTTTAATGTCTAATTGTACCTTAGACTTTTCACCTAATACATTTTCCTGTTCTTCCATCTGTTACTCCTTAATCTAATAAGTAACCATAAGGTGTTGCGTTTATATCCAATCCAATTGGATAGTTTTCTAATCTTAAATCCACAGTCATATTTCTTTGAATATATGGATTGTAAAATTCACCTTCGGCGTCTAAACAAATTAGTCCGTCATGTACATCCATGACTTGAACATTATTCCAAACAACATATTCTTGGTCGCCTGGAATCTCAACTCCTGCATATTTGTTATCAGGGTTTTCCCAAGTATAGGTTCCAATGTCTAACAACGCTCCATTATCGTCACCGTCTGAATCTAAGACGTATAATGCAAAGTGTTGTCTGTCCAATCTTGGTTCTCCATCATCTACTTGTAGATAAAGGATAAATATCTTTTTGATAATATCACCATCGTATTTTACACCACCAAATGATTTGATTTGTGCGTATCTTTCATTTGGGTCAAAAGACTCACCGTCAAGTGAAATCTCTAATACAGGTTCTAATATCTCTTCCTTTTCACAGGAAATAAATAAAAATGACAAAACACTTAAAAATACTAATAATTTTTTCATACTAATTTCTCCTACGATATAAATATCATAACCTTTTCATTTTCTTTAGATAATCATACATTGAATATCCTAACTTCATACCGAACTTTGAATCGGTTTCGTAATGTGCTCTTCCTATATTTCTACTTCTTGAAATATCTCTACCCAAACTCATAAAATTATACTCGTGGTCAGGGTACATATCTGACATTACTTTCGCTATAAGTATTCCCTGACAGGAATGACCACTTGGATACGATGGAGTGTTCATTGACTCCATGTACGCCTCTTTTCCAATATCTATGTTTACTAACGGATGGTCAGCAACCTGATATGGTCTTGGTCTATTATAGTGAATCTTTAGTGTTCTTGTGAATATTCTACTGTCTTCTAATAGTTGGTCTACCAAGGATTCGGGAAAATCTAATCCTTGTATATCGCAGTAGTTTTTAAATACTTTAGAGATGTCATCCATCTCTTTTACAAAATCTATATCGTGAGGAAGGTCACTTAACTTCCTTAATTCTATCTTTACTTTTGATGAATCATTCTGAGGTGGTGGGTTACCTTTGAAATACTCAATAGGGAATCCTTGAAGAAGGTTTGGTTTTTGTCTAATGACTTTTATATCCTTCTCTCTTGGTTCGTCCATGAATCTCATGGATTTTAAACTGAGTATATCACTTAATTTCATCTCCCTTGGCCTCTATATGGTTTTTTATAGTGTTTACTATGTTTACTCCTTGACGTTTTTGTCTTAGAGTGAATTCCAGGGCGCTTCTTTCTTGGTTTATCGTAATAAGTTGAAGACCCTAATCCTTGTCTCTTTGCCATCTGTTAATACAACCTTTCTAAAACTGTGAAGCGGACTTGAGTTCATCGATGTGTTCTTGTAACTCTTGTAAGTCAACAGGACATTCTAAATCTAATCCTGCTTTATACACTTCTTCTTTTATACCGTCTTTGAATACTATAATGGTCGGTGCCATTCGTATTCTATATTCTTTTTTCATGTTTGGTGCATTTGCAATATCAATTCTGTAGTAGTGAGTTATTCCTTCAACTTTATCCCAATCTTGGAATGCGTTCTGTTCATTAAACTTTGCCCAAAACTCAACTACAACGATTGACATCTCATCGTCACCAAATGCGGACTTTTCGTGAATCTTATCTTCCATGTTGGAATCTGTTATCCAATCTTGTCCAAATGAGTTACCACTAATAAGTAACATCACTAAAAATAACAATTTTTTCATACTGAAACCTGTTTTATCTACGACTTTGTTGTAATTCGTAGAGTCGTTCATCAATTTTATCAAGTTTATCCTTGATATCGTCTACATCGTCTTGAGTATCTAAAATTGTCTGGCGAATTAATTCGTCCTTTAAATCATACTCAGTCCTATCAATCACAGGCGCGGGTAGTTCTTTCGCTTCTTGGATGTCACCTTGAAGAGTAAACCACATTCCGACAACCGTTGCTACAAAAAACAGAATTACCCCGATTGTTTTTAAATCGAGGGTAATTTTAGTTTCTTCTGATACCTGCTTTGCCATAACAAATCTCTCTTATATCTTATCTGAATGTATAGTTTATACCAAATGTTGTAATGAAAAATTTAGAATCCCACATTTGAGTATATTCACCTTCTGCGAATAACCCGATTGATTTTCCGATTTTCCATCCAAAGTTTGCACCTGCTTGATAATCCCACCACTGCTCACCTTTTGCTGCGTCTGCTAATCCATATTGGTCCCAATCGTTTCTGTATAGGTAAGATAGAGGAACTCTTCCTTGTTCATCTGTATCACCCATTACATACTTGTGATATGGTAAAAATGCTGAACCGTATAGGTGTAACCAAAAGTTTGACTTGTAGTGGTAGAAATCGAAACCGACAACTGGCGATAACAATCCAAATTCTGCAGTGTTACCTAATATTTCTTGATTATATCTTGAAATTAGTTGTTTGTAAGGTCCGTCTCTAAATTGTAAATCCGAAGAAGCGACTCTTCTTCCTTCAGGGTCCCACCAAAAATAACCACCTATGTTTTGTGTTTCACCTGTAATTGGATTATCAATAGTTGTAGTATAATATGCGTCTTGATATCCATACTCGTATGCTAATTCATACCAATAATTTTGTTGTGTACCATCATCATTTAAAGCACTAACCCAAATTTCATATGGATTAACACCATAAACTCTTTCGTGAGTTCTAAATGCTGCTCCCGCTGATATAGAGAACTTTTTACCGATTGGTAATCTTCCTCTTACTTCTGCTGCACTATAGTTAAAGTCAAATGCACCTTGATATCTTTGTTCAAGTTTTACAATATGGTATTTACCTGTATGTCTAAGGAAGTATCTTAGGTTTTCCCACTCTTCACCTCTTCTTCGTTCCTTCTCAAAGTGGAATAAGTATTCCCAACCTTGAACTGCTGAAGTTGGTGCGATTAGTGCGTTTTGTCTTTCTAAGTTTTGGTCACCTGTCCAAAAGTTACCTGGCTTTCTTTCGTATCCAAAACGACCTAATTTACGAATACCAAATCCGATTCTGTAATCTGATGGGAAGTATTCCGTAACGTCTACTACTTCAGGTACATCATAAATACCTGCTCCATCGGGAGTTCTAATTAGGTATTTTTTATCCGAACTTTCGTAAGGTGCTCTATAATCACCTGCTCCATATACTGTTGCGTATTTGAAGAAGTTATCATAGAATTGTTTAAATACATTGTCTTTTTTCTTTTCGTCTTGTGCATTGACACCCATTGGTACAATCATCAAGATAATCATCAAAATTGATAATAAATTTTTCATTTGGTCTTAATCCTTCTCTACTTTTTTGCGAACTTCTCTAACCCGGCGATACCAAAACAACCTAATGTTACAAATACAAAAGAATTGTATATGAACTCATTGATTACTAAGTCTTTTCCAAAGTAACCTGTTGCAAGGTCAAAGAATGCGAATAACGTCATCACTGCGAACGACATGAATCCAATTACGTTTTTTTCGTTGATATCATTGTCATCTTTAAAAATGTCTTTAAATGCCATCCATTTTCTCCTAATATAGTTTATCATAGTATAACCTTTTTCTAAAACTTGTTACTAATATAAATAGTCTGTAAATCTACAAACTAATTAACATATCCAATAATTCCTCTTGCGGGAACATATCGAACTTATCTTTACGAGTATTGGTATGTGTCCATAGTCCTTTTACTCGTCCATAGTATGCGTCTTCATTAAATTCAAATGCGTCTGCACCTTTTTCTTTTATTAACTCAGGTAAACCTTTTCTTACATCAATTCCATCTCTCTCTGCGATGTACAGAATCCAAAGTCTTAAAGACTCAATTTGTTTATCTGAGTATCTATGCCACACATCAAATCCTCTAAATGGTTTGTCTAACTTTACAAGTTGGTCTTCTGCTGCTGTTGTACCCGCATATGTCTTACCATTCTTAATCCAACCAAAGTTACAAACTTCAACACCTACAGAATGAGTATGCATATGTTGTGACCCATTCTTACCTAAGTGCCATCCGTAGTGACCGTCAGGAAACGCCTGAACCATCTCACCATCATGTGTATCATTATTACCTTTAATAGATGGTCCACCTAATACAAACTCTGTACAAACTGCACCTCTACTATCTCGTCCCCAATTATCTATACAGTTGTAAGGATTCTGCCATCCTGCTGTATGATGTATGAAACAATATTCTTTTTTTGTAATTCCACTTTTGTATTCACCTTCAGGTAAAAAGTGTCTGTGTATTACTAATCCATTTTCCGTTGTGTACGTCTTCTCTGAATTATCAGTAGTAGCAAGACCCATACAATCCCAAGTGGCAGGACCCACAATACCATCAGCACCCAAACCGTTGACTTTTTGGAACTCTTTAACTGCTGCTGCAGTTCCTTTACCAAAGATTCCATCTGCTCCAATACCGAGGAATTCTTGTAATTCTTTAACTTCATTACCTCTTGAACCTATTTTTAGTAACATTCTATTTCCTTTTTTTACGACCTGCACAATGTGCTTTCTGAGAAAACCCTTTTGGATTGTTACAGTCGATTGATTTTTTATACTTATCTGACCAAGTCTCATCAATCTTTTTGATGAGTTCTTCTAACTGTTTATACAAGGATTCTTTTTTACTTGGAAGTCCTTTATGTTTAGTTGAAGCGTATTTTTTAATATCTGCTTTGGACATTCTTTTCGCCGTATCTCTAACATCTTTAGAAACATCTGATGGTTTTACATCACCTTTTTTCAAGGCGTATACAAGACCCATGTACTTTTGTTGTTGTTTACTTGTTGACGGCATAAAATCTCCTTACTAATAAATATGGACAAATTCTAAAGGAATGGTCCATTTAGTACCAAAAGGGTCATTAACGTCTACTTCGCCCTTTTGTTCGTTGAGTGATATAAGAGTCACTTTCTCTCCCTCTACGAGACTCCCCCTGAAATTCGAGAAAGTCTTTGTCATTATTATTTTTTTTCCTACGTTTTCTTTTAATGTTTTCATAGTGTTCGTTTTCATAATATTCGTCATCATCGAAGTCAATACTTCGAATATCAATCTTACCCATTTTTAATTACCTTTAAATTTTTGATTTTATCTAAGAATTGTTCTACAGAATAATTTTTGTTTTGTTCGTCTTTTATTGTCACTTGTTCTAAAGTGTCAGGATACTTTTCTACCAATCTAATAAGGATTTCAAATCCCTCTTCAGTCCAAAAGTTTTTGAATGAAATCTCACCTAAGATGTTTGTTGAATAGTCAACATCTTCTTCTGAATCCTCTGGCAGTAGTATGAAGTATCTCATAGATTTATCAACTCACTTTCGTAGTATTTTATTTTATTAACCTTTATATTAAATATGTCTAATTCAAACTCTCCGATTTCAATTTCGTTAGAATCAAAGATTTCTGCCCACTTTTGGATGTATGTAAATGATTGATTTGAAAGTCTATTTGCGTCAAAACTTATCTCAATATCTGAATCAATATCTACATTTATTCTTTTAGTTAAATCAAACTGAGTATTTGGTTGTTCCAATTTTATATAACTCTCAATGATATCTTTTGGTAAATCTGTAACAATTCTATCACACCAAGGTTCTAAAATATTTAACATTTGTGAATTACAGTTCTCTACATTAAACTGAATATCGTATTTATGTGGAATTTGAGGTAACATAAATTCATCATGTTTTACAAAATGACCCCATTTTCTGATAAAATTCCTTGTTGACCTCTGATTTTGTTTTAACCATTCATCTGATTCTTTACCTACTTCAGTTAATGTTGGATTGAATCTTGACCCTCTACAAGTCATGTGATATACAAACCCGTCCCAAACTTGAATCAAATCATATCCATTTAGTAAAAATCTGTTAAATATATCAGAGTCCTCTTTTGATTGTGGTGCATACAAAGGGTCGTGTCCACCGATTGATGTAAAGTCTTCTTTATATAAAAACCAAGGTGCGAATATACCTTTTGTAATTTTATCTTTGTTTGCAAACTTAGGAATCTCTACAAGAAGTTCTTCTTCTAAGAAATCCTCGGGTTCAGTTTTACCATCCCAAAGAATCTTTTCAGGACCATCAGGATGTAATGGTGGTTCGATACGAGTCCAAGATACTACTGTTTTTGGTTTTAGATTCTTTATCAATGATTCTAATGCGCCTGGACAAAGATACATATCTGCGTGATAGATTCCAACCACTTTTGTAGTTGCTACTTCATTAATCAATCTATCATATAAGATTGTATGTCCTAATCTTGTTGGTCCTTCGTTTCTAATTGCTTTGAAGTTTGGGTCTTCTTTCATTCTTTCTTGACACCATTCCCAAGTTCCATCAGAACTGAAATCATCTGCTACACAAATATGTGGTTCAGGACCACCATTTTTTCTAATTGATTCATATGACCATTTAAGATACTTTAAATTATCTCTTGATGGTTGAATAAAACTAATATCTTTTTTACTTAACATAATATACTACTTTTTACTTTACTGATTAAATCATCGTATGTTTGTACAGGCCATATTGCCTGACTTGATAGTTTAGGGAAGAATCTTCTATATGCGTAATGTTTTACCTCGTAACCCTCGACACCATAAATAATACCTCTTCCACCAAAATACGCACTCAAGGCAGAGTTACCACCTTGAGTTGATATAAAGTGATTACAATTTGACATTACTGCCATTTGTGTGGTGTTGTAATCTAAGTCATATTCTTCTGCGTAATTTTGCATGGTCGGAATACTCATCTCTCTTACCAATTCTCTATCTCCGAATTTCTCTTGTAGTGTATCATCATTTACTATGTCGTTTACATTTGGTCTATTGTAAACAATATTAAATTTATCTTTACATAATTCAAATATCTGTCTTAGTACATCGACACTAAGATAGTTTACAGGACCACGTCCCCATTCATTTTGAATTTTATTTGAAACGACTAAAAATGGTTTATCTGTTTTTATTTGGAATTGTTCTAAATAATATGATTTCAAATCAGGTGGTGACCATTTGTCTTCCCACATTAGTTTATCACCAACAACAGGTTTTGAAAAAACACCTGCTACATGATTATGTGGTCTGTAGTAAGATTCACCATCAATGTCTAATTGAAAAAAACTATGTCTATTACTATATTTTTCAGTTACTTTTATATTTGGATATAATATAGAGGAACCTTTAGATGATATGACTTCAACATCATGTCCCTGTTCTTTATACCAATTTACTAAAGGTAATCCTGCGAACAACTCGTAACCAAATTCACCACTAATTTCAAACTTCATATAATCCTTTTATATAACTTTCTAATCTATCTTTTGGAAACCATTTTAATAATTTCAATGCTTCATCAGACTCTCTGAGTGTTTCTCTGTAATTTCCATATTGGTCATCAATGTATTCTTTTTTACATCCACTATATTTTACAAACATATCTGCTACCTGATTGATTGAGTAATTCATACCCGTTCCTAATTCCCACGCGTCTAATATGTCTAATGAAGTTTTTACAGTTTGTAGTTCTAATAATGCGTCAACAATATCGTGTACATGAGTAAAGTCTCTTCTTTGTTCACCATCACCAACAATTGTAATCGGTTGGTTATCTCTAATTTGTCTTCTCCAAATACCAATCACGGCTGCCCAATCACCTTCGATAACTTCATGTGGTCCATAAACATTATAGAATCTACAAATCTCAATATCCATATTGTAAGTTCTTTTGTACATTTTACAAATCTCTTCACCAAGATACTTACAAGTTGCATATGGTGATTGATATGGGTCATGATGTTTTGAAGATGAACCTGCGTAAATTACTTTTGTATTTGTCTTTCTTGCGAACTCCAAAATCTTCTGAGTACCACCTGTGTTTACATTGAATGTATGTGTTGGATTCTTAAAAGATGGTTGGATTCTTGACAAACCTGCTAAATGATAAATTAAATCAAACTCTGAAAACTCAAGTTCGTGATACCTGTCAAAGTCTACAACAGACATTTCTACATATTTACAACCTTCTACATGATTTTCTTTATCTCCTGTAGAATAGTCATCGACTGATACTACGTCATGTCCGTTTGTAACTAATCTTTTAATTAGATTTGTACCAACAAATCCTGCTCCACCTGTAACTAATATTCTCATAATAATGGTATCCTATTTGGGTTACTTGTTCCTTCTATTGGTTTTACAAAAGTTTGGTCATCGTGTTCAGGTAATCTACCCCACTTATTAATAAACTTTCTTGCGTTGTTTGATTCTGATTCTTGTTGTCTTTTTGATTTGGAATTCAATATATCTTTTGCTTCATCTCTAAAATGAGAACCTCTTGCTGAAAAATGATATACAACTGACTTAGATGACATAATAAACTTGTACCCTTCTAATTGCATTCTAATAAACAAATCCATATCATCGTATGACGCGGGTGCGAATAGTGGGTCGTTACCACCAATCCAAACATAGTCTTCTTTTTTACAGAAGAATCCTGCACCACCACCTTTTCTTACACGAGTCTCATCCATTGATGAAAGTTTCTGAGACCAATCATCAAACCACTCCTTATCAAAGTTATGATGGAATTCACCAAACTCATCAGTTGATACAAATACAGTTCCTGGCCTATAATCAGGGTCATTTGGAAATATCTTAGGTTGGATTCTAAATGATGACGCAATAATTCTATCAACCCCATCACCCTCTTCTACAATCTTTTGTAACTCTAAATCTTGATTTGGTGATATCCACATATCAGAGTGGATTATATTTACATACTCGGTTTCTGATTTGTCAACACAAAAGTCCATACCACCACCAATTCCTCTTGGTGTATCGTTATGTTCTATAAAACCTTTTAGATTCTTATCCTCTTGCATTAGATTAAGTAACCACTCATCTGTACCATCAGTACAATTCTCTGCGTGAATCACAATCGGTTGGTCCTTGTAATATGCATTCTTTCTTACGGATTCGTAAGCAAGTTTTACATAATCAAGATTATTGTTTGTAGATATACAAGTTGTTACAGGACTTCTTTCCATACGTCTTTCCAATTAAAGTTTCTTCCTTGTTTCATAAAGTTATACGCGTTCAACTTTGACATTTCACTCGCTACTTTATACCAATCATTTGATTTTCTTTGTTCATTAATATCACTCCCGACTTCATCCTGTACATATTTTCTCTTTCTTGGGTGTTCTCTATTATGAACTAACAATATATTCTTTACAATATACAAAGGAATTTGGTTATTTCCAAATAAAGTTAACATTTTATTCATCAATGCTGTGTCTTCATGGGTAAAAAATACACATTTTGGTATATTTACTCCACTTCTTACAAGTTCTGATGACATTACTAACCCACAACCATTGAATTTATAGTTGTAAGTTGATTCTATATGTGGTGATTCAGTATCAGAGTTTATCTCTTCCATTTTATCATAATCCATATAACATCTCGTTCCATACCACGCGTGTGCGTCTCTTGGTAAATCAGTGAGTTTTGGATGTTCTAATGGTTTCCATGAATCGTCCCACATTTTACAAGTAGCGAAGAACCCTAACCATTTTGGTGTTTGTTCTTTTACTGCCTCATGTAATGATAAAATAGTTTCAATCGCCTGTGATGGTACTAACATATCAGATTCACCCCAAAACAATACATCTACAAGTTCACAATACTTTTCGTTAAAATCTCTTCTGTAATCTGCGATTGTATATAAGTCTTGAGTTATATCATAGTCCAACTCATACCCATTACTTTCTAAACTATCACAGACTCTTATGAATTCCTTTTTTATGTCGTACAAATCCTTGGTGGATTTTTCTAATTCCTGATTTGTTACTAAACATAAATCAATCAGTACTTTATCTTTTTGATTACCAATTGATAGTTTAAGAGAATCTACATATTCCTCAAACATATCAATCTCATACCATTGTACTAAACAACCTGTTGCTATCATATCTCTACTCTTGGAATTCCTTCGTAGCCAGGATTTCTATCTGAATTTATTTCCCATTCAACACCTTGTTCTTTCATCCAATAGTAAATACCTTTTGTTGCTTTTGCTACTGATAGTATTTCTCTTGGACCCATTGATGTTTTTGCATATACAATCTTTTCGTGTTCATCACCATAAAAGTGTTCTTGAAATACTCTTTGTGTATCGTCTTCAGTTCCTTTGTCAAACGATGATAAATCACCAATATCCCAACCAATAGTTACTATTTTTTTACAACCTAAATACATTGCTAATGGAAGTGCCATTTCGTACATAATACCAGGCCCCCAAGGTTGGTTAAATCCATATTCGGGGTGGTCTAACTTCATAGTGTCCCAATCCTCTCGTTCTGATAATGAGTGAATCATTTTATTAGGACCAACTCCACCACCTGTATTTGGATTGTTTCTAAATATAGGAATGAATAAATCATTCTCTAAATTATTTTCAAATATCATTTGAGGATGGAACTGTTCAAATATTGCCCACGTTATGATTGATTTATTATTTGACCAATCATACGGTGCAAAGTTACACCAATTTAGTAAATGGAAGTCTGCTACTTCTTTTAGAAAGTTATATGATTGTTTGATTGGTAAACATAACTTATCTCTTAGAAAATCTCTAAGTTCTTCTTTCGTATATCTGTTCAATGACGGTCCACCTGCGATTATATATGCAGTTTCACCTTCATACTGATTCTTTAATACTTTTAGTCTGTCTTCAGGTTCTTCTAATTTTAGAAGTTCTTCTCGTAACTTACTTGTTTGTGATTTCATTAAATTGTTTTAACGTCTGTTCCCATGATTCAAACCTGATACCTCTGTCATCTATGTAACAGATTGCTCTTGGTTTTTCACAAGTTATTTCTTTTATATAAGTATCAATCTCATATTTAGTTAACCACTCCCAAATCAACTCTTCACCTGTTTTACCATTTACAAGTGGTCTATCGGGTTTTACTTTTGCGGTAAATAAAACTATATCGTACCCTTGAGACTTAAACCACTTGATTGCGTCTAAAGAACCCTCAATAGGTGGGTCGTATACAGTTCCATCATGGAATCCTTTTGAATTACCATGGACAACACCATCAAAGTCTATCGCAACTTGATAGTTGTTTTCGTGGTGTTGCATTTTGTCATATTCGTCTATGTTCATTTTATTTTATATAAATTATATTTTAGTGTAATCTCGTCTCCAATCGAAAGAAACTGAGTTGACACTAATCTGTAATTACCGTCTACATCCGTCACCACTTTACAATTTGGATTATCACTATGATTGATAAATCCACCTAAGGGTGTTCTAATGTATCCGTTCTCAAACTTAGAGTTTGGGACATGACTTATACCAAAGTCATAATCAGATGGAATATCCATTGTTGCGAATAAACCCATTCCATCTATGTTACTTTTCATAATGTTTAAACCTTTAGGTAATGGTCTATACATTATCGATGTCTCTTATTAAATACATCACCATCTCTATATGAGTAAGAACCATATATAAACTTTCTTGGTGAGTTTGTGTTAAACTGTTTAGATACTGAATGATAAGAATCGGGTGTTGACAAAAAGAATACTCCTTTATTCTTCTTCGCTTCGACTGTTTTGTGTACAGGTAATGCGTTTAAGTCCCATATCTGTTGGTCTAATTTATTTAGATTATCAGATGAATGAATCAAGAAGTCACCACCTTCCCAATCTTTATCATTAAAGAATATTAGAAAGTTCCAAATCCTTTTATTTGTATCTCTATGTATTTCTCTAACATAACCATCAGTCGCAGAGGACCAATCGATGTGTAAGAAACTATCTGTCTTTAACGAACTATCAGTTGTAATAACACTATCCCAATCTTTCAACTCATTATCATAATAGTTTACAAAACTATGGAATACTTCATCATCATTTAGATATTCGTAAAACTTTTTCCAAGTAGGTGCAGTTTGTAACCACTCGTCAAACTTAGGACTACCTGAATTCATCTTTTTTCTACCACCCATAACGGTTCCTTCTGAAGATACATCAGGGAACTCTTGTATAAGGTTCTCAAGTGTTTCTTCATCAAAACAGTTTTCCACTTCTATAATAGGAAATGGATAGTCGGTAGAATTTCCTTCACTAAAATTAATCATATTTTTGGTATATCTTCTCCTCGAAGAATTCTGAATTCAGTAAATGATTTATTTCTTTCTTCTCTGCTGCTCTTCTATCATTTGTGTAATAAACCGCTCTTGCGTATTCAATGAATTCTTCATTAAACAATTTATCTTTTTCTAATAACCTAACAGAATCTTCAATAACCCACATTTGACCGTTTGTCTTTTTGAGTCTACTGTAGATTTCTTTTAGTTCGTCTCCACCATTATCCCAAAATGGTTTCAATTTGTCTTGTAAATAATTAAGTTCATTTTGAATATTTTCTCTTTGAACTTCATCTTTTACATTTTCAAGTTTTATTTCAAGGATTGATAACTTATCGAATGCGTCACCAATCGGTGTTTTAATTTCTATCGCCATATTTTAACATTTTATTTATTCCGTCTTCTAAACATACAAAATTTTCATAACCTATACAACTTTTTAACTTAGAAAGTGATGGTTTTCTCCATTTTGTATCGTTAGACCACGCAGGTTTATACTCTACTTTAAATTCTTTATCCATTATTTGATGTATAACCATCGCCAAATCATGAATAGTAATCTCTTCATCAAATCCAACATTTACTATTTCGTTAGATGTTTTCAAAATTAAATCAGAAACAATATTAGCATGGTCTGTAACATAACAAAAAGACCTTGTTTGATTTCCATCACCATATAAGTAAAAGTCCTCATCTGATTTGATTCTTTCAATAAACTCAGGAATCACTTGACCATAACCACCTGTTGCCATTCTTGGACCATAAGTGTTAAAAGGTCTAACTATCAAATACTCTTTTCTTTTTTCATCTGCCCATAATCTTACTAAGAACTCACCCATACCTTTTGAAGACGCGTAAGAGTCTCTATTTGCAGATGGATGTAAAATCATAGGTTCTGTTTCTTCAGTTGGAACAATTGGTGATGGTCCATAAATTTCAGATGATGACGCGTATACTACTTTTGTTACTGAAGGTGTACATGCGTTCAATACATTCTGAGTCATTAAGATATTATGATTACAGACTTTAAATGGAATATCATAAAAATATCTTGTTCCATTTATTGCTGCGTAGTGAACAACTACATCGAACTGATGTTCTAACATAAATTCTTTTATTGGTTCACTATAAACTAAGTCTAACTCTTTGAATGTAAAGTTTTCATGAGTTGGTAAGTTACTTACCTTTCCTCTGAAAAAGTTATCTACTCCAACGACTTCGTGACCACCATCTAATAATGAATCACAAAGATGTGAACCTAAAAATCCTGCTGCTCCTGTTACTAATATTTTCATATGTCGTATCTCATTCCTTTTGGTACTGTTTTTACAAACTTATCATTTTCCTCATCAATGAATCTGAAAATATCCACGTCAATGTTATATTTCTTACAGAGTACTTTCATTGCTTTTGTATCTTTAGGAAGACACATTCCACCATAACCACCAAACTCTTTATTTACATTTAAGTAGTGACCTTCACCGACACCGTGGAATAAAAACGCGTCTTTGATTGCATCGTAGTTTGCACCAAAATGTTCTGCTACTTTATGGAATGAATTTGCAAATGTGATTCTCATCGCCTTGTATGTATTTGAAAAATACTTCATAAGTTCTGATTCTATGATTGACATCTTAACTTTATGGAATGGTAGTGAACCGTGTGCTTTTACAATCAAATCATAGTTTTCATCACTATCAGTACCAACAACTAAGATATTGTTATTGTATACGAAGTCTTCATATGCACATCTTTCTCTCAGGAACTCAGGTACAAAACACATATTAAGATTTGGATATTCACTCATCAATCTTTGTGTAGTGCCAGGTTCTATTGTACTCTTAAGTGCAACAAGACCTTTATATTCTAATTTACTAAGTTGTTCTATCACAGAATTTACTGCTGTTAAATCACATTCTTGATTTGGACCTGTAGGAGTTCCAACTGTGATAAAGTTAATTTCTGTATCTAATGTATCTTCTATTGAAGTCTCAGGTATTTTGATATCATATCCGACAACTTCGTGTCCGATGTATTCAAATCCCTTTGATATCGCAGAACCAACTGCTCCTATTCCTATAACTCCTAATTTCATATTAGTGTTTCCGATATTTCCCATAAATAATTCCAATTGTTTTTGTGCCATTTTCCGGCTTTTATATATTGTATGATTTGATTGTGTACCAAATGTGGGTCAAAGTAGTGTTGTTTACAATACAAATGACCATACAAAGGCACTTTAGACCCATCTACGACTGCATCAGCAAGGTTCATAAAACTTCCCTCGTAAACATGAATCTCTTTTGCGTTTTGTAGTACTTTACTGTAATCTAATATATGTCCTTCCCTTGCGTGAACATTGATTACAGGTAGTTGGTCATTCTCAAAGTAGTTTCTGTTTATAGGATACATCTTCCTGAAAACATTATCTTGACCTCTTTCGTGGACTATGATATAATCCTCACCAACCTCATTTACTAAATCCTGATACAATCTATCCTCTTCTTCAAGGTCTCGATTCCAAGACAACTCTCTCCACTTTGGACCCTCTACCGCAGATGCAAAACCTAATTTAATAGTGTTATCTTTTGCTCCTGTACCAAACTGAATGTTTGGTGTATCATTATACAGTTTTTTAAACAACCAATTAAGTCTACCTTTTTGAACGTCTAAGTAGACCATGTCGTATTCTTTACAGTATTTTTCTTTTATGACTGATGACATCATTAGTCCATCACCAACACCACCTGCGTGTACTATTCTAATTCCGTTCATGCTAATAATTTCTCTACTAATTCTATATCTTCAGGATAGTCAACTGCTACTGTACTTCCATCCAATCTAACCATTTTAATTTTATACCCCATTTCTATGAATCTATCAATCTCGATATCTTCTTGAAACTCAAGTGGGGTTTTCTTTCCATAACTCCAAAATGCTTTTAAGTGGTCTCTATTGAATCCATAGATACAAACTTGTTTCATTGGATTAGTTGGAAGACCTTCCTTTAAGCCAGGAAGTGGGTTTCTTGAACACCAAATTAACTCGTCTTTTAGATTTGTTATTACTTTTGGTATTTTCTTATCTTCTACATTTTCGTGTTTGTTCAAAGGTGCCATACAATTTATGACATGATTTGGATTCTCTATCATTTTGTCTATCACCTTTTGTATGTCATTAGAATTTAACATTGGTTCATCACCTTGGATATTGATAATAAAATCTGCGTCAATCTCTAATGCTGCTTCTGCTACTCTGTCTGTTCCTGTCGGACAAGAGTCTGATGTTAACACTACTTTGTATCCGTGACTTTTTACTAAGTCTACAATTTCTTCATTTTCTGTTGCGATATAAACATTGTCTTTACCAACAGCATTTTCTGCAATCCCGGCGACCCAAATAATCATCTCGGTCCCAAGAATCTTGGCGAGTGGTTTGCCAGGAAATCTACTTGATTTGTATCTCGCAGGTATAACCACCGCAACTTTTGGTTCAATCACCTCTTCAATCTTTTCAGAATCAAACCTAAGGGAATCAGGTATGTCCAATAAAATATCTTCGATTCTATTAGGGTTCAGATGTGACTGTTGTAGATTCTGTGGATACAGTGGGTGGATGTGTTTTAATCCACTAACCATATAATTGTGTGTGAATCCCCACTTGTGTGTTTCCATCAACGGGGTCATCCACTTTCTAATCACCTCTTGAAGAGGTTTACAGTTATACGTTTTGTTTCCCTCACCGTACTGATAATATGTGACGAGTTGTTCTGTTTTGACATTCCCGACACCTCTACCCATTCCAAGAAGAGTCCCATCAATCCAAGTTGCTCCTTCTTTCTCTGCCGATAAACAGTTTGCAAAAGCAAGACCAAGATTGTCGTGTGTGTGAACCCCGACCTCACAACCAAACTCACTAAACAACTTTACTAATTCAGTTGTTCTATCAGGTGTAAGATTTCCGTAGGAATCCGCAAAATATAATGCTTCAGGTTTTAACTCGTTTAGTGTTCCAAATTCTTTTATTTCAGAATCACTCAATAACGAGATACCCATAAGATTGATTACTAATCGATATCCTTTTTTGTTTATGTATTCACCGATTTGTTTTGATAATTCAATCTCGGAATGTTTGATTGCAAGTCTACAAATCTCAAATGGTGAATCACCAAACGGATTTATACAATCGTCAATCAATGAAAAGTCTACTCCACCATCTTTGATGAAATCTTTCGCGTCAATCATAAACGCAAGTTTTACGTTTACGGGAAGTCTATAATCTAATACGTCCCAAATAAACCTATCGTTACATTTACGATACTTACCACCCTTTACTGGCGACTTGTAACCTAACTCGATTACGTCAACCCCCGATAAATCACATGCGCTAATAAGGTCTTTGACCATTTGGGTATCAAAGTCCCAATTAGTATAGTAACCACCGTCTCTTAATGTACAATCTAATAACATAGGAAATTGTTAAATTTTCTTTTGACACACATATCGTTTCCAAAAACGCGATTACACAAGGGTATCGTAATACTCATTTTGTTTTTCTTGTCTTTTGATATCTTTTGGGTGTAACAATGCGAACTCTTCTAAAGAAGGTAAGTTAGAGATAGTCTCGTATCCTTCGATTTTCTCGTGTACCTTGTTTACCCAACGAATGGTATCTGATTTTCTATATATTCTCCACTGAGGGTCTGGCCAATTAATCCAACCTTTTTCATCAACTCTCCATCCCCACTTTTGGATATGTTCTTGGGTCAAACCTTCTACCGTATTTATTCTTGGAACAAGAACTACATCAACGTTGTTCATTGTTAGAATATCGGGTATACTCTGTAATAATACCTTACTTGGTATTTCGTCTGCGTCAATCTGAAAAATGTAATCACCGTTACATAAATCAGTCAACTTGTTTTTCCAATCACCGAAGTGACCATCAAATTTATCTTTATGCCATGCGAATGCGTTGTTGACAGATTTCGCTCTTAAAAACTCCTCTATCCCCTCATCACCTTTTGATTCGTCAAATAATATTACAACCTCATCTTCTCTTCTTTTGTATTTTAAGATGTGAGGTAAAAGTGATTGTAATTCTACAAACTCATTACATACTGTTATTGCGTAACTAATTTTCATAATTTAATTTTATAGTCCTACGGGTGGAGTATCTTGTGTTGTCTCCAAATCCGTGTCATCTTTTCTTACTTGTTCTTGTTGTCTTCTTACTGTTGCTGGTGGAACTTTGTCATAGTTACCATAATCGTAATTATAGACCAAAACTGAACCTACATTTTTTTCAACTAAAGTTCTGTAACCTACTTGAAGTTTTTTACTTCTAATAACTCCCGTATAAAACTGTTTAGAGTTTTCTTCGATTCTTAATTTAGTTAAATCTAATTTTCTAATCCCCTTTGTTGTACTAAACACCTCATCTAAATCTTCTGCTAATTTGATAAAACTCTGTGGTGAACAATGTTTCAAATCTAAACAATGGAATTTTAATTTAAAATCAGGTTGTAAAACAAACACAAAGTAATCTCGTTGTTTACCATCTACCTTTTTGTATCTGATTTTTGCAACCATTCCTCTTTCCAACTTAGATTTACTAATCTTAGTCGGGTCTTTCATATTACTTCTATGTCTACTTGTAAAGTCTGTCATTATTTCTTCTTCAACTTAGGTAATTTTAAAGTAACTTGTTGTGGTCCTTCACCTACTTTATATTGGTCGAATATTTCACCCAATTTAGTTGACATATGTTCTTTTGTAAAATTACTCTTTACATACTGTCTATTCTTTCGGGACTGTTCTAATGCTTTCTTATACTTATCAAATACCGCTTTCATAGTACCTGAACCTTGAGAATAATTTACTTTAAACCATTTACTCCCTTCTTGGAACCACTTATTTCTGGCTGATGGATGGATTTCTACTAATTCACCACCAAGTAAAAAGTTGTATTGAGGATGTAAAAAGTCTAAGTGACCACTCCACCCTGATGCGATAATAGGTTTACCACTAACACATGCTTCAAGTAATGGTCTACCAAATCCCTCACCATGAGTAAATGATATATGAGATTTTACTTTAGGATGATTATACAATGAATTCATTTCTTCATCTGTCATATCACCATCAAGAATGTATATGTTTGGAAGTATTCCATTCATACCATCCATTTCTTTGATTTTTTCAATTTTCTTTTTTACATCGTGAACACTTGTTATAGATGATTTACCAACAGATGTTTTTAGTATCAATGCTGGTTGTGATTTTTTATTAAAACTATTTGTCTTAAATGTCGTCAAAAATGAGTGTACTAATGCTGCGATACCTTTTCTGTCCTCACCTAAATCACCCTGTAACCAATGTCCTACAAATAAGAAACAAAATTGTTCAGGAATCTCTGATAATGTTTTTTCTATTGTTTTTGATATTGGTTTTTTATGGTCATATATTTTCGTGTCATATCCTTCAAACAAAACTTCAACAGGTTTTTCTATTTTTAGTTCACCTACTTTTTCTTTTGTTTGTTCGTTTAGTTTATCATATACTGCTGATAGAGTCTTCTTTGAATGTTCTGATGATACTATAGTCAAGTCCATTCTATTACAACCCTCGATAAATTCTGCAGTTGCGTCTGATGTTTCAATAACTGCGGATACACCAACATTAAAATGACCAACAGGAGTAAACTCATTTGGAATAGTTATCTGAAACCATACATCAGGTTTCTGTTCTAACTTATTAATCATCCTTGAAGTCAAATCTTTATCATCGGGAGTCAATGCGTTCATACTCAAATCACCCCATCTTTGAGAAAGGATTTTGATATCCCACTCATCACCTTTTTGTTCAATAAGTGCTCTTACAAAATCTCTACTTCTTGCCCCATAACCACTTCTTGTGGCGATTGGACAACTAACTACACATAACTTTTTTATACTTTCCATAAGTCAAATCTTTTTCTTGGTTTCCAATTTTCAAAACAAGTATCAATTGCTTCAATAAACTTTTCACCCATTGTTTCTGATGCCATATCACCTTCACCTACTACAAACTCATGACCTAACATACCAACTCTTTCACATTCTTCTCTACCCATTTTGAAAAACTCATTAAGGTTTTCCGCGATATCGATAGCATCACATCTATCATCATAGATATAAGGAGTAACAGGTGACCCCTGTAATGATAAATTTGTTGGCCATACAGGTTTAACCCACTCACCATGTTCTAATTTACCTTTCCATTTTCTCCACTGATGAAGTGAACCTATTTCAACATAATCTTCTGCTGTAAGTAGTTTACCATCTTTTCTGAATCCACATTGGTCTTGTAGTCCACCTGTGACATTTACGATGATTGGAGTACCTGCTCTCATTGCTTCACAAGAACCTAATCCAAACCCTTCATTAGATGCGACATTTAAAACTACATCACATGAATTGTAATATAAGTTTAATACGTCTGTTGGAAATGCTTGTGTCTTCGGTCCTGATTGTGTAAACTTGTATTCACCAAATTTACCACAATGTTTGATAACCTCAGGAATGTCTGTACCATTCGGGTCACTCGGAGAGGTATGTAAAAACAATAACATTTTTTTATCAGGATTCATTTCTGCGAATCTACTAAATGCTTCAACTACATCACCTGGCACTTTTCTACGAATGTTTCTGTTATTCCAACCTACAATAAAGTCGTATTTGTCTAATTTAAACTTCTGTTTGAACTCAACTAATTTTGGGTCCATATCCGATAATGGTTTAAATAGTTTAGTTACACCGTGAGGAATATACTTGTGATTCCAATCTTCTTTTGACATCCCTGTTTTTTCAAGTGTTCTTTTATTGATACCATAGGTTTGTTTTGATATACCTAATAGTAAGTCACAACTTGCGTAAAATGGTGCGTTCCATAGTGGGTCAGGAAGTGAATCCCAAATGTTGTAATACATGATTGGACAAATCTGTCTAATTTCATTTTCCATCTCATACAACCATCTCCAAAATCTTGGGTCTGTAAAGTGTAAGATTGCGTCAGGTTTTTCTATGTTTATTAATTGTCTTAGTATATCGGGATTACCGTAACCTGTATTACAATATATTTTTACACTTGCGTCTTTGACTCCTGTTTCTTTTTGAACATCGGCGTCTAAGATAAGTGTTTTACCTGATTCAGGGTGTTTTAATGCTGCACCCAACTGTACCCAATCATATTTGTGTACTGTTGACAATACAATTTCTTTTGATTGTGTTGCGATTCCACTATGTAATCGTAAATCATCGGAAAGTAAAAGTATCTTTGGTTTCTTTACTTTGTCCTTAGATACCTTCTTTAGTTTTGGTAGTTCTATACTCATGTGTAACTTCTTCTTTTTTATTTAACTATAAATATACAAAAAAAATTAATTAAATCCTATTATATTCATCAGAAATTCTAACAATATCATCTTCACCAAAATATGTACCTGTTTGAACTTCTATAAACTCAACGGGTTCATCTGTCTCATTCCATGCTCTGTGTTTTGCTCCTAATGGTATTCTGATGGTCTCACCATACTTTCTGAATACTTTTTCGTCATCTAAAACAATTGTCAACTCACCCTTTATCACGGTCCAACATTCCTGTCTTTTGTGGTGATATTGGTACGACAACTTTCTGTGAGGTTCTACTGTAATTCTTTTTACTTTTGTAGTGGGGTCATCTAACAATACCTCGTATCTACCCCAAGGTCTATATTCTATTTCATTCATTGTACGAAACTTGCTTTCTTTTTCCATCTATTTAACAATCTGTTGAAATGATTAAATTCATTCCTTTGTATCTCCCCAAAATAAACTATCTTATCTGAGTTATGTACGATACAATCATATTGGTGAAGTGGTTGTGTTGGGTGATATGGTTTATCGTAATAGTCATCTTCCATTCCACTATACAACGTTACAGATGTATGTGCAGGATTATATTCGATATACTTTACACTCATTTCTAACGAGTACTTTCTAACCCACTTTTCAATACCATTTTTTTTACCTCGTGTAACTATGATTAGGTCGTCACCAAACTTTTTCTTTAAGTTAAAGATTAACTCTTTTATTTCTCCTCTATTTTCATACGTCTCGTGACCTATCAACGCTACTCTCATACTTGACCAATTCTTTTTGTACCTTTTTCCAATACCTTTTAGTTTGTTTTTTCTGTAATCCTTTCGGACCACCATTCCAACACCTTGCAATTTCTTCATATGAACTATCTTTGTGGTAATAATTGTAAATTATATAAAACATTTCTATAGACTTCTTCTCATCCCATCTGTCATCTAATGTATAGAATTTTTCAGAATCAAATTTATGAAGTAGTCTATTTACTTCATTGACCATTATTGGTCTTATTTGTAAGATACCTGCTGCATTCTCTCCTTTAGCAAATGCACTTGGGTCTCCTTGTGATTCTACCTGTATCATCGCTCCTACTAAGTCTGAAATATCTCTATCAGGTATTTTTAGAATCATTGGTGTTGTTTCCACCGTTAGTTCTTTTATTGGTTTAGGTTCAAGAACCGTAATTGGTTCTACCCTTGGATTTTCTACTTTACTTGAACTAACTAAAAGTAAAGAAACCCATATAAATAAAGTTCTCATATTAAGATTTTATACGTTCCTTTTTGTTACACAATTCACTATCTTTGAAAGGACACCATCTACAGTTCTTGTTGTTCTTACCTGCTAATGCAGGGAACTCACCAACTGTATTGTATGTTCCATCATCGTTAAAACTACTTTCAATAAATTGGTTAAAATTCTTTACTATTTTATTTAAGGTAGGTTTACCGTGAGGTGGTACAAACTCTTGTACCCTCTTTTGTGCAAACATTGCCTCTTCCCACAACTTTCTTTTTACAATAAAATACCTTACTTGTATTCTATCTAATGGATAACCATATTGTTCTGAGAAAAACTTTTTGTATAAAACTAATTGTGCGGTTTTTGTTTTATCCGCTTTCTGCCACTTGTTCCAACCTTTTGTTGATGTTTTGATATCCCATATTTCAATATTTCCATCACTGTCTTCAAATACCAAGTCAAGGAAACCTTTCATCATGATTTGACTATCATCTGATACGGGATAATAAATAGGTAATTCTACACCAACAAGTTTCATATTACGAGTTGAAAAGTATGCAGACCGATTCTTTTTCAAGAAATCGAGTATTTGTATACCATCATCGTAGAACTCATTCATTTCACTACGATTGGTAAACTTAATTCCGTATATTGCCATGGTCTTTTTGTACTCTTTAGTCATTTCTTCTAACAAGAGTCCATTAAGGTCCATTTCATTTGCTTTTGTTGCAGAGTCATTATACATAACTTGTAACCAAGATTGTATAGTCTCATGCATTGCGGTACCGAATAATAAGTGTATGGATGGGTCGAAGTCTTTGTGACCATCCATATAGGTTAGTTTCCACTGTTTAGGACAGTTTGCCCACATTGTATACTGTGAATAGGAAACCTTCTTATCATCTTTCCCTTCTTTGTGTACGGGAAAATTGAATATATTGGATACCATTGATTTTTTCATCTACATAAAGATAAGAAAAAGACTTGGAATTACCAAATCTTTTATGTTAAATAATTGTTAAATTTTACTTAGCCCACTTCTTTCTTTGGACTATCTGTGCTATAACTCCATAAACACTCATATCTTCGTATGTATCTTGGATGTTTTCACCAACTTCATCAGGTTGACCTAAAACTACTAATTGTTTTAGTCTTTGGATTTTATCATTCATTCTGAACCATAAACCTGTTAGTGATATCTTTATTTCATCATCAGTTTCTAAGTTAGAACCAACTGAAATGTTATCGGGTCCGTAATTTCTTTGTTTTTTACAGAATGTTTCATACATTTCTTCTTGAATCTTTTTAAACTCAGTTGTCGTGTTTGGATATAGTCTTTCACAATATTCTATTGCGGATTCCTCTACATTTCTCTTCACTTGTTTTTCACCATTCCACTTAACTTTGTTTTTTCTTTCTTTTATTACTTCAGCCATTTCTTTATTTCTTTATCTTCTATACCGTATTTTTTTATTATTTCGGTAATTTCATCTTTTGTTAGTATGTCAAGATATCCTATGACTTCTCTCTGAGATACTTCATAGTATTTTGACAAGTACTTTAAGACATTTTCATTGTACTTACTTTCTTTTTTACCTTTTATGTACTTATCCCATGTCTTTTTCTGTGGAAGAACGTCAAAATATAATTTGTACACATCTCGGGGTTTGAGTTGACCTATGGTATGTTTTTGTAACTCGTTTACCAACTCAATAAGATTAAGATTCATTGACAACCATCTATTTACTATAAATGGTGAGAATGTTTTCTTATCCATATCGGATAGAGTATTCCAAGGAACCTTTTTCTCTTTGATTCCCGAAATATGTTCAAATATTGTTTTAGTCTTCTTTTTCACCATTAATCAGTTCTTTTGGTGTAAATTTTGGATGAACTGTACCACAGTTGTTACATAATACAACGGGTATTGGTAACATCGATGCTACACCGTTTGGTGATTGTACTGCTGGTACTTCTTTATACATTGTTACTTCGTCAAAGAAGATACCACCACATTCGGGACAATCTACAGTAGGTAACTTTCTTGGGTCTAATTTTAGACCTACCTGTTGTTTATTCTGCTGTCCCCCTAAGTCTACAACTTTTCCTTTTTTTGCCATAACTACTTTCCTATTGTTACTAAAATATTTAAAATCATCGCCATAATGTTGATTTCTTTATCAACAACCATTGAATCTTTGTACTGACCATCTGCGATGTTTAAAATAGTCTGTCCAACTTTACCCGATGCGTATTCATCTACTTCATCATATAGTGCTCTGTATAGTGGTTGAAAATCTTTCACTTTTGAATCAGCAATAATCTGTCTGATTTGATTGAATTGTTTTTTCATCTCACCACCTGATTTCATCACTTCAATTACATTGTCAACATAGTTTGCTTGAACTGTAGATGTTGTATCTATTTTCAATTCACCTTTGACAACTTGTCTCTGTGCTGCATTTAGAACTCTACGAATGTCAGGATACCCACCATTCACTAATACTGCAAGGTCTTCTTTTTGAAACTTAACCTCTTCCTCGTTTAATATATCAAACAATCTTTTCGCTACTTCCTTCTTTGAAGGTGGTGTTATTGCGAATGTCTGACAACGAGATTGAATCGGGTCAATAACTTTTTCTACATAGTTACAAGTTAAAATAAATCTTGTAGACTTTGAAAAAGTTTCCATTAAGTTTCTAAGTGCTGCTTGTGCGTTTGGTGTCAAATAATCTGCTTCATCTAATATGATAACCTTCCACTTTCTGAAACCCATTGATGATGCGAATCCACGAATCTTATCACGAACTGCGTCAACAGAGTTTTCATCAGAGGCGTTTATGTACATAACATCACAATCAATCTGATTAGTGATTATCTTTGCGAGGGTAGTCTTACCTGTACCTGCTACTCCATAAAGTAACAAGTGTGGTACATCCTCATTCTCAATGTATATTTTTACTTTTTCTAAGATATGTTCATTACCAACATATCCCTCTAATGTATCGGGTCTGTATTTTTCAACCCATAGTGAATTACTCATATTAAAAGAATTTATTTGATGTAAAGTTTTGTGACCATTTAGGGTCTCTCTTAGACTCATCTAATGGGTCACCTTTGTAATCTACGTTTCCTGCTTCATCAATAATTTTCTTAATATCATCGATGTTTTCTTCAGGAATCCAAAGTTTAGTATAAACTTCATTCGGTGTATCTTTTACACCTCTTTCTAAACACCACTGTCTAATACCTTCCCACGCATTACTTTTATGTAATGACGGGTGACTATTATACAAGATGTTCTTTTTATATCCATTACCCTGTAAGATATGATATAACCACTCCACACCGTATTTGGTTTTGGATGTATGTTTCTTCTTACTGTTTTCTAAACAATGTATTAAATCACCAACAAGATTATTTTTAAAGTCTTCATCATGTGGTGGTAATTCCCAATCAAATTTCTTACCTTCAGGAATTTTATTTATTACATCTAAGAACTCCTCTTTATCTGAGAAGTATAATGGATAATCTTTACCCAAGACATATTCATATGTTGGGTGTTTGAACGCTAAACTTGGTTTCTTCAACCTAACTGCGTCTTGTACTGATAAGTTCCAAGTCATGTAGTTGTCAACAAAACACAAAGTGGCATGAGACTGTTCAATCAAATTACGATATGCTCCACCACTTGGTAAATTCTTAACATACATCCATTTTGGTGCAGGTTTACCTGCTTGAGGTTTTTTTGCATTTTCATCAGTAACCCAAACTAACCACTCATCCCTATCAAGGTCTTCAGTATATTCAATAAGTTTATTGATACCTGTTGAATTGTTCCATCTATGATTGAATAACAATATCTTTTTACCTCGTGCAGGATTAGGGAATGGTTCCGAATCAGGGAACTGTCCTACTCCTAATGGAAAGTAGTTAATCTTTTCATCCATGACTTCGTCATTGATACCTTGAACTATATAGTCCTTTTTGTCCCAATTAGATTTCATATAATCTTTTGATACAGGACAGTGGAAATATGATTTGTAAGACCAATTAATTGCTTCAAGTTGTCTATAGAATCCTTCAGGGTATCCATCTGTAACTCTACTCTTTGTACAGTCAACCCAATGGAAGAAATTGAAACATTCTACTGTAAGACCATATCTTGAAGACATGATTGAATTTACAACATTATATAAAAGTTCAGGTTGGTGATTAAATATAAAGTCAAAATCTTGACCTCTCCAATCTGTAAGTTTGTTTAAGAGTTTACCGTTAAAGTATGCTCTATTTGATAAAACAGATTGAGTATAATCAAATGGTACTAATGTTACGTTTGGACCTAAATCAGGAATCGTGTTATTGGTAGGGACCAATATTGTATGGTGACACATTGGTAAAAACTTGATAGTCTTAACCATAACTTTATAGTTAGAATCACCGTGATGTTGAAATTTAGGACCACTCCACCTAACAGGTGACATGATGTGTAGAACTCGTCTACCGTACAGTGGATGGTTGTAATCTTTAGTCATATTTGCTCCTTACTTTATTTCTACTAAGTAGTAGTTAGAAGTGAAACCATCTTTTTCAAATGTTGCGAATGCAAGTCCTTGACTTGAAACTTTTAGAGAAGATGATTTTGCACCTTTGTTTGCATTAAGAATTTCTTTTAAGTATTTTGCTGAGAATGAGATTGGTTCGATGTCACCATCACATTTACAGTTTACATTCATAGAAATTCTATTAGAATTAATTTTTTGATAACCTAACACAACAGAACCTTTGTTACCCTTACAAGAGAAAGTAAATGTATCTGATTCACTTAACGCTCCTTTTGACTTTACGAATGTTGAAATAAATTCATCATCTAATGTAATTTCACCATTAAAGTCAGGTAGTTGTTTTAAATCAGGAACTACAGGAATAACAGATAAATCTGCTAACATATAATTAACTGATGTCTTCTTGTCTGAGAATACTAAAGATGCTTCACCTTCAGTAATATCAATAGAAGAATCTAAAACACCTAACAACCCTTTAAGTTGTGATGTTGTGTAAATACCGAACTCTCCATTTGGGAATTCTTTGTTTTCACTTTGAACACTCCCTAAGAGTGTCTTGTCGTCTGAAATAAAACTTACAGACATACCTTCATCGGTTGAGTTAATCTTAACCGATTCGACTTCACCACCGAGATTATATCGGGAAATGAAACCTTCAAACGAGTTTTTCTTCATAATTTATTTTAAGTTTGTTACTAATATACAAAATTTAATTGACAATTCCTAATCAAAACTAAAAAATTTATTTACAGTGACAGGATTTGCTTTTAGACGTTTTTTATTGTTAACCACATCAAACGATAAGTTATCAGCGGAGTATCCTTCTTGAATGATACCTTTATTGGTTACTTCTACCTTTCTGTCTTTTCTTGCGAAAATCCAAATACCCCTACCTGATTTGGTAGTTTTATCAAATACATGAAAGTCTTTTGAATATGATTCCATATCTACAATTACTTCACTATGGCCAGGGTCTAAAGGAAACGGCTCAGAGTGTGGTAACGGGAACGTCCAAACTACGTTCTTACTTATACGACAAACTTCATCAACAAATGTCTTCATATACTTTTGTGGAATGTGTTCAAGTGTTTCTGAACACCATGTCCAATCCCACTGTTTGTCTTCAAAGTCAGTTCCCTCTACAATATCTTGAACATAATCAACGCCTGGGCCACTTCTTATATCAAGATTTCTGTATTCCTCACATCTTGTTTGTAGAACACCTTTGTAAGGTGCTGTACACCCACCACCCACGTCTAATATGGATTCTGCTCCTCTTGGTGGTAAGTATAAAAGAAAATATCTGATAACATTTTCTACATTTTTATGTGTTGATACATCTAACATAATATATTCCTAATTAATTAATATTTAAAATCCAAAAAATTGTGATGCTTTCTGTAAATTAGAATTAGGTTTTTCCCAATCCATCGCTTCATAGAAATCTCCAAGTTTGTTTTCTAACTCCTTTTCCCATATTTTATCATAGTCAATATATTGTTCAACAAACTTTAGAATCTGTGGTGGGTCGTTATGACCTTTTAACGCGGTTGAATCTAATCCAAGTGGATTGTTTTTTAAATAAACCCACTTAACCTTGTCACCGTCTCTCATTGGTTCATATTTGTAAGGTACTTTATAGAACGCAAGTAATTGATTATATGTCAATGCAGATTTAACGTGAGCAGGAGTTCCTTTTTTGAACTCACCCAACACCTGACTCTTTGTCATATATTTTGACAGTTCTTTTACTGACGTATTTTTTGCAATGTCTATAAAGTTCCTATCGACCATACCATCTTTGTAATCTAATATTTTTTGGTCTATCTCTGTTTTATCAGTTGATTTTAGAATATCTAAAAGAACTGTTTTCATAACTTCTTTAAAGTAAGTTGGAAACGAACTACGTTTTACATCCAATCCTTTTACGTCCAATTTATCACAATCAACAGTATTGTCGTTGATAATCCATTGAGCGTATCGTTTCTTTGATACCCAAAAACCACCCTTTGCGATTGTTTCTTGTTTGATATCAAATCTATGTGTATCAATGTTAAATAACTTTTTTGCCATAACATCGTACATTCCATTAATGTGTTGTTCTACCTCTTTTGCTGCGGATAGAATCGCAGGAATCATTTCTTCATCCGACTCTTCATTGAGTTCAGGATTACGTGCTTTTACCAACGGTGCTGCTTGATAGAATACAGAATCAGTATCAGTATACACGTTATAGTCTGCCTCTTTTCCTATCACTTTTGAGTAGTATTGATTTGCAATCAACTCAGTTGTTTTAATTACAGTTTGACCTGTAATCGTAGTTGCTTCTGCATTGTCAATATCATAGAATCTGAATGATGGTAATCCTAAAACTCCATACAAAGAGTTTAACATAATCTTTTGTACTAACTGTCGTTTACCGTAAAACTTGTATTGTTCGTCATTACCTTCTTTACCATACTTTTTCATCAAATCTTTGTATTCAACTCTTTTGTTAAACCAAACATTTAATATTTCAGGAATAATACCAACTTTATCTGTTCTATAAAGGACTCCGTTTGATGCGACTGAATATTTGTTTTTATCTATAAATGCTTTGAACTTATCTTTTGGTAAAGTAGGAAACTCATTTCCATCAACGTCCATAATAGTATAAGTTTCTAATCTACCTTTCATATGGTCTTCAGCAGAATAATCTTTCAACTTACCAATCTTTGTCTCAGGTGAAATATTGATACTCATAATGATTGATGGATATAGTGAAGTCAAATCTAAATCATAAACCCATTTATACAATCCTGGCTTTGGTTCTTTTACATACGCTCCTGTAAACTTAGATTCACCATCTGAACCATCTTCGTTTCTTGGAACTCGTCTTGCTTTATTTGGTGCGACTCTACCACTCCTTCTAAGGAATGTCAACATTGCACCCTCTAACCATTTTGATGAAAATAAGTAATCTTCATAGAACACATGACCTGTATGACATATTGCTCTTGCTAAATCAATAAACTGAAGTTTCTTATCCATATCAACAACCAACTCTACATCAACTAAGTTATACTCAATAAACTTCTCTATATCATCTCTGAATAGTTGGTCAAGGTTTCCTTCATACTCAATCTTTCCTCTACCCAATTCAGTTGTTGCTACCGTGTCTAATCTATAGTTTGGAAGTTCAGTGTATGTGTAACATTTGTATAACGCAAGATAATCTAATGCTGATACACCTGCGATAATGTATCTTTTACGATATTTGTTCCAATGAACTTTACCAATCGGTGATAGTTTGTTTGCTAATCTTTCACCAAATCTATTCTTTAATCTGTTGTACAAGTATGTGACATCAAAATAATCAATATTCCATCCTGTTACAATTGATGGATTTATTTCTTGCCACTTGTTTAAGAATGCTGTAAGTAGTTCATCTTCTGAGTCAAATGATTCTACCTGTGCACCTTTGATTGTTTTATTAATCTTCTCACCTTTATTAACAACGTAAACAAAATAATCATTTGTAACACTATCATGTCCTGCAATCGCAGTAATTTCGTTATCTGCTTTATCAATGTCAGGAAGACCACTAAGCATTTCTACCTCTATATCAAAAGTAAGAACTGTATGTCCAACTGATGATTCATCTGAGTCACCATAGTTGTCAATTAAGAATCTTGTAACTTCGTTTACATCTGATTCATATAATTGTAAATCATCTTCTGCTTTCCACCAAGTAAGTTTCTTTAAACGTTCACCGTGAATTGATTGATGTGCTCCATTACCGTCTCTTACATATGCGTATCTACGATACTTTGATGTATAGTAACCTTTTTCATCATCCCAACAGTGTATGATATTCTTTTCTTTTTCGTAGTATACGTTTTGATACATATATTATTGATAATCGTTAAATTCACCAAAAAGTAGGTGAGTCCAAGTTTCCCCTTTTACTATTTTTCTAATATTCGCAGGAGATACTCCGTTATTTCTTGCTAATACTCTTATATTACGATGACCCACAGACCATAATTTTCTGATAGACTTCACTTGTCCTTCTGTTAATTTATGTTGTGGATGTGATTCACCTCGTAACCTCATTTTAAATCTTTTCACTAATATACAAAATTTTTATTAATTTTCCAAATACATTTCACCATTTTTTACACCTGATGGTTCTACGTCCCATAGGTTTATTGCGATGGCTCTTCGTGTCCCACGAGTAACTTTAGTAACTCTATGTGGATGGTGACCTGCAGGAAAGATAACTAATCTATTGTATTTGGGTTCTAATCTTTCAGGTTCACCTTCCATTCCGTCAGGATATATTTCAAGATATCCACCATCGATATCGTTTTCCCACGGATAGAAAACTGTTCCTATTACGGGTCTAACTATTCTTTTTTCAGTATCCCATATATATTCATCTTTATCAAAATGAAATGGTAGTTCATCTCGTTCCTCGTCTTGAGAATAAACACCTGTCCAATATTCAAACCCTGAAACGTTTACAGATGGGTATGGGGAGTTTTCACCCCAAATATACTGTATTAACTCTTTCTTAAGTGTGTTGGTTGGTGTATTCCACCACCCGTTCCACCAATAGTAACCCTTATCATCCCAAAAAGTATTATCCTCTTTGAGTCGATTTAAAAGGTCTTCGTCTTTAATAAAATCATCAATTACTACCATAGTAATGTTTCTACTTTCTTTAATGCTGCTGCGATTACTTGGTGCATATCGTAATACTTATATTCTGCTAATCTACCACCAAATATCACCTTGTCTTGTTGTTGTGACAATTTTTTATACTTGTTATACTTTTCGTTGTTTACTTTATCATTTACAGGATAAAATGGTTCAACTCCCCGTTCATATGGTTGTGGGTATTCCCAACTAACATAAGTTCCTTCTTGATTTTGATTATCAAAGTGTTTATGTTCAATGATTCGTGTATATGGTGTTTCTGAATCAGTGTAGTTCATAACTGCACATCCTTGATAGTTATCCTTTGATTTATACATCTTATTCATCCAATGTACAGATTTGTATTCCAAATCACCATATTTGTAATCGTAGTATTTATCAATTGGTCCTGTGTATATTACTGTCTCACCTAAACCATCCCAAAAGTCCTTTTTGTCAAAATAATCTGTTTCTGTAAATACTTCAATGTCTTCTAACAACGTTTCAAATATCTGAGTGTATCCACCGATTGGTATTCCTTGATATTTGTCATTAAAATAGTTGTTATTGTAAGTGAATCTAACAGGTAATCTTTTGATGATTGATTTTGGTAACAACATACAAGGTTTCATCCACTGTTTTTCAGTGTAACCTTTTATTAATTTTTGATAAATATCTTTACCAACAAGAGCTTGTGCTTGTTCTTCTAAGTTAGTAGGATTACCTTTAAACCTCTGTGATTCAATCTTTTCTTTTGCACCCTCAGGTGTTCTAACACCCCACATTTTGTTAAATGTATACATATTGAAAGGTAGTGGGTATATCTCACCTTTATAGTTTGCTATTGGATTTAGTTGAAACTGATTAAAGTCTACAAACTGATTTATCCAATGCCACACCTTCTCACTGTTTGTATGAAATATATGAGGTCCATATTTGTGTACATGAATTTTATCTACCTCTTCCGTATAACAGTTACCACCAATGTGGTCTCTTTTTTCAATAACACAAACTTTTTTACCTGCTTCTTTCAGTTCATATGCACAAACTGCTCCATAAAACCCTGAACCGACAATTAAATAATCGTATTTATACATTTCTTTTTGCAACTTCTAATAATTCTTTACACCTTGTTCCTGTATCAGGGTATGATTGATTATCTATAAAAAACGTAGAATTAGGAAACGGATTCTTGTTTTTCATAATTTTAGTACAAACTTCTAACATCTGTTCCCAAAATCCATTGTCTCTATAATAGTATGCTAAATCAATCAAATGTTCATTTCTTCCTTGACAGTATTTTTCCGCCTCTTCCCACTTTTGTAATCCATCATATGGTTCACCTAAAAATGCATACAATCTACCTAACAATAAACATGCGTAATATCCCATTTCATCCCAATGAGGATTTTCACCGTGAACGTTTTTTAGATACATTTCAAAATAAAATATTGCTCTTCTTGCGTATTCATATGAATGTAGTTCACCAAATGGTAACTCTTCTGTTTTCCAATAACCATCGTAATATGATTTTCCAATATACCATAAATGATAGTCATCTTCTAATACTTTTTTAGTTGGTACATTTTCTAACTCAAGTGTTAGTGCGTCTGTAATAAACTTATTGTCTACAGTCCAAGTTTGTCCGTCATTTGTTACGATGTGTCTAAATGATTTATCTAAATCAAATCTAACAAAGTCTTCATCCACATCAGGTAAATGTATTGTTTCGTGTCTTTTTGAGTGTTTGAAATACCACGGTCTGTTTGCGTTCCATAACCAAGTTCTATAATAGTAACTATCAGTTGTTTCTACGGGGATATTAAAAGAATCGATAGAAGTGTCGTTGAATACCGACCAATCAAAATTATCATCTACTTTTAATTGTTCATCCGCGTCCATTCTAAGAATCCAATCACATCCATGATTAGAACTTAGACACTTTTGTAAAGTATGGTCTCTATTGTAGCCAGGAAACTTCCATTCTGTTTCATAAAGAAATCCGTCAATTCCCTTTTCTTCAAAAAAATCACGAATTATTTGTTGAGTTCCATCAGTTGACCCATTATCTTGAATCACCCAATAGTCAATGTACTGATAACACGACTCTAACATTCTAAGAATAGTGTTAGATTCGTTTGCTACCATAGCATTCAAACAAATCTTTGTTTGTTTCATAACTTTTTTAATTTTATATCGATAAGTACTCGTTCATTGGTTTTACACCGATAATTCTTTTTACTTCGATTTGATTCTCTAACAAAACTACAGTTGGAACACTCCTTATACCGTATCTCTGTGCTAAGTCGGATTGTTCATCCACATTTATTTTTTTTACGGGAATCGTATTACCGACTTGTTCCATTACAGGACTCAACGTTTTACATGGTTGACACCACGCTGCTGAAAAATACAAATATTCTTTCATTTTCTTACCTTCATTTAACCATCACAGGATACACAATCAGGGTCCAATGCTCGTGCTGCGATATCACCACGAAGGACGGACTCTGTTCTCATATAATATAAAGTTTTAATTCCTTGTTTCCACGCTTCTAAAGTAACTTGATTAATCCATTTAGGAGTTGCTTCAGATGGGAACGCCAGATTCAACGAAACTGATTGGTCAATATATTGTTGTCTAACACCTGCTTGTCTGATTAATTCTAACTGATTAATTTCTTTGAAGGTCTTAAATACGTCTTTTACCCAAAAAACTTGTTCTTTATCAAATGCCTCTTGAGGAATGTCTTCTCTTTTTAGGAGTTTTCCATCTACATATCCCCAATCATCTAATTCTTTTATGTCTTGAACTGAACCACCATCTTCTAAGATTTTGTCCCAAGTTGATTTTTTGTTGATACCAACTTTTCTAAGAACTTTTTCTAATTCAAGATTCTTACGGATAAACGTACCTTTTGCAGTTTGTTCCGTAAATACATTTGATGGCCATGGTTCAATACCTGCTGACACATTACCACTTAACTTAGAATTAGAAACAGTTGGTGCGATTGCTCTTAAGTGAGTATTTCTAAACCCACTATCTTTACACCACAACGGTTCACCTAACTCAGTTGCCATATCTCTACTTGCTCTTTCTGATTCAATCTTGATTTGAGAAAAGATTTTACGAGTTTCAAATTGAGAAGGTAGTCCTTCAAACGAAATACCTTTTCTTTGTAAGTAAGTATGCCATCCAAGAACACCTAATCCTAATGCTCTACCTTTTTCTGCTGAACGAACTGAATTCTCAAATCCTCTCATGTTCTTTGCTTTTTGAATGAACTCTGAAAGAACTCCATCCAAGAACCAAGTTGCTGTATAAATTAAATCAGTATCTTTCCACTCATCATACTTTGCTAAGTTAAGTGAAGACAGACAACAAACAAATGAGTGATTTTCGTCTGTATGTAATACGATTTCAGAACAGATATTAGTCATAAAAACTTTCAATCCATTATCTTTATACATTGGTGGGTTTGCGTTGTTTACGTTACCTTTAAACATGATATACGGTTCACCTGTTGCTTTTCTCTTCTGAAGTAACTTACCCCATCTTCTTCTTGCTTCAGATTCACCATCTTCTAATTTTCTCATAAACTTATTACCAACAACAACACATTGATGTAAGTTCATACATTGTCTGTTTACATCACCTTTTGGTTCTCTGATTTCAATCCACTCATCAAAATCATCGTGTTCGATGTTTAAGTTTACAGATGCTGCTCCTCTTCTAACTGCACCTTGGTTTGTAGCAAGGATTGTAGAATCATAAATTTTACAAAATGGTACAACACCATCTGATGTTCCGTTTTGTGTAATATTAGAACCTGCTGGTCTAATCATATTTACTCCGATACCTACTCCACCACCGTGTTTAGCAAGTAACATCATCTCTAAGTTTTTGTGACCGATTTCTTGGATTGAATCTCCTACATCGATACCAAAACAACTGATTGGTAGACCTCTGTCCGTTCCCGTATTGGATAATACAGGTGACGCGAGATTTAACCAACCTTTCCATATATAATCAAAAAACTTTGAAGCAAGTTGTGGTTTGTTCAGTCTTCTTGCGACTGCTGTAGATACTCTCCAATATGCGTCTTTTGGTTTTTCGTCAGGAAGTAAGTAACCTTTTGATATCGTCTTTACATAGATTTCCGTGTTTGCCCAAACAGGAAAATCAACACCAACTTCCCAACCTAAATTTTCTGCGTGATTTTTCATAACTGATTTTTCTTAAAATATGTCGTCCCAATCTTCACCCTCATTTGCTTTACTGTAGTCAGTAGGTCTGATAGCGAAGAAGTCCGTATGTGTTTGTCCACCTGTTAAGTGGTAGAACCAATCTAATTCCGATGCTGATTCTTCATCATAGGAAGTTATAGATTCTGAATAACCTAACTCTTTGTATTTTTCATTGATTCTTCTTTTGATAAAGTTTTTTAGGTCTTCTTTTTTCAGATTTTCTAAATCACCTTTTTCAAACATTTTATCAATAAATTTTAGTTCCAACTCTAACATGGTTTCCGCTGCCTCTCTAATTACAGGTTTTGCGTCTTCTATTAGTTCAGGATATTCCTGACACATATGTCTGAATAGTTGGATACCCATTTTAGAATGTAAAGATTCGTCTCTTACACTCCATTTCATTTGTTGTCCAATACCTTTAAGTCTATTCCTCATTTGGAATGAATAAAGTACTGCGAAAGAAGAATAAAGTGCCACTCCTTCTGCGAATGCACTAAAGATAGCGAGTGACCTTGCTACTTCTTGTCTTGCTTTAGGATTATTCTTTAAGTCTTCGTATGTATAATTTGATGATACTTCTGCTAATGCTTCAAATCTATCGGCAGTTGCAGGTTCATGTAAAAATGCTTCAAAATCTTCTAAACCTAATGATTCGTTAAGATATGAATATGCAGTTGCGTGAATGGTCTCTTGTGAACCAAACATCATTGCCATTTGTTTTATCTCATGTTTTGGAAACCAATTTGTTACCATGGTTGTCCAATAATCCGATACTGCACATTCAGTTTGAGCAAATCCAAGCAGAATATTACCAACTAAGTGTTTCTCTTCGACTGACAAATTTTCATTCCAATCTTTGATGTCACCTTGCATTGGGATTTCAGTATGTAACCAAAATGCTTGTGCTTGTTTTAACCAACCTTCTGTATAGTATTCGGGATATTCAAATGGTTTGAACGGTATACGATTGTCAAATAATCCCATAATTATTAAAACTTAATTTTTTAGTTATACAAATGTTTTAGTCGGTGATAATATATATGATTAAAAATCAATATCACCCGACATTTCCTTATATTTTTGCGCTAATTCTTTTCTTACTAAACTCTCCCCCTGTTTCATCTGACTTGTAGTCTTTCTACCATCAATGGAATCATCGTTGTAAATGTGAATCTGTCCCGTGGAAAAATTAGCTTTCGATGGAAATGTCATACCATCGGGACCAAATCTGTTTTTGATAACATGCCACCTACCTGTACCTGCGAGTTTATCTTCTATTTTACGAGAAAGTGATACAACAAAGTCTGCTGTCATCATCTTTGAAAATGAACCTGCAATCTTAGTACCTGTAATTATGTCATCTTCTGCACCACTTCTATTAATTTGTGATGCTGTATAAACAGGGACTTCATACTCACCTGCCATACCACGAAGGTCTTCGATAATTTCTTCTAACTCTTCGTGTCTTTTTTCTTTGTTAGGACCTCTCAACAAATCTGCATAGTCAACTATTACTACATCAGGTTTTTTATTCTGTAGTATCATTTTGTCCATATGTGCTTTTAGAGAAGTTACACTGGCGGTTTTGGTTGGATAGTGTTTTACAACTAAATCACCTGATACAGATTTAACTGCTTTGGTCACGTCTTCCATATTGTATTTTAGATTTGCAACTGCAACTCCACTTAATACAGCATCATATCTCTGACCAACATAACCTTCGTTTAATTCAAGGGTATAATGTGCGACAGTTTTACCCTTTTTCATTGCATTTACTCCAATGTTTACTAACGACCACGATTTACCAATACCTGGCGGTGCTGCGAATAAAATTAATTCACCCTTCCCAAAACCACCTTGTGTAATCTCATCAATAACTTGCCATCCTGTTGAAACAACGTTTCTAACAGTATCTTCGTATCTTTCAGTTATCATGGATTTGTATTCATGACCAATGTCAGAATCTTGACCTGCTTTCATTGCAGTATCAATGTTCTTTTTTATCATGTCATACTTACCACTTTCTAATAAAGGTACTGAATCTAAGATTGCGTTCTTGATAGATTGATTTTTACAAAAGTCAAGAACTTGTTCTTTTACGAATTCTAAATCTTCACTCTCTAAGTGGTTCCATGCGAACTTTAGGGTATCAATTACTGAAGTTTGTAATACATCTCTTTCAATAGAATTGATTTTGACCTTGAGAACATCCAAAGTAGGCATTTTCTCAAACTCATTCATATAATTTAGAATGGTTCTAACTAACCACTCTGCTGCTTCAGAATCAAAATACTCGGGTTTGATAATATCATATATTTGTCTTGTGAAAGACCTGTCTGATAATATTGCCGATATTACTTTATTCTGAAATGATGTACTAAACCTTGACCCTAATTTTTCCATAGACTATAATATACGAAATTATTTCTTAATATCAAAATTATTTTTTAGATTTGTTTCCAAAGAAGTAAAAGAGTTTCGTAACCAAGAGTCGACATTTGCAAATGCTGTATATAACTTATCATACATAAACATTTTTTTAAACTCTATCATATCCAATCTATTTCCTTCGGAATCCATGATTTCTCTTACGTTTGATTTTATAGAAGAAGATATTTCAGGGTCATGTAGTTGCATTAACTTATGATTTAGTTTTATAGTATCAACATTTTCAATAAGTTTTTGTGACAACTTATCATCACACTCTGAAGAACATTTCTCAATGAATGTGTCTAAAGAAAGTTCATTTTTACCTAAAAAGGTCATTTTATTCTGAATAGTTTTTAGTCCAACACCATTTACACCACCTATATTATCTGATTTATCACCCATCAAACATCTGTAAAATATTAGATTTTGAGGAGTGACTCCATATTCTTCTTTCACCATTTCAGGAGTATATAGTTTTTTCTTAGTAAGTGCGTAGACAGAAACTCTATCATTTACTAATTGTAAGAAATCCTTATCTGACGAACAGATTGTAACTTCATTCTTGAAATAATGATTAGAAAGATATGCGATTATATCGTCTGCTTCAACATAATCTATATATGTTAGTGATAAAGGTAGGATTTGTAAATATTCAATCAGTCTACTAAATTGTTTTCTCATCGACACTTCTTGGTCTTCTAAGTCTTCGTATCCTGCTAATCTATTTAGTTTGGTTAAACCCTTTCTACCTTCTTTATATCCCTTGTGTAATTGTTTTCTTCTATTTGAACCACCCTTACCGTCAAATACCACGACAACACGAGTGGGTTTTAATGTACGGATTATTGAGGCAGTGGACAGGAGAAAACCTGTCACACCACCACAATGTTCACCGTCATCATTGAGTGCAGGAACTGCTCCAAAACATCTAATGAACTGATTGAGTCCATCGAGTATCAAAACTCTGTCGTTTAAAGATTCATCTTTTACTTCGTTATGTTCTATACTTACTTGTTTAAGGAGTTCCTTATATCTGTTATTCATCAAAACTTGTTACTTCAACGTTATCAATATTTGCTTCTGCACTCGATTCTTTGTAAGCCATAATATATGAATTACAAATTTCATTGTAGATACTATCTTTCAACTCAGGTCTACTATCTAATAAGTCATCCCAAGTTTTTGCTTGGAACTTTAGTTCCTCACCTGTTTCTTTATCTACATAGGTATACCACGCACCACTTTGAGTTACCAACTTATATGTTTTCATCATTTGTAACCATGAACCATAATTGTCGATACCACTATCAAAGTAGATATCAAAATCAACTGAACGTAATGGTGGACCCATTCTGTTCTTTATCACTTGTGCTCTTGTTTTGATACCAACTACTTGGTCTACTCCACCTATTTTAGATTTAAGTTGTCCCATTGATTTTAACCTAATTCTACAAGACGAGTGGAATGCGATTGCTTTACCACCACTTGTAGTCCAAGGGTCACCGAATGAAACACCTAATCTTGTTCTTAGTTGGTTTGTAAAAATTAAAGAAATTCTCTCTCTACCAATCAAGTTAGTTACCTTCCTCATTGCTTTCGATATAATGATTGCTTTTTGAGTTGCGTAACCTGCTTGGTCATAGTCTGCTGAGATTTCTACTTTAGTTGACGCCCCTGCGACTGAATCTACAACTATCGTAACTAATTTCTTTTTGTCTGAAGACCTCACCGACTCTATAATAGAATCAATGGCTTCGAAAATATCTTCAACTGTTTCAAGAGGGACGTATAACATCGTTTTAATATCAACACCAATCGCTTCTAAAAACTCCATATTACATGCGTTCTCAGTATCTATGTAAACACCAAGACCACCTTGTTTTTGAGTGTCTGCTATTGCATGTGCTGCTAATAAAGATTTACCACTTCCTTCTAATCCTGTAATTTCAGTAATTCTACCAACAGGTAATCCACCATTTGGTCTGTTTGAAATCGCAAGGTCTAACATCGGAGAACCTGAGGACACCCACCCGTCAAGGTCGGTGGGTGTCTGTTCATCCCCATCTAAAAAGTATGCAACTTTGTGGTTGGATTTAAACTTTTTGTTCAGGTTGTCAGCCAAGATTGAAGATAGTTCATCACGAACATTCTTTTTCTTTGCCATATTTAGTCGTTAAATAAGTCGTCAAATGCCTCTTTTACATTACTCGCAGGAGAGGTTGCTTCAGTTTTCTCAGTAACTTCTACTTTAGGTTCTTGTTTCTTATCAGTAACTTCACCTGTATCTAACCATTCTTTCAACATTCCTTCCATTTCCTCATAAGAAACTTTTTTGAATAATGAAGGAAGTTCAATTTGGTCTTTAGCAGTTTCTAATACATTCTTATCTTCTGAGATAGGAGTTGTATTAGGTTTTACTCTGATGTAAGTTTCAGGATAAGTTTTTCCTAACTCTGCTGCTGTTTTGAATTCAACAGTGATATCTCTACCATTTACAGGGTCAGTTAAATCACCATAATCAGGGTCAGCGAAGAATCCAAGAAGTTCTTGGTATACATTCTTACCGAATCCCCAAAACTTAACACCTTCTGATTCCTCACCTCTTACTAAGACAGGAACGTAAGTTCTCATCTTTGGAGTAAGTTTTCTTGAAAGTTGATAGTCGTCTCTGTTCCCTGTTGACCTTAGTTTTTCTGCAAACTCTAATAGAGGGTCTGCTTCACCATGTGAACTTGGAGAGATAATGTTCTTACCACCAAATCCAAAATGGAAATAAAGTTCAATGAACGGGTTAGAGGGATTGTGAACGTAAGGGAGAATCCTTACTTGTTGTTTACCTGGCTGTGGTTTCCACAGATTATCGGTTTTTGTAACTTTTGTTTGAAGCGAGTTCAAACGGTTTCTAATTGCATCTAAATCAATTGCCATAATTTACCTTTTTATTTATTATTAATTGTTAAACTGTCACTAATATACAACATTTGGTTGACAATTCCAAATGTTTTTTCATTTTTTTTTAAATCTTTCAATTCTACTTATATAAATAGCAAAATATAATTAAAAAACCTATTTTGGAGTGGTGTGTTTTAGTCTTGGTTTTACAGTCCACCAACTACTGTCTATGAACCTCTCTACATTTTTTTTACCCCACATCTCATCTACTGCCTTACCAACTCCTTTGTGATGACCTGAAGTGTTGTAGTAATCGTTACCTGCCATAATTCCACCGTGTTTTAATTTACGATTATATAGTATTATATCTTTTTTAACAGATTCATAATCATGTGCTGCGTCTATGTAAACAAAATCAAAACTGTTATCGATAAATTGACCATATACCTCATGACTAAATCCTTCGTATATAAAAATTTTATCACCGAATTGTGAGATGTTCTGTTTACACTTGTGTTTTACACTATCCCAAGTTTCATCAAACGCCGTATTTGCTTCTTCATCACCAATCCATGGGTCAATAATATGTAATTCATCAAATATACCCGATGCCATCATCATTCTTGCTGATTCACCCATATATGAACCTATTTCTAATGCTCTTCTACGTCTTGGTAATTTCCGTTGGTATTCATATGGACCTGCTCCTTTTTGGAAAAAATCTTGTATATTGAAATGATGATGGGTTTGTTCTAATAAGTGAACTAAACCAAACCAATGATTGTTGTACTTAATACCCTGCCAATCTTTTGGTGGGTTGTATCTTAAACTATATTTTTTTGGATTTACTAATTTTGGGTCGTTGAAATCACTACCTCTTCCACCAACGGGTCTTGGTGTGAAGTTAGTTAGACCTTTTTCTAATCCCTGAATAGGGGTCATTTCCTTAATAGTGTAGACGTGTTTCCACTCTACATTCTCAGAATTTTCATTCATAACTTGTTAGTTTACGTTAACTATTCTAAATAAACTTGTCTTTAATATTTTATATCCATCTGCGTCTGTTAAAATCATAGAGTTTCTATAATCTTCCCAATTTACCATATAACTTTTATCGACAACACCACCGTTCAAGTCTGCAATCAACCTGTTTAGTGCGTTTATCGTGTACAACGTGTTTGATTCCTTTTTACGATGGGTTAATATCGTATTAGGTAAAAACTTGTTGTTTGGATTTGGTATAATATTGTAACTCACAACTAATTCTTTTGATGGACTTAATTTTAATATAAATATTTTTCTACTGTATAGTTCAAATGAATTATTAACTGATTCAAGAATGTTCTCAAACTCAAATTCATTAGTAAATGTACATAATAATTGCGTTCTCACTCATTCTCTCCAATTAAAAGTTGATTACTACATTTGCTGACCCGTTAATCTCTATTCCTAAATAATCACAGAATTTTTCGATACCTGATTTTGCAAACTCTCTCAACTTCTTTAAAACTTTCTTAATAACTCTTTCATAAAAGTTTTTGATAGAGTCTGTTATCTTTTTCAATAATTTTTTTGCTATTCTACCAATACTTTTTAAAATACCCTTTACACTGATTTCATTTAGGAGTAAATCCATTTGTTCTACTGATTCAGTTATTAAGGTGTCTATTTTACCTGTTTCTTCTTTTATGATTGTATTCAAATCATTTTCAAATCCTGATTTGTAAGGATTATATCCTTCTTGCATTAATCTAAACGCCGTAAATTTAGAACGACCTGAAGATTTGAATGCTACGATAGGAGTAACATTTGATGCGTACCCGCTCGCCCATGATGGTGTTATTTCTTTGACTTTTACTTTACCATCCTCACCGAATACTAATATTTTATTTGCGACTGCGTCATTTGATGCTGCTGTATCCGCGACACCTGTAAATTTATATGTTCCTGCAGATGCTTCATATACACACCATTTTTTGAAACTATCATTTTGGAATGCTTGTTTGAAGTTTGCGTCAATTCTTTTATGGTCAATTGCCATCTCGATTACATTCTTCATCTCACCTTGTAATACTTCATTACCCAATGATTTCCAATATCCACTAAACCATTTTAGTACTGCTTTGTCATCCAATGGTTTTACATCATCAACGAACCATGTATTCCATTTACCTCTTGCTCCAATAATACCTGCACCAATCGCTTCTGCTTTTGCGTGTTTTTCTATATCAGATGGTTTTGCTTTTGATTTTATTTGTGAAACTCTCCACTTTACAAATGCCTCACCTGCTTGTTTTCTGATATCACCAACTTGATTATCTGAGTTGTATGTTTTAAAATCTTTTTCTATATTATCAATTACATACTTTATATGTGACTGACCATCTTTTGAATCATATTTGTCATAGAAAGACAAACCACCTTTAAATACACCTTTGGCGTCACCACCTTTACCACTTACTAATTGTGAACCACCAACTTTCTTTACACTGATTCTGTTGTTTGACCCACCAAATATATCTGTTTTTGGAGTTCCATCAGATGAAGGCCATTCTTTAGATGGAGAAAATCTATCACCACCTGTTTGTCTTAGATATGGTCCAACATCAGGTAAGTTTTTTGCAACTTTACCACAAACTTCTGTTAAATAACTTTCGTATTTACTATATTTTTTGAAATCAACTTCTGCTTTTTCTTTTGCAGTTTTTGTGTTCATTCCTTTTAGTTTATTGTACTCTACCGAAATACCCATTTCATAATATGCGGCGTCAGTTGGTTTAGTTCCACCACCTTGACCTGTAAATGTAGATTTTGATATCTGATTTAAAGAATACTTTCTACCACTTTTACCAACAAGTATCGGTTCTGAGTTTGATTTGAAAAATTCTTTCGCCTCTTCTTTAGTCCCACCACTTAGTATTTGTAATAACGATTTATCACCAAATCCTGTTAAATCTAAATTGTTTTTTACTAAGACATCTTTTTCACCTTCATAGTCACCATCTAAATCAAATTCTTTTCCATTCTGTATATGTGCTAAAAATGGTGGTTGATATTTACCACCTGATTTTGTTAGTTCAGTGTATGTAAACCCTGCTTCATTGATAAACCCTTCGTTTGTTGATTTGGCTAATTCATCATCTGTTTCTTTTGATTGTTTAAGTTTATCTCTCTCTGCTTGAGTCATCATATCATACTTTTCGTCACTATCAAGTTCTTTCTCATCACCTGTTTCAGGTTTTTCTTCACCTGATGTAGTTTCAATCTCTCGTAAGAACTCTCTCGCAAATTCTTCATCAACATATTCTGATAGTTTGTTGTATAATGACGTAAGAAACTCTTCGGTATAGATACCATCGTTCATTTTTGTATCTATATCTGACCAAATTTCTTTTAATATTTTATCTATGAATTTAGAATGGGTGTTTCTCATAACAATAAATATCTAAATATTTGTAGTAACCATGTTTCCGTAATTATTTCCTGATTCAACCTCAGTTGGAAACCCGTCTTTCTCCATTATTCGTTTAACTTCTTTGATATATTCAATATCATCCTCATGACCATCGAATAGAATAGAATCGTATGTGTATAATATAGGTATTGTTTTTTGACCCATATCAAGTCTACTCAGTTTATCTAATATAAGTATGTTTCTTTCTGTCTCAACCGACTGTAGGATATAATTAAATAGTTTATTTTTATTTAGTGAGTCGTTTATTTTAATTAATCGACTCATAATTGGTGTATTTGTGAGTCGATTCCTTAAAAAGTCCATCCATAGTGAGTTTATATACTCAGATGTCTTTTGAAAGAACGGAATATGATAATACTCATCTTCAACCCCACCATACAACTGTCTAAATGTGATTGCTTTTGCGTCTTTGATATCTGCCCCATATTGGTCTGCTAACCATTTGTGTGCTTTCACATCTAATGGTATGTCAACTCCAATCAATTTTCCAATCAACCTAATATGATATCCATCAAAGTCAAGTTGGTATAGTTTACCCCCATCAAATCGTGATACAAATCGGTCTCTTACTCCACCATCTTTTTTCAACGCTGCGTAATTAATCCCACCAAATGTATTTGAAGGTCTTGATGTTGTTGTAAGTGAATTGTATTGAGTATATTCTAAACCTGATTCAGTTGACAATCCATTCTTTTCTATCCATTGTAATCCTTTTGGATAAAGTTGTGAGAATTTAGAAATTTTTACATCACCGTAAAATTTCTTCCACTCTTTGAACTGTTCATAATGTTTCCATATAGGAATCAAGTCATTTGCTCTCGGTGCGTTCCTTCGTCTGAATACAGTATATATACGTTTCTCTTCTACTTCGAAATCTTTGTCTTGCCAAAACAGTGACATTTCAACATCGTACATATTTGGTAAAAAATCATAATGATATAAGAATTCTTTTAGACCAACAACCCATACTTCTTTAAATTGACTAAAATCAACTTTTTCCTTTACATTGTCTGAGTCTATATTATTGTAGTTTATGAAGAGGTCTAAGACACCATCTGATAAAATGATAGAAGATATCCTTGACAGGGTAGAATGTTTCTCTAAACTCGTTAAAATAGGGTATACGAGTATTTTCTCCCTGTTAAGTTGGGATATATGTTTCCTTAACTGTTTTGGACTATCTACAATCTTCATGCGTAACTAATATACGAAACTTTTATGAATTATCCAAATTTATTATGTTAAATGATAAGAGTACTTCCATCCACAATCATCATCGTAGATTTCACTCTCAATCACTTTTGCACTATTACCTATAATTTCTTGGATTTTATTCACGTCTTTTTGAAACCAATATCCAAATCGTAAGTAGAGTGGATTTCCACCACCCCACACTTGTCCGATTTCAAAATCTCCGAGTTCGTCTTTAATTTTTTCTAATTTTTCAAATCCTATTTTATTCATATCCTATAAATTCTAAATCAACTTTTTCAACTAACCCTTTTTCAACATAGTAAGGATACTCTTGATGTAACCAATAGTTTTGAACATTGTAAACTTCATCGTGAACATCTGCGTAAAGTTCATCGATACTATAACCATCACCGTACTTGATACCACCACAAAGAACCATCAGGTCATTAAGTTTATCAAAATCGTTTTGGTATTTAACAATTGACTCAACAATGTTATGTTTCATCGTATCTGAAACTAAGTCATTATGGTCATACATTTCTTTTGACCAAGGTTTTGTAATTTTTATTCCGTATTTAATCATAATTTTTATTTTATCTGTACATTGTTACAAAAGAACCGAACTTATCATCGAATACTTTGATTAGATTCTCATAATCACCACTTGTCATTTTTTTCATTAGTGGGTTGAATGGAATATCAAATTCTCTACATAATCTTTTAGCTAAACCTAAGATTGCATAAGCATTACCATCGGGTCCTGTTAAATCGATTTCGATTCCTACTTTTTTGTTTTCTTTTGATTTTATCATATCTCTTAATCTTACACTACTAAAGTACGACAATTTGCCGAGATATCCAAATTTCTAATGTTAAATTTATGTTAAATTTTGTTAATTTTTTGCCAACTGAGTAAGGTCGGTTAAATAAGAATCTATGAAAGGCATTTCTTTTCTTTTTAAGAGTACAGTTCTCTGATTTGTGTCTATGATACCACTTATACCGTTTAAGTCGTTTAGTGGACCTGATATCTTCCACTTTAATTCACATTTATGGTAATTAGGGTCTTCAAAACTAAATCCATCTTTACTAACCTCGAATATAACTCTACTTCCCTTTTTTTGAAGAAAGTATCTAACAACGTATCCCGTATCGTAATCTTCCCCCGTTGGTTGTGGAAAGTATGGGTCAGGTAGTGTTACAGTAGGTTCGTAATCATCTATTTTTTTGATTTTGTTATATTGAAAAGTTCTTCTTTGATTTTCTTCACCCAAATTTGCGTAAGGTATTAATTTTACAGATTTACCTTTTACATATTCGGGTTCTGTGAATACTTCACCTGTGTTCGTGTAAATATGATATTGACCAACCCACTCTGCACCATCTTCAGACATCCACTGTCCACCTGATGTGTAAAGACCTTGTCTCTGTGCTCCTCTTGGATAATATATTCGTTGTCTTCCCATTATTTACCTACCATCATTAAACCTGTTACAGTTGTTGTCCAATCACCTGCACTGTAATCGTTTGCTATCTTTGTTACTACGAAGAATATATTAGAAGTATTCATTCTTGCGGGTAATCTATCTATTTGAAATGCGTCACCATACTTAGGACCACCATCAGGACTTGCATATCCGTCAAATTTTACAGTTGCTTCTAAACTGTATGTTAAAGTTGGAATTTCATTTAATCCCATGACATATGTTTTTAATGCAGATTTTGCTGTTGTAACATCGTCTTCACTAATTCTATCACCAAGACCCGTTTTTGCTTCGTCTAATCTTTCCTCTGCAGAGGGACCTGTATCGTTTTTTTGACTATCATCGGGTTTTCTGTAACAGTCGGGATATAGTTTTCCTAATTGACTACTATATTTTCCTGACATTGCTGCGTTGGTAGCAAGTCCAATCATATCTGAATCTAAATTAGACGTTAAGTTAACATCTCTAATACCCTTTTCAAATCCATTCGTCATAGATATTTTAGTGAAGTTATTACTTACATTATTTCCTCTATTACAAATAATTAACTGTCCCTCTTGGTCGGGGTCTGAATAAAAATACAAACGAATGTAACCACCCGAACAATCTTTTATTTTATTAAATATAGTTTGTAAGTATTTCACAGTAGATACTGCTTTTTCTTTATTTTCTCCACCGTCTTCACCCATTGTTGGTGGGTTTTTCAGTTGGTCGTATTGAGTTTGTAAATACGCTATTGACAAATATATGTTACTTTCAGGTGTTGACCCCTGTGGTGCACCTGTTAACTTTGCTTTTGGACCATATTCAAGTGCACTTGTACTATGAGATAGTAACATCGTATACGGGTCTGCCGAAAATATATTTTTGTCCATTTTATTATTCTTACCGTATTGTATGTCGAACTCAAATGGATTATCACCAAAAACTTTACCGTCTTTTACATTTCTATTTATTAGTGAAACTAAACTTTTAAGATTTATATAATCCATAGATTCTCTGTTGGTTCCCCAAAAGTTTGACCAACCACCTTCATCTTGTATATGTTTTACTGTAACAAATTGAGAATTTAATATATTGTTTTTATACTGTCTTGCTGTACCTGCTAATGCTTGAGACTTATTTAAAGTAGATGCTGCTGTTAATGCACTTATTATATCTGTTGGAGTAATTTCTTTTGAATCATCTTCGGGGTCTGTGTAGGTAAGACTACCAAAAGAAATACCTTTACCAAAAATCAAGTCTGCTCCTTTAACACCATCTGTCATACCACCTATTTTTATGGTAACGTCATAAGATAAATCTTGATTGATTGAAAAGTCAAAACCACAAATATCGCCTTTAACAGTAACTGCTTCACCACCGACCCATCCTATATCAACTGCACATCTATGTCCTGGCGTAAAGAAAGTTTGGTCTATCGCGTCAAAATCATTTTTATTATATACTTTACAACTTACACTTAGTTCAAATAACATTGCGTCTGAAAGGTCTTGTCCACCATCGTTTGCCATAGATACAGATTCTAAAACAGGTCTTGGTGTTAATCTACCACCTTCTGAACTTAATAAATTAGAATGAGTTTGTTGAACATTACTTTCAATGGTTTTTACCGCGTCATTTGGACATCCTATAACATATCCTTCTTTATTACTTCGACCAATATATCTTAGTTTTGCGTATGCTCTTTTGTGAACTCCAACACCTTTACCTATTCTTGAGGTAGGGGTTTCCATAAAATCAGAAGGTAATGGTAGTGCTCTGTTTCCTAGCGTTAATCCCATAACTTACTCCTGTTTTTTATTTATACGATTGTATTCATCTATGATTGTTTGTGGATTTTCAGGAATTCTGATTTGTTTTCCTGATTCTATATTTAAAGTTCCTAAACCAATTTTGTTAGCCCTTGCAAGTATCCACCAAAGTGATGGGTCTTTGTAATATTCATACGCAAGGTTGTCAAGTCTATCACCTTGCATAGCAACAATATATGTATCACCAATACTTGGTGGTATTAATGGGTATCTTACCGTTTCAGTAAAACGTCTTTGACCTTCTTTTTTAATAATATCTATTTTACTATATCTTTTCATAGTTAACTTCTAATATCTGTACTAAATGAAAATACTTTTTCACTATCGTATTTGTGTAATTCGTTTCCAAGGATTGTACAACTAACCTGAATATCGATTCCCATAGGTAATCCATAATCTATATCCCAAGGAGTGTCATCGGAGTATGTGTAAGATAATGCAGTTAATATCATTGGTGTTTGTTGATACAAGTAACCAATTGTTAGTAATAACTCCCTATTACCATCTTCACCCGGCGCAGTGTAACCATTATCAAGATAATCAGGCATTGTATAAGTAGATAGTCTTTCTAATTTTTTCCAAATCGGTTTCATTTCCGCTCTTGAAGTTGGGTAAACTTTAAAGTTAAAACTGATATCTCTTTTAAATGTATCATAAACATATACAGGTTCTGCTCTACCACTATATTTTATTTCAGTATAAGTTGGTGAGAAGTTTTCTGCTAAACCTGATATTGTTCCTCTAAATTGTATTCTACTACCCTCTGTTCCTTGTTGGAATATCATATTTACTAAATCAGTATCAACACTACCAATATCTAAACTTTGTATTGGGTCCGCTGCCTGCCATGCTTCTACACCATCACCCCACTGATTTTTTTGAGAACGAGTTTTATTATCTTTTTGTCTTAGTTGACCTGAATCAGGGAATCCAAATTTAGTTTCTATCTTCTCATCATTGTTATCACCCCATGTTTTGTCAGGTTTAACATCTTGTTCTTGTCTAAAGTCTGTTAGTTTAGTTGGACTCTTATGTCTATCTTTAGATATCTTCGACATTATTCCCATCGATATTCTTGAATAGTCTGCTATATCAGGTTGAGTTCCTGTTTTGAACCCTTCAGAGCTAAGTGTTAGATTTTCATCTAATTTTTTTGTATTTTCTTCTTTAAGAGCTTGAGGTGCTAACCCAAATTTATTTCTTTCATCTGTTGATTTTGCTGGTGGAACTGACTTACCATATGTTTCTTCAAACGCTATATCACTATTTTTGTTCTTAAATGGATTAAACTTTTGAAGTGTATATGTTTTTGTAGTTCCTTTTTGTGTAAACTCTCCCCAAACTGTTCCTTTTACACGAGTATTCATCACTCGAGTAATAGAAGTTAATCCAAGACCATATACTGAACCAAATCCACCATTATATTCCTGTAATTTTAGTTCAGGATTTGCACCATCCCATTTTTTTTCTACCGTGTCGTATAGTGCTCTTAATCCATCTTTGTCTTTGAAACTAACGAATTTACTATCTGTAAGTTCTTCACCTGTTGTTACATAATGTGAGAGTTTATTAATAAGTGAATTACCACCTCGTTCAGGATGTAATCCCGTCCCTGAACCCGCTACTGTTGCTAATAGATTATCAGGTTTCCACTCAGTCGCAAATTTTTGACTCTTCTGTAATCCGACTTGTTTTACTGCCCAAATGATACCACGAGGTGTTAATAAAAATTGACTCAATCTGGCTGCGTCAGTTAACCCTCTTTCTACTGATGTTTCTGCACCACCTCTAATAAGAGATGTAGAACCTATACCACTTACTTGAGGTTCACCTTTTTTACGTTGAATACCTCTTAAATCAAATGGTTGTTTGATTGTTGACCTATTAAATGCGTCTTCTTTAAGATTAAATTTATTGTATGTTTCTTTTAATATTTTATCTGTATAGAATTTACCCAATCCTGAGTCGTTGTCTAACCTTACAGGATATTGTGTATCATTGATATTACCAATCAAAGAACTTGCACCATCAAATTTAGTATTTTGTGGGTCAATACCAACAAACTTAGTATCATCAACACCTGTCATAAATGGTGAGAATCCAAGTGCTTTATCATCTGTAAAGAAATTGACTTTTTGACCTACTTCAAGTCCTTGATTTTCTAACTGTCCACTAAATGTAAAGTTTTTTGGTGTTGTTTCACCTAAGAACTTAGAAGACCTATCTGATTCTACAGGAGTTGTTTCACCTAAGAACTTAGAAGACCTATCTGATGGATTTGGTGTTGTCTCACCTAAGAACTTAGAAGACCTGTCTGATTCTACAGGTTCAGTCTCACCTAAGAACTTAGAAGACCTGTCCGATAGATTAGGAGTTGTTTCACCTAAGAACTGTTGTACGAATTTAAAATCAGACGGTGTTGTTTCACCTAAGAACTGTTGTGTAAATTTAAAATCTGATGGTGTTGTTTCACCTTTAAACTTTTCAGACTGATTTACTTCAGTAGGAGTTGTTTCACCTTTAAATTTCTCAGACTGATTTGCTTCAGTAGGAGTTGTTTCACCTTTGAACTTTTCAGTTTGGTTTGCTTCAGTAGGTGTAGTTTCACCTTTGAACTTTTCAGTTTGGTTTACTAATGTTGGGTCTGTTTGACCTAAGAATCTTTCTTCTAAACTCATCGGTTTAGTATCTGTCTCACCTTTAAACTTTTCAGTTTGGTTTACTACTGTTGGTGAAGTTTCACCTTTGAATTTATCACCTTGTTTTACTTCTGATGGTGTTGTACCAACTTTTTCAGGAGTTTGTTTTGGTGATTGTACTTTTTTATCTTGTATCTTATCAGACAAAGGGGTAGTACTGAAAGACGTTGGTTTTGGTCTTTCCTTTTTAGTCAATGGTTCTGATTTAGGTTTTCTAAAGTCAGATAAATTAGATTTTAAATCTTTTAGTGCCATTCTCTATCCCTTAATATTTTTTACTTTGTCTTACGTTTTGAATTCTTGAAAATTCACTAACAACCTTACCATCAATAACTATTTGCATTGGTTGACTTGCTAATGCTGTTGCCAATTTATCGTAGTTGATTGGGTCACTTTCTTCTGCACCACTATCATCTCCACCACCACCGAGTCCAAACATTGACCCCATCGCGAGTAGAGCGGGTGCTGCTGCCGACAATGCTAACATCATTCCTAATATAGGTAATGCTCCCATTCCCATATATCCCATCAATGCCAATCCTGCTGCGATTGAAACTAATCCTGCACCAACCATTAGTAATGGACCTGCTACTTGACCTAATGTCGCAAGTTTATCAACTATACCTTCCATGTTTGAGTCACTTAACATCCCAAACGCTATTGCTGCTGGTATTATTGCTAATCCTAATACCATTAATGCTGCTGCCCCTGCCATGACAAATGGAGCAATAAATCCAAGTCCGGCTGCTGCTAATGCAAGTAGAGGTAACATTATAGAGAAGGCAATCATTTTACCTATGTCTACATTTTCTAATAAACTAAATGCGAATGCTGCTGGTATCAACGCGACTGCTACAATCGCAAGTGCTGCTGCACCCATAATTACGTTTCCACCTATTGCTCCCATCAGAGCGAGTGCTGCTCCTAATATCCCTATTGATACTGAAAATGCTAACATTCCCACAGGGTCAACATCACCCAATATTTCCATCGCTACTTTAAATCCAACACCTAATATTGCTACAACCCCTGCTAAAACGGCGGCACCTAATAGTGTTTTACCTGCACCTTTTGCAAATGACTGTAATCCATCTCTGAGTCCTTTTAAGAATCCCTTAATACCTTTTGATTTTTTAGCGTCCATATTTTTAGGTGTTTCAGGTGCTTCCATTTTACCTACATTAGGACCTTTTCCACCACCAAACATACTTCCTGTCTGAACCTTTTTCATTACCAAAAATTGACCAATAAGTGGTCCAATCGCTGCTCCGATGGAACTCATTGCACTTATACCACTTTGTTTAAATGCTTCCATCTCCTCTTGTTGTTCTTGTATGGCTTTTAGTTCTTCCATACTTAAATCAGGATTCTTTTCTCTTAATTTTTGGAATTGGTCCTGTTTTATTATCATATCAGATAAACCATCAACCGTGGTACCCATCAATGCTGCGGATGCTTCTTTTTCTGCTCGAGTCATCTCACCAAACGATTCCATATTAAGATTTGCTGATGCGAGTGCGTCTCCCATCATTTGCATACCTGTTGCTTCATCTCCGAATTGGAACTCCATTGCTGCTGCTCTTAATTCATTTGCAGAACCTGCCATATCATCAAGACCCAATGCTCTTGCTTTCATTTCTGCTTGTAAAGAACTTTCTATGTTTAATACGTTTCCTGAAATCTCTTCCATCATTTGCATTGAAACACCTTGTTTTTGTAATTCCGCAGTTGCTTTCGCAAGATTCTTTAGTTGTTCTGCTGATGCTCCAACTAATATTCCTGCCGAACCTGCCATTTGTTTAAATAAGGCATTAGCGTTAACACCTTCTTTTGTTGCTATCGCTCTTATTTCATCAGTCATGTCTGCTGCTGAACCTGATGCTTCATTGAATATTGCGTTTAATTTTACTGAAGATGCTGCGTCACCTGTTAGTGCTGTTAATTCTGCAACATTTTTATTCATTTCGGATGTGATTCCACGAGTTGTTCCAAAATACTCAGATGATTCTTTTGCTGCTGAGGCAAGTCCATCAAATCCGTATAACAGACCTTCTATACTAAATCCTGCTTTAAATACTTCACCTGCCATTCTTCCTGATTCTGCTGCAGATGCACCTGTTTCAATATATAAGTCTTTAGCAAGACCTACTGTACTATCCATTAGTTTTTGGAATTGTTCTAATGCTTTTGTTGCTACGACAATACCAACTCCAATACCACCACCTTGCATAAATCCTTTAACAAAGTCATTATTTAGTCCTGCGGCGTCTTTTAATTTGTCGTTGAGACCATCCATTAAGTCTTTTCGTTCTTCTTCAAGTTTTAAAATGTCTCTTGTAGTTGTAAGTTCATCAATCATTTCTTGATTTATATCAGACTTAGTTCTTGCCTGTTCAAGTAATAATTCACTGATTGCTTCGTCTAACGCTTTAACACCTTCTGCAGATTTGATTCGGTCTTTCAGTTTTTCTTCCAAATCAACGGCGATATTCAAAGCATTGTCGCTTTCAATATTCGTTTCTTGAACAATACCTTTTAACCTTTCAGCAAGGTTTATTTGTTCAATATACGCCTGTTTTTTTTGTTCGTTAGACTCTGCCATTGTACTCCTCTAATTATATAGCATCCAATGAATGTGCTTTTCTAAGAGCTTTTTGTAGTTGTCGTATTGCGTCTCGTTGTTTAGGGTTTTTTACTTTTTCTATTTTTGAGTCTATTTCATTATCAATTGCTTTGATATTCTTTTTTAGTCTCATTTTTGTAAAGATATCAAAGATACCTTCATCTAAACCATACGCGTCAAATATTTTTTTTAAATCTGATTCTTTAATAGTTTTCATAGGAATTCCTCTGTTCATATAGTATAAATATGTAAAAACCCAACATTTACGTTGGGTCTCTACTATCTTCTTGGAGTTCTTGCTTTTGCTTTCCTCATTTCTTTATCATGATGTTTCTTTTCTTCTTGTTTGAAGTCGATTATTTTCTGTATATAAAACTCTCGTACCCAAATAGGAAAATTATACACATCGGTAAAATTGAACCCACCATTTCCATGATATATAAGGTCGAAGATTTGAGAATGTAACTGTTGTCTATAGTTAATCGTTAGGCCAAAAAAACCCAACATCCATAGGCAGTTGCATTTCACTCCCTTCCCCGCTCTCCTCAGAAATAAACTCATATGTTAAATCAATATCGGGAATAACTTTTGCTATATGCGCTCTGAGTGCTCTTGAATCTACTGCAAATAACTCGTTGTCCACAAAATGGTTGATGTCTTTTTGTTCATCAGAACCATCTATTGATAAAATTGTATTTTTTAATCTTGTAGTCAGTTCTCTTGAAGTCATATCTTTAATCTTACGATTTGCCTTCTTAATACCATCTACTTGATGTTTTACTTTTCTTTCTTTTGACTCAGTCATAGCCATAAAAGTAATTTTTCTCTTTGATTGTGGTAAAGTGAACTCAAACTCATTTTTATTTGGTTCTAATTGATTAGACCCGTCATATGGTTTGTTTTCAAACTGTGTTAAATCAATAGTTTCTTTTTGTTTAGTTCCTGGCGATGTTGGGTCTTCTACTTCTACTTTGTAGTCTTTTCCATACCCAAGAACTCTTGCTGCAATCATAATCGCGTTCTTGTCACCTGTTACTAAATCTGTATAATTGATTGATTGACCCTTATCATTACCTACGATTAACGATTTAAACAATCTGTCTAAAACCGTTCCGTCTTTGATATATGATTGGGTAGTTAAGATATCTTCCTCTTTTGCGGTCATGTATTTCATTTCTACTTTACCTGTTGAGAGAGGATTATCTTTTGGATAGATTAAACCATTGGAAGGTAAATCTATAATCTCTGTGGGGAACTTGTAATCACGAACTTGTTGTGATTCATGGTCCTTTTTGACTTTTTCTACCAACTCTTCGTTAGAAAGAGGGTAGTCGTCAGTTAATTTTTGATTTGCCATAATAAAACTCGTTTTATATCTTTTTTAATGTACTGTACTATAATATATATGAAACAGCAGATTAATTAATACAAAAAACCCCCAAAAAGATGGGGGTTAGTGTTTTTTGAAGATTTTGAACTTATGCCCAAGTATAATTTCCGTCTGAACCGTTTAAGATTGCTCCTGCTTCTTTATCTTCAGGTACATCTGCGTCATCCATAGTGATTTTATCTCTTCCGATATAATCCCATCCGTCAGTTGGTAAGTTCATCTCTTCAGTTTCTTCCGAAATAGTAAAGTGAGTTGCTGCTTCACCACCGTTATCTTTGTCTACCCAAGTATAACCGTGACCGAACCATTCTACAACGTTATCTTCTTTACGTCTTACTAAATTGTATGCCATTTTAAACTCCTATATTGGTTAACCATTACTTTGTATACACTAATAAGTATATAACTAAAAGTAAAAAACCCACCGAGTTGGTGGGTTTCAATTTTTAATATTAAAGTAACATTATGATTAGTATTGTAAAATTGCGTAATCGTATGTAAGTGTCATTTCTACTGTCGCTAAGTCTTCTCCTGTATAGTCCATATCTGAGAAGTTTGCTGATTGAATGTAGGCACCTTTTAATGTCCACTCTTCTACTTTATCACCAACAGGACCCAAACTGTTAAATGTGATGTCTTTTTTGTAGAAGTCAGAGTATCCATCTCTACCTGTTACTGATTCATGATGTAGTCTTACCCACTCCATTACTGCTTGTGCCGCTGATGGTACTACAGGGTCATATAGAGTGATTGCTAAGTCTTGCCATTCTGAACGACCTTTAACATATCTTCTTACGTTAATGTGGTCGATTGTCACTTTACCGTTCTGAATCTCAGGTCTTGCTGACGTTTTGATTAAGTACGCAGGTATTCCTTCGATGTACATGATGAACCTATTTGACATTTTAGGTTCAAAGTTCGTGAACATAATTTCTGTTGGGTCTAATAATTGTGCCATTTATGTCTCCTATTATCTCTTTCTAATAAATAGTCTTTTTTTTATTTTTTATCCTTCAGGGAACGCTGCACCTGTTGGTAGTACATTGAAATCAAGTACTATGAACTCTGCAGTTTTCGCTGGTTGTATAAAAATCTCTCCTTTTAAGATGTTTCTATCAATCACGTCAGGTGTATTGTTTGATTCATCCATAATTACACGGAATGCGAAAAGACCTTGTCTTTGTTGTACTGATTCTAAGTATGGGTTAACGATACTTAAGAATCTGTTTCTTGTCGCTGCCGTATTGTTTTCGAAAATTAGATATCTTGAAGATGATGCGATGAACTTCTTCAATGCTATTAACAATCTTCTTACATTGATTCTGTCAAGTGCACTTGGTTTTGCTTGGAGTGTTTTTTGTCCAAATACCGTTGCTCCTTGGCCAGGAAATGTTGCGATTGGGTTAATTCTATTTTCGTATAACGTATCTCTTTCAGTGTGAGTTAATCTTGTTTTAACTTCGATTACATTTGGTAATCCACCTCTGTTAAGACCTGCTGGTGCGAACCATGGTTCTGCAACTGCGTCATTAAATGCTATAACGCCAGGGATAACAACACTTGGTGGTACCCAAATTGGTTTGTTCTTATCAGTGTCAAGGATTTTAACCCATGGGTGATAAGTACCAACGTAGTTTGAGTCAAATGAAGTTAGTGAGTTAACTACTGTTGCGATTGAATCTTGATATGCTCCCGCGTCCATTAAATAGAATGCGTCTTGTCTATCTTCTACCATATCCTTTGCGAATGTAGTTACTGAAGAGTGTAATCTGTTGATAACACCTGGCAACACTAACATATTCATATCATACTCATCAGGATTTGATAAAGCGTTTATTGCTTTTCTATATGCTACAGTTCCACCTGCAGTTGCACTTGACATATCAAGTCCCTGAGAGTTTCCTGCTACAATTGAAGAACCAACAAATACTTTTCTGTTTGGTTGGAATCCGTCAAATCCACCTTGGAATGGTACTAAGAATTTTTTGTTATCTATCAATCCATCATTTAATGCGATTGCTGCACCATTTGATTCACAGTTACTCAATAAGAACTTATCACCAACTGTAGTCGTGACTGAGTCAGGAGTTGGACTTAAGTAGTTTAAGTTATCTGTAGTTGAGAAGTCATATGAATATCCTAAGAATGCTCTCTTATTGTATTCATTACTTATCGATTGTGATACATTATATGATGGTGCTGGTAGAGTTACTCCACTTGGTAGTGGTGATGTTAGTTTTGCAAATCCAAATGGTACAAGAGTTGAATTGTTTGCACCTGAATCTACATCACTGTCAACCTCTACTCTAATATGTTTAGATGCGTTTGGATAGTCACCGTTTAAGATTACTTTTCCATTTGCGTCTATTTGAATATCTTTATCACCGATAACTCTCTTGATATAGTTTGGTGAGTTAGGGTCTAAGTTTACACCTGAGAACTCTTCTATGATACTTGGTCTTGTATCACTGTCTTGTACAGTTTGACCAAATACAGAGTTAGGAATCTTAGAAGTATCTACTCTTCTTACTAATACCGTAAAAGTACCGTATTCAGAACCAGGCACCTCTGATGCTGGTTTGATATCTCTAATACCTATTTTAAATTCATAGTTTGTTGGGTTACCGTGTGATAACGTATGGAATCTAAATAGGTTTTTAGTAACACCTGATACATCTTGTGATATAATATAAGGTGTTGTTGCGTGAGAATATGCTTTTGTATAATCTACACTTGAAGTATTTACTGATACAGTCACAGTTTCACCCGTTGCGAATGATTGTGATGCGAATGTACTAAATTCTTGGTAGACGTATGCGTATTGACCATCGTTTTTAGGAGAGTAACCGAAGGTATTTACTATATAATTGTTAGCTGTTGGATTCATCGAACCTGTTGGTACTGCTAACTGTGCTGATGCTGATAACACAGGTATTGCCCCACTTGCACTTAAATGTAGTGCGAAGATAGATGCTGATGCTGCTGTTCCACCTGCTGCTGCTGACTCGTTAAGATTAACTACTACTGAGTTGTCGAGTGAGTTAATTGAGTTTGCATTATCTGCGTGTAGTACTTTAGTAGTTGGGTGTAATACCGCTGCTACTTTTTGACCTGCTGAAGATGATACAATTAAGTTTAGTGTTTCTACTGTATATCCACTTGAACCTAAAACTCTTACGATTGTTGCAGTTCCTGCCTCTTCTAAATAAGATTGTGCTGTATATGGTAAGTATGATTCTTCAGTTAAACCACCAAATACTTGTTGAAATTCTTGAAATGATTCCACCTTCGTTGGTACGAATGCAGGACCTTTAATACTTTGTCCTACTAACGCTGCACCTATTTCACCTATACCTTGAGGTAAAAACGAGAGGTCTTTCTCTCTTGTGAATACGCCTGGACTAACAATTCTTTCTGCCATTATTTTCTCCTAAATTAAAATCTTTGGTTTACCTTTATATAAATACCCCAAAAATTTCCAAAACGAATACTTATTTGTTAGGTGTGAACTGATTTGTTGTAATATCGTAAGTCCCCTCACCATATTTTTCTCTTAGTTCACCTGCTAACGTTTGTTCTTCTACCCTTAATTCAGAATAAGATTTCATAAGATTTATCTTCTCATCTTTTAAATTTGAGAACTGCGTTTCGAGGGTATTAACGTCAATTTCTATCTCACCCAATCTTGCAGTTATTTGTAAAACCTTAGTCTGAATATTTTCAATTTTATTTTTCTCTTCTTGAGAGAATTCTTTAACAACTTTTTCTGCCATAACAATTTACTTTAATTTTAACTTACATTATATAAATATGTAAAAATTATTCATTACCACCAATTTTGATAGAATTAGTGCCAGATAATGAACTATCTTCACCCCAAGACACTTTTCCAACTGAAATTCGTCTTGTTGTATTGTTTTTATTACCCACATATTCGGGTACAATATATGCTTTTGTTTGTAGTGTAATATTTGCTTTAGTAATTCTATCTTGACCCATTTCTGACATTGTTTCGAATGAGTAAGAATCACCTTTTATTACAAACTTATACCTATCACCAAAAGAACGACCTTGGAAGAATACAATTTGTTCTACCACTTTGTTGACCTGTTCCATATAATCACACCAAACTATCACTTCATACTCTAAGTTTACATAGTCGGGTCTTTCAACAGACATAAATTCTTTTTTAGGATTTTCACCTGTTAAAACTGAGAATTGGTCGTATTTGTTTACGTTTGTATATTTTCTTTCAAAAACTTGATATGCGTCTTCACCACCTTCTGCTACTTTTAACTTCATCATATCAGTGTTTATAGAAAGACTATTTCTTTTAAATACAATAACGGGTGTTAACATCATCCCGTTTTCATCTTTCATAAAACCATCTCGTTGTGCACTTGACCATTTCTCAGGTGAAGCGTACATTACAGGTACGGGGTAAAATCTTCCATCGTCTTCAACCGTTGGTTTTACATCTTTCTCTAAAAAGTTTTTAAATGCAGAATCAATGTCGTAAATACCGACAGAAAAATTCTTCATCTTATCTTTATCTCTACGAACTTGTTTTGCTTTATTTAACTTTTTATCAAGTGACGTAGACGATTGAGTCTGAATTATATTCGGTTTCGATTTGTCTTCGTTTCTATATTTTGTTGCCATCTTATAGTCCTATTGGTACTTCGTTATCATTTTGATTTGAATTACCAAATCTTGTTTCTGCTAATTTAATACTTGTTTGTCTTGAAACGTGAGTATCACATATAATAGATACATTTAAACCTTGAGTATCACCACCATCCCAATATTTAGGATTCTTTCCTGCAAAATACTGATATGAATATGCTGCGTCTATTAAATGATATTCATTATTCCATTGTATAATATCACCAACTTCGGGTACCAACTCTCTATCAACTAACTGCTGTCTTAGAAATCTAAATTGAACCTCACGACTATATGATTGACCAAAGTCATCAGATATTTGTGATGCTTGATTTCTTTCTACTAACGCGGGTACTTTTATTGGATTGTGAAATACTTTATTTTTCCCTTCACCGTATAAGTTCGCTTTTGTATCAGTTACTACTAACATATAATAGTACACTTCCGTATCTACGATATCGGTAATAAGTTCCTTGTTCACCTTATTGAACAAGTCCATATCTCTTTGTCCACCAAACAATGCCATTTGTTATCCTATAAAAATTGGTCTTGGAACTCTGTTTAAAGTTTCCTCTAAGAATTCAGATTCTTCTTTTTTCGCTTCCATTAATGCTCTTCGTGAAGTTGCTTCTAACATTTCTTTTAATTCAGTGATTAGTGTTTCTCTTTCCGCTGCTGCTTCACTTCGTAAATCACCACCGTCAAGTGTTATTTCAGAGCCAGGAATTGGAATGTTACTGAACTTAGACCTGATTGCTCCTAACATTTCTTTTGCTAATGCTAATGAATATCTTGCAATCCACTGTTTACCCGCACTATTAATATTTGTATATGTTAATCTTCCAAATGGTGCGTTTGATAAATCACTTACAACATTTGAATTTGCAATCGGTGATTTTGTTTCACTTTCTAATGTATAATTAAAATATACTTTTGCACCTGCGTCACCTGTTGCAGGAACAGGGAATAATTTTACTCTTTGTCCATCTACATGAAATCCAAATGATGATTTTCTTATGTAATCATTAAATTCAATCGCCTGTAATCTTAACAAGTCATCGAACATCGGTTGCATCATAAACGATACACCTGGCGAATACGCTCCCCATCCAAATGTATTTAACATTTGTTGAGAACCAAGACCTGTTCCTACAAACGGGTCAAAATATCTTATTATTGCTGGTGGTTGTGTATGGAATACTTTTCTTAGTGTAATCCCGTTTGATACTGAACCACTTTCTAAGTTAACAACATTATCATCACCTAAGTCATATATTTGTTGACCACCAACCATTTCAAAGGAACCTGTATATACAGTTACTCTACCACCACTTCCCGCTTCAGTACCATAATCTTTTGCAATATTTACTACTCCACCTAAGTTAGTAGCGATTTCAGTATCTTTTAAATCTAAATCTAATGAATTACCTTTTAAAGATAGTAAGTTTTCTTTAGCTCTATATTGATTTACTTGTGAAGAATATTCATTTGCTGCTTCTTCTAAACACGCGAAAAAGTTTATATCTTGTAATTCGACATCTACGATTGGATATCCTAATCTTTTAGCACACCATTCTGCTACTTTCGGTGCGTCACTTTGAAATGTTGTATCACCATCAAAGTATCCGAAAGGAGTAGAAGAACCACTTGAAAACGAACCTGAACCAGGCCATATTGGTATATTTACTGCCATTTTAAATCCCCTTTATGTATATAAATATGGACAAACTTACCTTTCCCCATTTTCCATAAACGAAACTATTATATAACGTGTCCCTTTTGTCACTGCTCTTGCCCCATGCTTGTGAGTTATGTTGCCAGGATGTAGGGTTGCATAACCGATATCATTCTTAATTAATTTCTTTTGTCGTCTGAACCAAGTACCACCACCTTCATACTCATTTAAGTCCGATAATTGTATCAAACAAGTAATATCTGCTCTATCATGATGTATAGAAAGATGTCCTTGTGCTGTTGGTATATATTTTGCTAAAAAGTTTTCAGCTTTCATAGAATCCCAACCTTTACCTTCCAATGCCCACATATAGATTGATAATGGCATAACATATTCTTTTAATACTTCCATATAAATGTCATGCATTCCTATCGTCTGTAAGACCATATCTGTTGTAGGATAGTTTTCGTGTCTGTCTACTGTCCAAGAATCAGAATGTTCTGCTTCTTCACGAATCATTTTACAAAACTCAGGAGTAAATAATGGAAATGAAAAACAATTATCAAATGGTTCATCTACTATCAAGTCCCATTCTTTTGTTCTTGCTGAATATGTGATAAATTTATTTACCCATTCCTCTTTGTTGTTCCAATAATCGTAAAGTTCGGGATGTAATCTTTCTGTTTCTTCTGAATAACCTTCCATTACATCCATCCACTCTTTATATCTGACTTCCCAAGTCTGTTCTCTTGCAAATTGTTCACCTACGTTTAAATATTTTTGTGCTACTTCTTCATTTTCTCTTAAAAATACATATGAAGAAATTATTGTTTCTTTCATTAATGAGTTAGATAAATCTGACCTGATTAAACTACATTTACCATCTAATAAAGTTTTGAGATTTGCTGTATCAGTAGATATCAATTTAACTCTACCCATCATCATCTCTAATGCTGTTATACAATATGTCTCATCGTATGTGGATGGGTAAATCCAATACTCAGATGATTTAATTTGTTTGTATAGTTCACTTGGTGGTAAATGACCTAACCATCTAACATCATTTGGTAACGATTCTAATACAGAAAGGTCCCAATCTTTTGTATATGGTGGTGATGCAATCCATAAAGTTAATTCAGGATTTATTTTTTTAAGTTTTGGCCATATATCAAGTAAATCAACTAACCCTCTATCAGGTGATGATGTATAGATTATTTTATTGTTATATTTTTCTTGTTCAATACTATCAAAATCACTTGGAGTTATCGCGTTTCCTATTACACTTACTTTAGATGGTTCCAAACTATATTTTTCAACTAATACATTTTTTTGCCATTCTGATACTGCTATTATCTTATCTAACTTGTCGTGATTTAGATAATCCAATCCTTCATTTGGTAATTCTACACCATTGTACCAAGTATAAAATTCTTCATTATGAATCCAAAAATAAGATTTTTCATAATTTATTCCAAAATCCTCTAACATTTGAATATAATGTATATAATTTGTAGATATTACAATATCAAAATAGTTTTCACCACTATTAATAAAACTTTCTATACTTCTATACTTGACACCATCAACATCTTGGTCGGTAATACCACCTGTAATTGTTACATCGTGTCCATTTTGTGCGAATTGTTCTGAAAGTTTCATAACACAATATTCAGAACCACCCATTCCTTTACTTAACCAATAATCTTTGTTAACTGATTCTTTTTGATAACCTACATAAATTAATATTTTCATATCTTACTCTACTATATAATTTAAAACTTCTTCTTTGTCATAAAATCGGGTCCAATCCATCCAACGTTGTAATTGATAACATCTATTATCATCTTCATTCCAACTCCAATCAAAACCACCCAATTCTTTTATTCTTTTGTGAATCATTGGGTCATAATAATCTCTAATCAATCTTGCTCTACGATTAATATCAATTACATTATTATCAACTGTAGAATCACCATTATTATATTGTACATACAACATTTTTTTAAGATGTATAAATTTAGTTTCTAAAAATGTTTTTACAATCAATTCATAATCATCTGCGACTGATATATGTCTACTATGTCCTCTTATCTTATGATAAGTATCTCTATTCCAAACTCTACAATGATTTGGCATACCAATATTAAATCTAATTGTTTTAGGGTTAATATCAGGATAGTGATGTACTAACCATTTCTCACCGTCTCTTGTTTCCCAAGTATGTCCTGCATATCCCCATGCAAAGTTATTATCAGGATGTCCATACCAATCATCTCCTATACGACCATAATCTCTTGGTGAATTATCTTTGTTAATTTCAGTTACGTCTGTATATATAAATCCTGAATCAGGATGTTTCTTACTTGCTTTAAATACATCTTCCAAACAAGTTGAAATTAACCAATCATCATGGTCTAATTCAAATAACCATTCACCATTACATAACATAGCTGCTCTATGTTTTACTTCACCAACGTTACCACCTGAGGTTGGTGTCATTTTATGTATGTGAACTCTATAATCTTGACTTGCGATATCTTCAAGATATTCCCAAGTTTTGTTTTCATCAGATGGTGAATCATCTACGACAACCCACTCCCAATTTTCGTAAGTTTGATTTACCAAACTTTCATACGTTCTAAATATTCTTTCGTTTGTTATATAAGTTGGAGTAAATATAGATAGTATTGGTTTATCTTTATCACCATATACTTCTTTTTGTGATTTACATGCCCAAAATGTTGATTGACAAACTACATCATTAGCCAAAATATTATCAGATGGAATAGAATCATATGATACTATCTTACTTGATACCATCGTATGATGTCCCATTTGTAAAATATTATTTCCAACTTCACCAATTACAATAATAATATCGGGTCTATGTTTTGCGAAATCTTTTTTAAAATCTATACTCGATTCATATGAATATAAAATAACATCTTCATACAAATCTTCTTGGTGATATACATCTGATTTTAATTTTATTTCACCAAACCTATCCCAACCATATATTAATGCTGTGGGTAAACTTGTTTTCATAGTAAATTACCTATATGGTTCTCCACCTACCCAAAGAACGAAAGACTTTCTTACACCCTTTGTTACAGGAGTTACTCTATGTAAATAAAATGATGGAAATATAACTGCTGCTCCTTGAGACCTTGGTGCTACCTTATGTTGACCAATATTAAATTCCAAATCACCACCTTCATACTCATGTGAATCTGAAAGTTGTACTGTTACTGATACTTTTCTTTGGTTTTGAATTTGTTCACCACAATCCATGTGCCATTCATATCCACCTTCTTGTGTTCCATAATATTCTGTATATTGGATTGATTCATTCATAGTAGATAAATCAAACTTCCACATTATGTCATTTGCTTCTTTTATATAATCGTGAAGTTTATTATATACCCACGCCCACTCAAGATTTTGTGGACACCATTTTATTCTTGACTTTCTGTAATCAGATACTTTTGAATTATCACCCTCACCTGTTACCGCGTCTTCGAATTCAATCGCGTTTGTCATTTGTTCTATATTAACTAACTCTTGTGGGGAAAATGCGTTCTTGAACCAATAATAATCAGTAAAGTTTACGTCTTGTCTGTATGTGTTTCTATCAAACGAGAAATTACCATTCATAACTAATTGTTTTAATCTTTTATATAAATATGAAAATTATTTTAATAAATATTAAAGGAAACTACCACTATTTACAGTTCTAACATAATATATTGGGTCACCCGAAGTCCAACCATTTTGTTTAAATGTTAATCTTCCTGTATTTGTCATTTCAAAATAACCACCACCCGATATTATATCACCTTTAGTACCTTTATTACCTTGTGCTCCTGTAGTACCTTTTTGACCTTTGTTACCGGCGTCACCTGTTACACCTGTTCCACCACCTGAACCACCATGACCTTTTTGTCCTTTATCACCTTGGTGACCACCACCACCTGCTGAACCAGGCGCGTCACCCTTTGCTCCGTCCTCACCTGTGGCTCCTGTAATACCTTTATTACCAGCGTGACCTGTTTGACCTTGGTCACCTGTTTTACCTAATTCACCTTTTTGACCCTTGTTACCTGCGTCACCTGTATCACCTGTTCCACCACCTGAACCTGTTTCACCTTTTGTACCTTTAGAACCTTTATTACCTGCGTCACCTGTATCACCTATGTCACCTGTATCACCTGCTACACCTCGTTCACCTTTTTGACCCTTGTTACCTGCGTCACCCGTTGCTCCTTGGTCACCCTGAGGTGATGGTTGTTCACCTACTTGACCTTTTTGACCTTTATCACCGGCTGCTCCTCGTTCACCTTTTGTACCTTTTTCTCCTACGTCACCTGCGTCACCATCGTCACCCGTATCACCTGCGTCACCTGTTACACCTGTTCCACCACCTGAACCACCATGACCTTTTTGACCTTTAGTACCTTTTGCACCTGCTCCACCTTGTGAACCTACTGCACCTTTTAAACCTGTATCACCTGCGTCACCTGTATCACCTGCGTCACCTGTCGCTCCTTGGTCACCTGTTGCTCCTTGGTCACCTGTTGAACCCTTTGCACCAGCTGCACCTGTTCCACCTGTACTACCTGTTCCACCACCTGAACCTACTATACCTTTTAATCCTTTATCACCCGCTGCACCTGTCGAACCTTGGTTACCCGTTGCACCTAATTCACCTTTTTGTCCTTTAGGAGCTACTGCACCTGTGTTACCTTGATTACCTTTTGCACCTTGGTCACCCGTTGAACCTTTATTACCTGCGTCACCTGTTTCACCAAGTCCACCTTTAGTACCTTTTTGACCCGTATCACCTGTTTCACCCGTGTCACCTGCATTACCTGTTGCACCTTGATGACCTGAACTACCTATATCACCTGTTGAACCTGTTGCACCTGCTCCACCTGAAGTACCTAATTCACCCTTTGAACCTTTGTTACCTGTTGCACCTTGAGGACCTGTATCACCTGCTGAACCTGTTTCACCTTGAACACCTTTTTGACCTGCTTCACCTTTTTGACCTTTTGGTCCTGTGTCACCTGCATTACCTGTTGCACCTGTATTACCTGTTCCACCACCTGAACCACCGTGACCTTTTTGACCTTTATTACCAACTGCACCTGTACCACCTGATGAACCTTGTGAACCTACATCACCTGTTGCACCTTGTGGACCTGTATCACCTGCTGAACCTCTTTCACCTTTTTGACCTTTATCACCCGCTGCACCTTGAGGACCTTGGTCACCTGCTGCTCCCGTTGAACCTTGATTACCTTTTGCACCTTGGTCACCTGCTCCACCTTGTGGACCTGTATCACCTGCTGAACCTGTAGGACCTTGTAGACCTGAACTACCTATGACACCTTTATTACCTGCGCTACCTGTACCACCTGGCGAACCTGAACCACCTGTATCACCCGTTGCACCCTGTGGACCTGTTGCACCTGTCTCACCTGCTACACCTTTTTGACCTTTTTGACCTTTTGAACCTTGGTCACCCGTTGCACCTTGGTCACCCGCTGCTCCTTGTGGACCCGTTGCACCTTGTGCTCCTTTTTGTCCTTTTTGTCCTTTATTTCCGGCCGCTCCTGTTTCACCTGTTCCACCTTGTGCTCCTTGTGGACCTGTTGAACCTTTTGCACCTGCTGAACCTGTTTCACCTTGAACACCTTTTTGACCTTGGTCACCTTGTGGACCTGTTGAACCTTTTGCACCTGCTGCTCCTGTAGAACCTGTATTACCTGTTCCACCACCTGAACCTGTATGACCTTTTTGTCCTTTTGAACCTGCGGCACCTGTACCACCTGCTGAACCCGTTACACCTTTACTACCTTGTGCACCTTGTGGACCTGTATCACCTGCGGCACCTCTTTCACCTTTTTGACCTTTATCACCAGCTCCACCTTGAGGACCTGTGTCACCTGCATTACCTGTTGGACCTGTAGCACCTGTTTGACCTTTTTGTCCTTTAGCACCCTGTGGACCTGTGTCACCTGCTGAACCTGTAGGACCTTGTAAACCTGAACTACCTATAGAACCTGTATTACCTGCACTACCTGTTCCACCTGGCGAACCTGAACCACCTGTTCCACCTGTTGCACCTTGAGGACCTTGAGGACCCGTTTCACCTGCAACACCTTTTTGTCCTTTAGAACCTTTTGCACCTTGAGGACCTTGTGCTCCCGTAGGACCTGCTGGACCTGTTGGTCCTACTTCACCTTTTTGACCTTTTCCACCTTGTGGACCCGTAGGACCTGCTGGACCTGTAGCACCTGTTTCACCTTTTTGTCCTTTAGCACCCTGTGGACCTGTCTCACCTGATACACCTTTTTGTCCTTTTTGACCTTTTGCACCTGTTGGTGCTGATGAAGGTTGTGAACCTGTTGAACCTTGTGCTCCTGTTGGACCCTGACTACCTTGGTCACCAGCTCCACCTGTTGAACCTTGACTACCTTGGTCACCTTGTGGACCTGTATTACCTGTATCACCTGTTGAACCTGTTGCACCACTTGAAGGTAAACCACCTGCGGGACCCGTTGAACCTTGTGCTCCTGTTGGACCCTGTGCACCTTGAGGACCTTGTGCTCCCGTAGGACCTGTTGGTCCTGTTGGACCGTTGTTTCCTGTAAGGCCTGTGTTCCCTTGGTCACCCTGACCACCTGATGAGCCAGTAAATCCTTTTGGTCCTGTAGTACCACCTTGACCTGTTGCACCTTGTGCACCCTGACCACCTGATGAACCCGTACCACCTGTTTGACCTTTTTGTCCCTTGGCACCCTGTGGACCAAATGAGGAATCACCATCACCACCACCACAACCACTACCTTCAGGTGGTAGACCACCGTTTTTAAAGTTGTGAACAACGAACCCATTGACTAAGTACATATCAGAAGGTTCTAAGTCTAATTCTTTTGTCGTAGATTGTCCTGCTTCAATCCAACCATTAGTTACTAAACAATATTCCCATGTATTTGTATCGAAATTGTATTTTACTAAATAATCGCCTGTTGGTGATATATCTTCTACTGTTTTAAATGCGATATTCCAATATGTTCCACCACCTGAATATTCTAATCCTGCTGTTAAAAGGGGTTGGTCTATACCTACTGATAAACTACCTGAATCGGTTTCAACAGTATATATTGTTTGTTGTATTTGTGGATTTGTAAGATTGACTACCTGATTTCCTTCAGATAATTCTAACCAAGATGTATTACTTCCCGAATATTGACCTGTCCATGTTAAAGGAAAATCTTCATTTGAAGATTGAGCATAACCACTAATATTAACACCAATTAAGGAAGAACCTAAACCAATGTTATTTATATTGTCTGTTGTACCCGATAATTGGGTTGTGACTAATGAAGAAGTTACGAAACCACCGTACATCTGTTACCTTTTTATATTAAGAGACACTTCCACTTGTATACATCAAAACGATACCTGTGAAACTTCCACTCTTAAATGTTAATAATCCATCATTTAAAGAAAAACTAAATCCATCACCAGGCGCAGTTAGTTGATTAATTACCGTTCCTAATGCTGGTTCACCTTTTGCTCCTGTTACACCTTTTTGACCTTTATCTCCTTGAGGACTCGCTCCTTGTGCTCCTGTTGCTCCTTGTGCACCCTTTTGACCTTTTTCACCTTTAGGACTTGCACCTTGTGCTCCTGTTGCACCCTTTTCACCTTTTTGACCTTTTTCACCTTTAGGACCTTGTGCTCCTTGAGGTGATGAACCTTGTGCACCTTGAGGACCCTGTGCTCCTATTTCACCTTTTTGACCTTTAGGACTTGCACCTTGTGCACCTTGAGGACCTTGTGCTCCTACTTCACCCTTTTGACCTTTAGAACCTTGAGGTGCTGCTCCTTGTGCACCTTGGTCACCCTGAGGACCCTGTGCTCCTATTTCACCTTTTTGACCTTTAGGACTTGCACCTTGTGCTCCTATTTCACCTTTTTGACCTTTAGGACCTAATTCACCTTTTTGACCTTTTGGACTTGCACCCTGTGCACCTTGGTCACCTAATGCACCTTTTTGTCCTTTCTGACCTTTTGCACCTTGTGGACTTGCACCCTGTGCACCTGTTGGACCTTGTGCTCCTTTTTGTCCTTTTTCACCTTTTGAACCTTGAGGTGAACTACCTTGTGCACCTTGGTCACCCTGAGGACCTTTAGGACCTTGTGCTCCTTGTGGACTTGCACCCTGTGCTCCTATTTCACCTTTTTGACCCTTAGGACCTTTTGCACCTTGAGGACTTGCACCTTGTGCACCTTGAGGACCTTGTGCTCCTGTTGCTCCTTGTGCACCTCGGTCACCTTGAGGACTTGAACCCTGTGCACCTTGAGGACCTTGTGCTCCTACTTCACCTTTTTGTCCTTTAGGACTTGAACCCTGTGCACCTTGAGGACCTTGTGCTCCTACTTCACCTTTTTGACCTTTAGGACTTGCACCTTGTGCTCCTATTTCACCTTTTTGACCTTTAGACCCCTGTGGACCTTTAGCACCTTGTGGTGATGAACCCTGTGCTCCTGTTGCCCCTTGACCACCTTGTGCACCTTTTTGACCTTTTGGACTCGCACCCTGTGCTCCTATTTCACCTTTTTGACCTTTAGAACCTTGAGGACCTTGTGCTCCCTGAGGAGATGCTCCTTGTGCACCTTGAGGACCTACTGCTCCTTTTTGACCTTTTTGTCCTTTAGAACCTTGAGGACTTGAACCTTGTGCTCCTTGTGGACCTTGTGCTCCTACTTCACCTTTTTGACCTTTTTGACCTTTAGGACTTGCACCTTGTGCACCTTGTTCACCCTGAGGACCTTGTGCACCTTTTGCACCCTGTGCTCCTTGAGGTGATGCTCCCTGTGCACCCTGAGGACCTGTTGCACCTTTTTGACCTTTAGAACCTTGAGGACTTGCACCTTGTGCACCTTGTGGACCTTGTGCTCCTTGTGGACCTTTAGGACCTTTTGCACCTTGAGGACTTGCACCTTGTGCTCCTGTTGCTCCTGTAGGACCTTGAGAACCTTTTGGACTTGCACCTTGTGAACCTTTTTGACCTTCAGGACCCTGTGGACCTTTTGCACCTTGTGCACCCTGTGGACCTGTTGGTGATGCTCCTACTTCACCCTTTTGTCCTTTAGAACCTTGAGGACCTTTTGCACCTTGTGGTGATGAACCCTGTGCTCCTTGAGGACCTTGAGGACCTACTTCACCTTTTTGACCTTTAGGACTTGCACCTTGTGCTCCTTGTGGTCCTGTCGCTCCCTGTGGACCTTTAGGACCTGTTGGACTTGCACCCTGTGCACCTTGAGGACCTACTGCACCTTTTTGACCCTTAGGACCTTTTGCTCCCTGAGGACTTGAACCTTGTGCACCTTGAGGACCTTGTGCTCCTGTACTACCCTGTGCACCCTTTTGACCTTTTGGACTTGCACCTTGTGGACCTTGTGCACCTACTGCTCCTGCTGGACCTGTATTACCTTTTGCTCCCTGAGGACTTGCACCCTGTGCACCTTGTGGACCTGTTGCACCTTTTTGTCCTTTAGAACCTTGTGGACTTGAACCTTGTGCACCTTGTGGACCTGTTGCACCTTTTTGACCTTTTTGACCTTTAGCACCCTGAGGTGATGCACCTTGTGCACCTGTTGCTCCTGTAGGACCTTGTGCACCTTGTGGTGATGAACCTTGTGCACCCTTTTGACCTTGAGGACCCTGTGGACCTTTTGCACCTTGTGCACCTGTTGCACCCTGAGGTGATGCTCCTACTTCACCTTTTTGACCCTTTCCACCTTGAGGACCTGTTGCACCTTGTGGACTTGAACCTTGAGGACCTGTTACACCTTTTTGACCTTTTTGACCTTTAGAACCCTGAGGACTTGAACCTTGAGGACCTGTTGCACCTTTTTGACCTTTTTGACCTTGTGGACCTGTTGGTGATGCTCCTGTTGCACCTTTTTGACCTTTTCCACCTTGTGGACCTGTTAACGATGCACCTGTAGGACCTGTATCACCTTGTGGACCTTGTGGACCTGTAGAACCTTTTGGACCTTTTGCACCTTGTGGACCTAAACTACCTTTTGGACCTTTTGCACCTGTGGGACCTTTTGGACCTTTTGGACCCGCCCCACCTGTGGAACCTTTAGGACCTTTTGCTCCTGTTGCTCCCTGTGGTCCTGTTGCACCTTGTGGTCCTGTTGCACCTTGTGGACCTTTTGGTCCTGTTGCACCTTGTGGACCTTGTGCTCCCTGTGGACCTGTAGAACCTTTTGGACCTTTTGGACCTGTTGAACCTGTACCACCTTGTCCACCTGTACTACCTTTAGCACCCTGTGCTCCTTGAGGACCTGGCGATGCTGCTGGACCTAAGGCACCTTTTTGTCCTTTTTGACCTTTAGGACCTTGTGGACCCGTGTTGTGTACTAATAGATTACCTACAAAGTAATTATGGTCAGGTTCTACCTCTATACTTCTAATTACTATAGGTTTTTCTACTAATTCTACGGAAATAACTTTTATGTCATTGAAAAATGATTTATGAGAACATTTACAATCATCAGATGCGCATGACGTATTACCGATTGGTGAAACCCATTCACCATCTTTATATATTTTTATATCAACGGAAGTTTTTAACTCAGTTCCGTCTGAAAGTTTTAATTTTAAATGAGAATCTATTTCTTGTGTTACAACTCTAACAACTTTATTGTCTCTGTAGACACCATTCTGTGTATCGTAACCTTGGACTTTATCACCAACTAATATATTACTTATTGAAGTAAGTTTACCGTTGATTTCAAGTAAGGTATCTTTATGTAATCCGTGTATCAAACTCATATTATACCCCTTATGTTGTTGTGTTCATTTCAAATACTATTGTGAACCCAAAACCTGTTGCTCGTTCTGCTTCTTCTCTGTCAAATTTTAGATTTAGTCTATCACCTTTATCAAAACTGTAAGTATCTCCGAAACTAAATTCTCTAATAGTACCTCTTGTTGCTGAAATTGATGCCTGTACAGAACTTCCTAAATTACTTCCGTTTTTTAATAGTTGTATTGTACAAGTACCTGCTGTTGCGTTTGTATGTGGATGAACCATAATTTTTTGTACAGTTCCATCATACGGTGCTGCGAATTGATAGTAACCGTTTACTGTATGTTGGTCCATTGTGTTTATACTTGAGAATGGAACAAATGCATTAGTTATACCTTCAAGTGGAACTTCACCATTTGTTGAAATCATCATAGGTGCTTTAGTTATACCACCTGATAATGATAAGTGACCTGTTACATGGGACCCTGTTGCTTGTGTTCTAAATTTTTGATTACCACCGTGATATAATTGAACCTCTCCTGTGTTGTCACCGTGTTTTGCATAGATTAATGGGTTTCCTTCCGTTGATTCCATCAACAACCAAGAACCAATAATGTATAATGCTCCGTCTGCGTCACCCTTACCTTCGTGAATGTAAGAATTTGCACCGTTATGATATATTTTTAGATTTCCGCCATCACCTAGCGATATTTCTTTAGAGTCAGGAAGATGTATTCCTGAATTAAATGAACCCGTTCCATCGAAACGAACTTCACCTGACGCGGTTATTTCATTAAATACGGCATTACTGCCTGAAGTTACTACTTTTTTCCAATTTGGCATATTCTAATCCTAATTTGCGGTTGGTAACACATTCGTGCCCACTTCCCATAAGGGCCAACAACCAAGATTTAACTTAATTTCTTTTATATAAGTATTGAAAAAATAAAAGAAAGTAAAATTATCCTTTAATTATTGTATTACCTTTTTTTGGTCTACCTCTTTTTGGAGTTTTTAAGAAGTCTAACTCCATTTGGATTTTTTGTTGGATTCCTACCATCATCTGTGCTTCTGCACCTGTTATTGGTAGTTTATTTAATGCGATTTGTATAACTTTTAAATCGTTTTCTTCTAAACCTTTGTATTGTTCCATAACTATTTTAATTTATCGTGTTCTACTTGAATTTTTACTGCTAATTTATAGATTCTTTCAATATCTGTACCCTTAAAGGTTCCATTTGATATTAAAAATAAGAGAACCTCAAGCTCTTGTTTAGTGAGCTTGAGGTTTGTCTCTTGTTGGGTTTGTTGTATACTTTTTTTCAGTTGTTTGTGATTTGACATAACTAATTTTTTAATTTATTTACACATAGATATAAATCTCATTTGATTCTATTCTTATATTGCCAGGATGGTCTGCTAATGCTGTTGCTGCGTTAGCTTCAGTTCCTTCATATACACCAGCTAAATAATAACCTGTTGTACCTGCTGCGAAGTCATCTGAGTTAGACGCTGCTTTATCAGTTACCTGTACTGCTAAACGACCATCGTTAGAATTGTAAGAATTATCTAAAATAAGTGCGTGACCTGAGTTAGCGGTTGTGTTAGAACCACCAAATATAATACCTGAGTCTCCTGATGTTGAACCTGAGTTTAATAAGATATATTGGTCTTCTACATTTAAGTTAGCTACTTGTAATTCAGTTCTTGAACCTTCAACAGTTAAATCACCTGCTACAACCAAGTTGTTAAAGTTAACATTAGAGTTTGTTTTTACATTTTGGTCCATTCCACCTAAGTAACCCCATTGAGCTGCTGAGATTGTTGTTGTACCGATGTTCTCTAATTGTGCACCTTCTGCTGCAGTTAAGTTACTGATTTCAGTTACTTGTGATGCTGCTACAGTTTTACTTGAGATATCAACTTGTGCTGAAGAAGATATAATTCCTGCACCTAATGCTCTAATTCCTGCTGCGTCAGTTACATCTGCACCATCTTCAACATTAAGTAATGTTAATACATTTGCTTTACTTAATGCACTTGGTGCTGCTGCACCACCTGACACATTACCTAAAATTGTATCGTCTGCAATATTTGCTATTTTTGCTAATGTAATACCACTATCTTTAACTCTTAGTGCGTCTGAACTGATTTCAATAGTTGAGTCATCTACGTTTACATCTAATTCTTCATTTGTGTTATCTGCAACTAAACCTGCACCTGCCATAACATCAACATCAATATCAAGTGTTATTTCTCTGTCACTTGAATCATTCAATGTAAATGTACCACCCGTTTTTAAACCATCACCTGCGGTTATTGTGATTGTTGAATCATTAACACCAGCTAAACCTGATACCTGTGCTGATGACGATACAATTCCTGCACCTAATGCTGCGATTCCCGCTGCGTCAGTTACATCTGCTCCGTCTTCAACGTTAAGAATTGTTAAAACTTGTGTTTTGGTTAATGCTTGAGGTACACCTGTTCCTGCACCATTTGCTCTACCTTGTATTCTATCTGCGGCCATATTAGCCTGTTTTGCTAACGTAGTACCACCGTCTTTTAGACTAACGGTCTTCGCTGCTGCACCATCATATGTGGTACCTGAGTCCAGCTGAATAGTTGAATTATCAACTGTCAAACTGTTCCCAACCTGTGTTGCCGTCCCTGTTACGTTACCAACTAAATTTCCTTTGAACCCTGCTGATGCGGATACATTAAGAAGGTCGGCACTTGAACCCGAGACAATGACTTTTTTCCATGTTGCCATTTTTTTCTCCTATTAATTTATTATTTTAAACAACTTATGGTACACAACAATGTACCGTCCAAAACCAATTTCTTACATAATATAAATATGTAATTATATTTTATTAACTACTTCCTAACCCAAAGTAAAAGTTTGATGCTGAATAAAATATTGCACCCTCTTCATAAGTTGGAGTAGTTGTAAATTCTTTTAATCTTAAAACACCGTCACCGACTCTAACCGAACCTGTTATATCTAAATTGTTCGTAGTTGATTTGAAAGAACCTGTAGTTGTAAATATACCACCTGTTCCACCACCACCGCCAGAACCTGTATCTGCGTTTAGTATGTAAATTACACCACCCATGTTTGCGTGAGCAGTACATTGATAATATAAAACTCTTGGTGAATCGAATTGTACGTCCCAAGTTAATGTTCCACTTGAAACATCATTGTTAGTTACACCATCATTATATGCAGAACCTGCTGAACCATTTGGAGTTGATTGAATCCTAAATGGATGTGCTCCCATATTATTGATGAATTTATATTTTTGACCTCTCATTAAATAAAGAGTTGGGTCATTTTCCGCTCCCGTCAAACCGTGACCTGTAAATGTATAATGGTTAGAACCATCTGCACCTAATGTCCATTGTGCTGCGAACATTGCTCTATCTGATACAGAAGAACTTGCTACACTCATAGAACTTGTCATACTGTTTGTAATCACAGAACCCGTGAAAGTATTTAATGATGTAATACTTGTATTTGCTGAACCCGTAAAATTATTTAATGATGTCAGTAGACCACTTACACCTGATATAAATGCTGCGTCTGATGTATCTAAGTTAAGTGTTACTGCACCTGATGCTCCACCACCACTTAAACCTGTTCCTGCTGTCACCGATGTAATATCACCGGCTCCACCACCACCACCACCTGAAATACCTAAGTTGGTAGTATGGAATGATGCTGAGTCATCTGAACCACCGTATCCTGGCGTAGAGAATGCGACAAACTTTCTTGTGACATATAATTGTTCAGTATGTTCTACCCAAACAATCTGTCCATCTCTAAGTCTATCGTGATAAATAGAACTCATGTCTGAAGCAGACGGTACAGTAATCCAACCACCTTGTACATATTGTACTGATGTGAATGAACCTGACGCTCCACTTCTTACATAAATATCACCTGCTGTTGTTGCCATCTATTTCTTTTCCTTTTCCTATGGTGCTGACGCTGAGTCAGGCATTAAATAATATCTTGAGTTATTTGTATTTTCACCTTCTGCAAATATCATACCCCATCTTGAATATCCTTCAACTGCGTTCTCAGTGTCGAAGTAATATACACCTGTTCCAATTGTGCCAGGAATTGAGGCGTCTTTTGCATATACATAGTATTCTTTTGCTGTTCCTGTTGAATCAGGTGGAACTCCATCATACATACTTGCTGGTTTCCCAAACTGATTTGATGCTGATGGGAATACTACTACTAATCTTTTTGAACCACCACTACTAAAGTTTATATATCCAAAACTTGATAGTCCTGTTGCATTACTATCTGATAATGTTGTTTTTGAACTACTTCCAAATAGTAACATTGTACCACCAACATAAGTTGGACTGAATGTTGTACCAAGTGAACCACTTTGTAGTTTTGCGATTACTGAACCTGCTTCGATTCCTACTCCATCACCACCACTATCACCCATAGATGCGATTGCTGTTGCTTCTGTTGCTGCAGAACCACCGTCCCATCCATAAACATATGTTTTTGCTACAGGGTCAAGAAGTGTTATTGTTCTTTTATATGATGTTGATTTATCAAAGTTATCATGTACTGATGCTGTATAACTATATGTTACACCTGAATTTATCGTACCTGTCGTTTTAATAACGTATGACGATGAATTTGCATTTTGTGGTACAAATTGTAAGTTTCCTGCGTTTGGTCCACTAAATGAAGCGGAGAACGGTGTATCTGATTCTGTATCAGATATTGACATACTTACTAAACCTGTTCCACTTGCAATCGATGCTGTCATGTTTGCACCAATCTCACTAAATGTTGCTGTTGGAGCCTGATTTGCAACTACACTTACTGATATACTGTCTGAACCTATATTATTAAATTGGTCTTGATATGATATAGTTGATGTAATTGTATCACCACTACCTGTACTTGAACCACTTATATTTACACCTATTGTTAGTTTACCATTACTGTTTACTGCGATGGCTGCGTTAGATGAAGTAAATGCTTGTACTGCTGCGGAATTATATTGAGGTGAGTAAGTAACTCCTAAGTCACCTTGTGTTCCCGTTCTACCATCAGCGTTAATTTTTATATGTGCTCCACTTTCTGCACTCTCTATTATTCTAAATGTACCATTTGTAGTTAAAGTACCATTTGGTGCTGATGCGATTGTTACACTATGTTTAGTAGTACCTACTCTAAATCCATGAGTATCTTTTATAGATGCGGTCATTGGATAAGTGGAACCACTTAAATTATTTTTTGGTTGTACTAAGTAAGTATCGCCAGATTTATATGCGTTTAATTGACCACTTGGGTCTGTAAATGTAAATGAACCGTGATTTAATGAATCACTCTCTGTATCTGTAAACGATATTGTTGAAATTGTACTACCACTTCTTGCACCATTTGTATTTAAGTTTGCAGATGTGTTACTGAAACTTGGAACAGGTGCGTTATTGATAACAACTGCGATATTTTGATTTACATATTGTTTAGTTGTTTCAAATCCATTTTCTGATGCAGTTAGTTCTACTGCGATTGTACTTCCACTTGAATATGCTGAACCACTTAGGTTACTTGCTAATTGTAAAGTTGCACTTGAACCTGTTGTAGATGATAATCCAATTAAATTACCTGTTGATTTAACTTCCCATCTCTGAGATACTCCTGATGACCATAATGCACTTGTACCTGTTCTACCATTTGAACTAATTTTTATTTCATTACCACTTGTTGCGGATTCTATGATATATAAATTATCCCAATTGTCAGTTATTGAAGTTGCTGAATCATCTGCGATATTAATTCTAATTAAACCTGTATCAGATGTTGAGTTAAATGCGTCTTTTACTGTTACTTGATAAAAATATCTGTTCGCTACATCAGAATTTAGATAAACTCCATTCTTTCTTGTTACTGCACCTGCCGAACTACATTGGAATGGGTCTTGATGTGGGTCATATAATGAGTTACCACCTAAAGATGATGTAATATTTGAACCACCATCTAAATTTGCTTCTTTTAGTGTAAAGTTACTAAATGTTATTGTATCACCTGTTGGGTCTGTTGCAGTTATTGAACCTACACTTGCACCATCTGCACTATTTTCGTTAATACTTCCTAATGTTTGGTCATTTACAGTTGGACCAACGTTATCAACTACTGCTATTTGGAATGGTAAGTAAGTAATTGATTCAGTATCATCACCACTTCCATAATGTTCATCACTCGCTGTTAAAACGAATTCATATTTTGGGGTAACTTCATAATCTAATGAAGAAGTTATCTGATTTAGTTGAACATATGTACTTGCTTTAGTAATTGAAAAACTTGAACTTACAAATGCTGAACCACTTCCGATTGTTATAGTGTCACTTTCTGCGTCAGTAAAATAAACTCTAACTTTATTATTTGCTGCTACAGAATTTTCATTTAGTGATTGTGTAAACGTTGTCACTATTGAACCACCTACTGATGTTTGTCTCCAAACAGGTGGAGTGTTAGGAGTTACCCGTATGTATAATGTTTTAGAACCAACACCTGCGAATGTATCCACTGCTTCTATAGGGAATGGATGAGAACCACTACCTGGCGTATTATCAGTGTTCATTGATGCTGTTGATTTAGTATTTAGAGTTATTTGTCCGTTACTTGCTATCTTAAAGAAGTCATCTGAGTAAGAACTTGCTTCTCTAAATGTAATACTTTGTCCTTCTGCGTCTGTTGCTGTCGCAGTTCCAATTACAGAACCACTTGCTACGAATTCACCGATTGTAAATCCATTTGTTGTGATTGATGGTACTGTATTTGGGAAAAATACCTTTTCTATAAATTGTGTTAGGGAACCACTTGTTCCTGCGTTAGTATTGTAAACTCCCGCTGGTAGATTTGTGTTAGATATTACTCTGTTCCCGTCAAAAATTGAAAATCCTGTTGTAAACGATGAAGTTGCTACAGACATTGAACTTGTTTGAGAAGTTTGTACATGACCTATCACAAATGATGCTGTATCTGCGTTTACTGCATGAGATGAAGACACTTCTGTGACTATCTCATGTGATGCTGATATTGCAAACAACGCGTATGATGCGGTTGCTACCGTCATAGACGAAGTTTGACTGTTTGAAATCGCAGAACCTGTAAATGTATTTAATGCTGTAATACTTGTATTAGCAGAACCTGTAAATGTATTTAATGCTGTTATGTCAGTTGAACCACCACCACCTGTTCCAAACCCAAATGACGCTGCTGACTTTGAAACTTCTGTTGGGAAGTCAGTAATACTTGAAGTTGTGATTGGTAGTATCTGATTTGAAGATGATACTAACCCACTTGGAGTACCACTAATACCACTAAAAGTAATTTGAGTAGAACCACTAACAGTTCCTGCTGGAACTGACGTTAAATATGACCCTAAGTCACTAATTTGTGATTCTGTTATTGTTATTTGGTTTGATGCTGATATTAATCCACTTGGTAACTGTTCTGAACCACTAATGATTCCGTCTTTTAGTGAACCTGTGTTTACTGTTACCGTAACTGCGTTACCATCATTAGTTGCTGTAACTGCGTTACCTACAAAATCAAAACTACGAACTATTTTACTTAATGGAGTTCCCTCATTTGATGCTGTTATGTTTAATCCGGCTCCACCACCACCGCCACCTGATAGTGACGATAAATCTACTGAATTTCCACCTGAAATACTTAATGCGTTTGTTCCATCATTAAAAGATAGTGTTTGCTCTGAACCTGTACTATCTGTTGTTGAAAAACCTAAGTCTGTAATTTGTTGTGAACTACTGATTGTTCCTGCTGGAGTTGAACCACCACTTCCAAACCCTGCGGCTGCTGCACTTGCTGAAGTTAAATAACCCGCTCCTTCAATATTTGTAACTCTTGTAGAAAAACTACCACTTGCAGTTTGTAAAGCACTTACATCTGACTGTAAATTATCTACGTTTCCTTCTTCAGTTGTTATTCTTGTCGCAAGAGATGAAGAAATCGGTGGAAAAGTTTCTTGTCTAAACGTAATATTTGCGGTTATGGAGTTTTTTTGGAACGCAGATATTGTAGTTGGTTTGTTTGTAATAGTATTATAGTTGATTTGTCCCGATGAGGACACTATTCCACTTGGTAATTGAGCAGAAGATGATAAAATCCCACTTGGCAATTGTGCCGATGAGGATATCACTCCATTAGTTGATATTAAATTACCTGTGAACGAACCACTAAATGAACCCGTGTAGTCAAATGACATCTATTTCTCCAATAATTAACGTTTACGTTATATAAATATTGATTTATTTTTCTAAATCGTTATTCGAATGAAAATAACAGTCTAAGAACCTCATCTAAGGACTCGTGTCTGTGGTTATCTTTCAAATTTACACTATAAACAAACTCAGAGTCTTTTAGTTTATGAACCTCATGAACTGCTGAGTCGTTTGCGAACTTTAAATCAATCTGTTGTGGGTCGCCACACAACATCATCCGTGAGTTTTTACCTAAACGACCCAACACCATCGCTAACTGTTGTTTAGTTAAATTCTGAAACTCATCTACTATAACTATTGAAGAATCAAAAGTTCTCCCTCTAAAATGTGATAAAGATACTAATTCTACATCTTCATTTTTTTCCATCTTTTCTAAAATCATAGGTTTATTATAGACTTTTCTCATGTTAGAACGAATTGGAACTAACCAAGGTTCCATTTTTTCGTCTAATGAGCCAGGAAGGAATCCGTTATCTTCATTTGATATAGTTGGTCGTGTAATTACGATTTTATTTACTTCTCTTTTAAAAAAACAATCCAATGCAATCTGTACTGCTAATAGTGTTTTACCACTACCTGCTTTTCCTAATATAAAATTGAATGGATGATTTCTAATTTCTGCTTTTGCGAGTTTCTGTTCTTCAGAAAGAGTGATGTTGTATTTAACTGCACCCTTTGGTACTCGTTTAGTTGTATTTTCTGGCATGCACTATCCTTTTGTTGAATAATAACTTATGTAACTCTTTACTATAAGTAGTATAGGGCATAAAAAAAGGGTGACCGAAGTCACCCTTAATTTAATGAGAATTAAATAATTAAATATTATCCAATTACTTCAAGTCCATGTACAAGAACCTTACCGTAGAACTCACCTCTCACCATTTGCTTAGCGTATCTTGTCATTACACCTTTTCTTGGAGTGAAGTTAGTTGGGTCATATACAAGAGGAGTCATGATTAATGGAATGTATGGAGCGTAAACAGCACCTGTTTCCAAGAATTGTGAACCTTTGAATCCTAATAGGATTACGTTCTCTTTCATATATGGGTTTTTGTATACTTGGTATCTATTTGCAAAAGAACCTACTTGGCTTACACCAAATGCGAATTGCGATTGCTCACCTGTACCATTTCCGTGGAAGCCAGGGATAGATTCAAGAATAGTTGCTACATCAGGAGAAACTACCATAAAGTTAGCTCCACCTCTCATAGTCTTCGCGTGGATTTGGTTAGAAACTCTCTGTAACTGAGTACCTAAAGTTTGGAACCATTGTTGTTGAGTATATCTCTCAACTGCTGCGTTAAGACCACTTGATGTAAATCCTGCACCATTCCAAGAATATCCGATTCTAGCTGACCAATAACCTGTAGTTAATGCATTTTCCAATAACATATCTAAGATTTCTAAGTCGATTTCTTGAGAAATGTATTCAGATAACATTGAAGTCAATTCTGCTTCAGCGTCTACTGAGTGGTATGCATTTAAGTCTTGTGCGAATTCAGGAGTCCATTGTGCTTTTAACTTTCTTGTTTTAGCAACAATCGGCACACTTCTTAATTCAACATTCAACTCAGGAATACCTAAGTCTGCACCTACACCACCATTAGCTGCGAAGTTAGACTGTTCGAAGTCACCTCTTGTAATGTCAGTTGGTTGTTTGTGATACTTGATTACTACTTTATCTACTGCTGTTGCAGCTGCTACTTTTCTTACGATAGCCGTAATGTTTGCACCTGATAATTTAGTAAATGCTGGGTAATGCTCTGCAATACCTGAACCTGATACTTCAAATCCTCTTACACCTTCTTTATCGAATCCTGCGATTGATGAAGTTAATGCAGATACTTTAACGATTAGGTCACCGTTTCCAGCTGCTGCAATTGATGCTGAGAATGAAGAATCATAATCATATTCAGTTCCAGCTGTATTTAAGTTAACTGATGCTGAAGTAAATTTAGTTGCGTCAGATAATGCTGCAGCGATATCTAATGCGCTAGATGCTGTATCATTAATTGAGTAACCAAATCTTCCTGCACCGTAAAGACCTTCACTTGCCTCACTTGCAGTTTCAGTGATACCGAATACTGAGTCAGTTTGTGAATCTTTACCTGCGCCAGTTTCAAATCCTGGCTGTGATGTACCATACTTGAAGTCCAAGTAGAATACAAGACCTGAAGGTAAGTTCATTGGTTGAACACTAACGAATTCTTTTGCAGCGATTTCACTGAAAATCCTTCTTACCAATGGTAGAGCTACACCTGCCCACTCTTCAGAGTTTGCTGATGTACCTGTAGAAGATGCTTCTTTTACAAGTTCTCTTGCTTGGTTTTCTAATAGTGTTGCGATTGAACTTCTTTCAAAGTCAGACTCGATACCTTCTAAAAGGCCAGTCTTTTCCCACTTTGTTACTAAGTTTTTTGCCTCTTTGGACATTACTTTATTGTAACCAGCGGATTCATTAAGTAAACTTTGTGTGTTCATCTTATTTTCCTTCTATTTTAGATTATTTTATTAAACCTGCTAACTTCTTAAATCTGTTAGCAACATCGTTACCTTCTGAGATTATTGATTTCTTAGGAGCTGAACTCTTAGTTGGTTTTGAAGCACTTCCTTCTTTAACCACAGTTTTCTTTTTTCTTGCAACGTTTAAGTTTTCACCTAATGTAGCAAATACAAGTTTAACTTCTCTTAAGTTTCCTGCTCTATCAAAGTTCTCGATAACTTTAACTTTTTGTGACTCGTTCAAGTCAAAAGTTCTGAATAATTTATTAGTATAAAGTAATTTCGCGTTTAACAAGTTAACTTCGTTGATAGTGTTTCTTAAAGACTCGATAGTCTTGTAAGCTTCTTCCAACTCTTCTTCGTTCTTGCTTGGGTCCATTTCTTCATCCTTCATATCTTCTTCAGATACTTCTTCTTCTTCTGATACTTCTTCTTCTTCTTCAACCTTATCGTCTGCCATTTCTTTTAGAGTTTCAATGATTTCATCAATGTTTAACTCGTCATCGTTTTCAATGTCAGATGAATCGGATGCGTCATCAGATGGTTCAGCATTTTCGCCGTCACCAATATCAGATGAGTCTAATTCTTCTTTTACTTCTTCTTCCTCGTCAACTTCATTTTCATCAACGTCTTCTTCTTCAGTAAGTGAAGCTTCTAATTCAGCGATTACAGATTCTAAGTCAAGTTCATCTTCTTCGAGTTCATTTTCTTCTACGTTTTCGTCTGCAGGACCTTCTTCTTTTTCTTCTTCGTCATGCATTTCGTCTTCGTGAGAATCCATTTCATCGTCTACGATGTCTTTTACTTCTTCTTCCTCTTCTGAATCTAATTCTTCTTCTACTTCTTCCTCTTCAGATTTCATTTCATCTTCTTCAGATTTCATTTCGTCTTCTTCAGATTTCATTTCGTCTTCTTCAGACTTCATTTCATCTTCTTCAGATTTCATTTCATCTTCTTCAGATACAGAATCTTCTTCTTCAGATTTCATATCTTCATTAGATTCTTCCTCTTCGTTATGATACGTTTCATACGTTTCATTTGAGTTTTCCTCTTCTTCAGATACTTCCTCTTCTTCTTCTAATTCTTCTGCAATCTTATGAGATAACATTGATTGAAGTTTTGGAGTGAAGGCTTCTTCTAATGCCATCTTTGCGTTCGCTAATGCAGTTTCTTTTACTGCTTTTGCGTCAGCGATAGCCTCTTTTAATAAATCAGATTTAGCCATTACTGTTTCTCCTTAATTAAATTTTTGGATAGTAAGATTATTTGGAATCTTAATAGTGATTTTACTATTATTTAGTGTGAACACACATTGAGGTGTGTTATTTAAGTCGGTAATAAATATGGTAGAACTTTCAAAAACGATAAAGTGTTTACCATTTAATTTTGTTCTCTTAACCGTCTAATATATTCTTTTCTGACTGCCTGTTGTTTTTGTCTTCTTTTTATAGCTGATGGTTTGATAAACTCTTGTCTATCTCTAACCTCTTGTAGAACGTTTGATTCTTTTACTTGTCTTTTGAAAAATCTAAGTGCTGCTTCGATGTTTCCGTTAACTACTTTTGCTGCTTTGAAACGGCCTGGTACAATCATGGCCTCTCTTCTAACTTTTTTTCTACTCATGTAATATAAATTAAAATACCCATCAATATTGATAGGTATCTATAAATATGAAAATAAATTTAATGAAATTGTTTATGATGATAAATCATCAACTTTTTCTTTGAACTCAACAAATGCTTTTGCGAATTCTTTTTTTGTCTTAGGGTCTAACTTGTTAATGTTCTTAAGTGCTTTCTTATACATGATAGAAAGGTCTACTGATATGTCCTGTAAGATTTCTGCTTTGTCCATTACTTTACCTTACCACTTCTTTTAAGTTCTTCTGCTGCACCGATTACATAACCTAATGCAGTTTTAAGGTCTCTGTTCATGTATTTAGCAATCTTTCTAACTGCCATCATCACGATTCTTTTTTCTTCAGTAGAGTATCCCTCTCTTACGGGAGTTTTACTTTCTTTCAATATATTTTTTAACTTAATCATTTTATTAGGTCCTTTAGTTTCATTGACTTAGATTCATTTGTAAATTCTTTTGCATTTTCTTTGTCATCTTTATCAACTGATTTTACAGGATATTTCTTTCCGTCTACTTCGAACTCATCTTCTCCTTTAGCGATTGCTTTAGCTCTTTCAGCACCGAATTCATTTCCTTCTTTAATTTCATAATATTTCGAAAGTACTTCACCGATTTCATCATAAGTGGACTCCAATCTCTGTTGTAGTGTATGAACCTCTGTTAAAGTTTTTTGGAATACTTTAAAAGATTCGTTCATGGATTTCATATGTCTATTAACTGTAACTCTATCAAACCAATCACCTGTTTCTTCAAGTGTTACTTTGTTTGCGTTTTCAACAATACCTTTTATCGCACTGTAAGTTTCCATAAGGTCACCGTTACGATAAATTGTTTCACCAAACTTTTTATATGCGGATACTGCTTCAAGAAATGCTTTCTTTTCTTCAGAAGTCATTTTTTGTTCTTTTTCTTCTTCACCGATATTTAATCTTTGGTAAGATTTAGATTGATTTTGTTCGTTTAGTAAATCTTTTAATTTCATAATTAATCCCTATCTAAAAACACTCACAATACCCACCAACTTCACAGATGATGTCTCTCATGATGTTTTGTGCTTTATTATATCTATAAGTATCTTGTTTTTTACTAATCCCTTCATTTATTACACTTTCATTCCTTGGTGACATAAATGCTCCATGTGTTGATGGATTAGATACAAAGTCCCAACAAATCAATTCAAAGTCTTGTTCTACTGCTACTGTACCATCTTCACTGATTTGTTTTACAGAACCCATTCCTCTTGATGAAATACCAACTGTACACTTAGCGTTGATTATTTCTTGTAATATTTTTCCTGCTGGAGTGTTAAGGATTTCAACTGTACCCATAACATCATCACCTCTCCAATAAACATCTCTTACAATGTGTGATGTGTTTTTTAATTCAACAACTGATGATTCAGGATGGTCAAGTTCACCGTACGCTCTATTCTCTTTTACTTCTCTACCCATGTACTTGTTAACTTCTCTTTTTAGAATGTCCTTTGGATACACTCTACCATTTTGGTTTTTAGCGTTTGCTCTTTGTAAAACACCTTTCACCATAAATCTACCATACTTGTCCTTAGACTCTTTTAACATAGTAGGAGTTACTTCAAATAACATTGTATCAATTAGTAGTTGTTTCATTTAACCTTCCCATTGTTTTTTCTTACGATATAAATCAAAGAATACTCTTGCCAATTCATGTCGAATTAGTTTTCTGATTTGTTGGATATCATTTACTTCCAACTCCTCTTTCAAGGTCATCTTTTTATTTTCATTACATCCACAAGACATATTACGAACTCAATTCTCTTAACTGACGTGCTACTTTTAACATTCTTTCAGAAATCTTTCCAAATCTTTTTTGTGTAGATTTCCAATACTTTTCGTTAGTTACACCCATCTCTGTTTTTAACTTTGTGTTTTGTCCTACAATCTTAGTAATCTCCCACATCAATCTGTTAATCTCTTTGATTGAGTTGTTTACTTTTTGATGAGCTTTCATCGAGTCATCTCTCTTGTAGTCACGGTAACTTGCTTCAATCAAACTTTCTAATTTTTTTTCTAACTTATCTTCAACAGATTCCATCTTCCTGATGTTCTTGTTTGATTTACTTGCTTTTTTATATCCTAATACTTCAATATGTTCATCGTCCATATCGTCTTCAGATTTTGCGAATGCGTATGGAGTTTTTGGTGGACCTGCTCCACCGTCTAAATTACCTGTAACGTTTGCTTCGTCCTTAGTCTCTTCTTCCTCTTCTTCTTGTCCAAGTAGAACAGTTTTCTTTTCTTCTAATTCTTCGAATCTTTTATCGAGTTGTTCAAGTAAAAATTTAGACATTATTTTCTCCTTAACTCTTGAAGTAATTGATGATATCTTAACAATGCAAGAATTTGATTTTCATTAATTACTTTATGTTTAGTAAGTTCACTAATTAAATTTACAGTTTCATTTAGTTTTATTTTAGTAACCTTATCTGAGATTTTAATTGACTTTAGTTCTCTTCTAAGTTTTGCTACTTCTGAAACTACAAACTTTCTTAATGTATCTGAATTATCAATGTTATTGATATAGTTTTTCAAAATAAGTTTTTGTGATTCACTTAAACCTGAATACTTAGAATTAAATGAATCTACTAAAAATTTATATGCTAATAATCTAACCTCTTTTGGTTGTTTAGAATATTCTTCACTTACTTTTTCTTCTTTGATAACAACCTTGTCTGTAGTTATTGCTTCGAATATAGTATTCTTACATTCTACATACTCTTTTGGAGATGTTGACTCAACATTTTCAAATAGTTTGTATGCTGATGCCATCTCACGATAATTACTAACTCTGTATTTAAAAAAGTCTTCTATAATATAAGAATCTTTTATAGACTTAATTAAGTTATACTTTTCTCTTCTAAGTACACCTTCGTTTAACTTTGCTCTTTCTTTCAATATAATATTTAAGAATTCTGATGCTTTGTATTCAGAATCAAAGTTTTCTTTTGTAAGTGATTGATATAACTTAAGTTCTCTTGCTAATTGAGAACCTTTTCTAAAGTGGTTTTGTATAATCTTGGTTGCATAGCAAGTATTATCCGACAAAGTGTCAGATGCGATTTGTCTGACTAATAGTTCAAACAGAATCCCTGTGTTCTTGAATTTACTATGTTTTAATTTTCCCATTTTTCTACCTTAATTACTAACAACTACAATATAAATATCTAAAAATAATCTAAATCGTGTCATCTATTAAATTCTTCTCATCTAACATACCACCCTCGTCATTAGTTTGAGTGTCGTCTTTCAAAGATTCTAAGATAACTTTTTTAGTTTTTCTCTTTAGTTTCGAAAGAGATGCGTCCATCCTTTGTTGTTCTTCATACGCAAGTGGCGACATCTTGTGTTTACTGTATGTATTCGTTGCTTTCGGTCTATTTGACTTGTTTCCAAGTGGGTCTCTACCAAATGGGTCATCATCAGTTTTATATGTTCCTGAATGTTTTGGTCTACCTGCTCCTTCAAATCCCCCTTCAGGTGCTCCACCTTTATTTTCACCGAATCCACCTTCACCTTCACCTTCACCATTTTGTTGTATCATAGCAAGGTCATGTGGTGTTCCGAATGACTCACCTGATTTAACAGGGTCATTACCTTCAGATTCTATTTGTTCGTGTCTGAATCCTAACTTAATATCTCTAATAACTTTAGCTTGTTCAGTCTTCCACTCATCGTCAGACATATTGAATATATTTTTGTACATCCATTCTTGAGAAACCATTTTCAAATCTTTCATGTCACTAACAAGTGATACTTTTTCAGACCAAAGATTTGCTTTTTCTTGTTCGTATATAATAGATGGGTTAGTAAGTTCTAATTCAAAGTTAACCAAGTCTGCATTTTCATATCCTTGTGAATATAAATGAACAATTGCGATTTTAGTTAATTCTGAAAGAATAATCTTCTGTAATCTTTCAACAGTTCTTGCGAATCTAATATCTTCTTGTGCTAATGTTGCTTTACCTTCAACACCTTCTTCGTATCCAATAAATGCTTTTGGAACTTTAAGTGCTGCCATCATTCTGTTTCTTAGGTATTCTATATCATCAATACCACCAAACTCCATTCCTTGTAAAGAATCAATCTCAGTACCACTCTGACCACCTCTTACAGGTAAGTAATAATCTTCTAACATATTCATAAGATTAAACTTAAGATTGTAATCACCTGTATTTTGGTCAAGGTAAGGAACTTTTTTCATTTGGTCGATAATACTTCTCATGTGATTATCAACTTCACTTGGTGGAATATTACCTACATCAATTTTAAAGATTCTCTTTTCAGGTGCTCTCATGATTCTGTGAATCATCATTGCGTCTTCCATAAGAGTTAATTGTTTCCAAGTCTTTCTTGCACCTTCTAATAGTGAACGACCATATGGTAAGAAGTTTGTATCTGCCATAAGTCTAAAATGTGCTATTTGATAAAATTCAAAATAGTCATCAGGTCTACTTGACGCTACACCATGTGCGGCTCCCGCTGCACCTAACTTAAATCTTACTTCATATGGATTCTCAGGATTGAATCCTTCTTCTCTCTCAATCTCATATGCCGACATTGGTGAAGCATTTACAATACCAACACCTTCTTCTATATCTAAATGTAAAAAGTAATCACCGTATTTATTCATACCTCTAATCCAAGACCAAAGGTTAAATTCGATGTTTAATACATCATAGAAAAGGTTTTGTAATATCTTCTTTATATTTTCGTCATTACTCTTAATTCTTAAAACGTCACCCATGTCATTCTTTAGGGTACATTCATCTGAGTAAATATCTAATACAGATGCGATGATTGAATCTTTATCCATCGCTTCATAATCTGTATATAATTCTAATTTATTTGAATGGTAGTTAAATTGATTGTTATAGGTTTCCCAATGTTTTCTTGTGGTATGTAACCTACCAAATCTATCGTAGTATGAGGACCCTCTAAGGTTACCCTGAGATTGTAATCTCTGAGTATCAATAGTTTGAGTTCTACCCTTACCGATTCTACGAACTACAACCTGAGTGTTGAATAGTTTCTTTAATCTACCAAATAATGATTTATCTGCCATAATTATGTTTTCTAATTATATTGTATACGTCTACAAACTATAAATATACAAAAAAAATAGTTTATATCCAAATTTATAGTAACCAAGTTAAATCATGGTCATTTCCGTGTCCATCTTTCTGTTTCCACGGGTCAGTTCCAAGGTTACGATTACTATAGACGCCTGGTTGGTTCTTTCTAATATGAGTCAATGTTGTTCTTGTTAAATCCATTCCCTGTTGTCTCAGTTTTAATGCGGTATCTCTTACCCATAAACCTGTTGAAAATGATATTACCAAGTCATCATTGTATCCTCTTTGTGCTTCTGCACGTGAACCGTTCCATATAAATACAAATAATTCGTCTATTAACCTTTGTGAACGAATTATTGGTGTTCTTTCTCTCATATATGTATCTAACTTAGATATAACAAGTGGTCTTGTTCTTGATGTCATAGAAAATCCAGGCACCATGTCATCTTTTCTTTTTAAATCAAAACCTTTTCTAAGATGAATATCTTCATCAATATATCCAAGTTCTCTATATGAGTAATATAGGTTTTGATAATTTCTATCAATAACCTCTTGTATTACTGCCCAACCAATATTTGCGTTTTCAATCACTAACATCGCATTATTCCATTCACTTGCGATTGATGTTAAAAATGCACCATATTGTTTGGTTTCTATTTTACCTTTATACTCTGCTACTTGTTCTACGTTCTCAACATCGAAAACATGAAACGCAGAATAATCTGTAGAGTCACCTCTTGCAACATCGGCTACTACTACATAATTTTTTGTGTAGTTTGGATAGTCCCATAACCAATAGTTACCATCAAAACCTCTTTTTTCAATTGGGTCCTTTACATGAGTTTCTTCGTACCACTGTAATGTCGAACCTTCTACTACTGTATAACCTGATGATATAAAGTCACAATCACATTCTTGTGCTGCACCCTTCTCACCTAACAACTTTGTTTGTTCACTTCTCCATTGTTCATTTCTTTCAGGGTGTACTGACCAATGTAATTCTATTGGGTTCCATTGGTCACCACTTGTTCCTTGTAACCAAACTTTGTGAAACCAATTACCAACACCATTTGGAGTTGACAATACAATTGCACCACCACCCGTTGATAATGTAGATTGAGATGATGTCCAAATTGATTCTACATTGTCAATAAACGCGGCTTCATCAATTACCAATAGTGATAATGCTTCAGAACGACCTGCGTCACCTGCTGCAGATGTTGCTTTTATTTGAGAACCGTTTTTAAGTCTTAGTGATAGTTTGTTATCTTCTTCCGTTCCACCTCTTAACCATGATGGTAAGTTTTGGTGCATGAACCTAACCTTTGTTACAAGGTTTTTCGCTACTTCTTGTTTTGTTGCAATTACAAGAACGTTTTTATCTTCATGAAACAACATCAACCAAAGTGAATAACCTGCTGATAGTGTTGATATACCTAACTGTCTTGATTTTAGAATAACATTGAATCTGTTTTCTCTAAAATCTCCCATTAAGTCTTCTTGGAAGTCGTATAAATTGAAAAGTATTTTTCCCCGAGATGGATGTTGAATATAACAGTACTTTTTGAAAAAGTATACGGGGTTTTTAGCACATTTAATGTACTCTTCTTTTATGATTTGTTTTAGAGGTTTGGTCATACATCTACTTTTTATCCTTCTTGAATCTTATTCTCCAATACATTCTACCTGTTATGATTGGTTGAAGGTTTTCGTTTACCCCAAGTCCTAAACCATAAACATTGTCTGATTTAGATTTGTAAAGAAGGTCTCCTGATAAAAAGTTTATTTGTGATTTATTACCCCCAATACTAACACCACCAAAAAACTTTGCTTTGTTTAAATAAATGTCGTTTGTAATTGTGGTTGTTGGTATCAATACTTGTGAATCAAAGTTTCTACTAAATATTTTATTTTGGGTAATTGTATCTATGATAGTAATATAACCTAATGAGTCTAATTTTAAAGTATCTTTATAGACATACTTACTGTAGTAATCTTTTAGGATTTCAAGAGTGTCTATTTTAGATTTTAACACAACGGTATCGGTAACTGTATTAGTTACAATACGAGTTTGATACTTCGGAACATAGACTTTCTTTTCTATTTCCAAAGTATCGTATCTCGTTTCAACTTTCGTTACAATTTTTTCTACTTCAGTAACATCTGAAGGACCACCACAAGTTTTCATTAAAACTAAAATGATGAGAACAAAAATCACAAGAGTTTGTATATTACTTACAAACTTTTTCATACAGATTCTCCTATCCCGTTAGGGGTTTTATTTTTTAGAACCTCTACCTCTACCTGAACCTGAACCTGAAGATTTTCTTCCTCTACCTCTACCTGAACCTGAACCTGATGCTCTTCCAGCGGTACCTTTTCCTGAAGTTTTTCTTCCACGTCCTTTTCCTGAACCTGAACCTGAAGATGGTCTTCTACCTTTTCTCTTGTTTCCCTTCGCTGCGTTAACAACGTCTTTAGATTGTTTACCAACTTCTTTGATTGAATCGGCAACATCACCAAGTTCTTCTTTGACTCTCTTGGCTCTTCTTTTAACCTCAGACTTAACTTTGGTTGCTGTTTCTTTTACATCTTCAACTGCGTCTTCAACTTCATCAGGAATGTAATCTCCATCCCTATCATTGATTTTACCTGTTTTGTAAAAGTAAAAGTATACTCCCGCTCCCGCGACTAATACACCTAAAATAATCCATAATGCCATAATTTACCTATTTTAAAAATTATTGTTGTTAATATAAATATGAAAAAAAAATTAATTAGTTGATTTTGGAACTTCTCTACAATATTCCTCTATCTTTTCTAATACATCAAAATGTGTTTTAGGATGATGTTGGTCTATTTCATATGAAACAGATTCTATCAAACTTCTTTTGATTCTATCCCACTCTTCAAAACGTTCTTTTTCATAGAATGTTTTTGCTCCCCAAAGATGAAAAACGTTTTGATTCATTTCTTCGAGTATGATTTGTTGTGCTTCATTATGCATTTGGTGCATAAATCTAAATGGACTCGCTATTGAATCTGATAATGAAATAGTTCTTATATTGTAACTATCAATCGGACTCATGATTGGTTGGAAGTTTTCTAAATATGCCATCGCAGGTAATAACCATTGTTCTGCTGTTACCTGTGGTCCATATTCATGTAGATAATCCAATTCAGGTAAATCAATTACTTTACCTTCGTTATTTAGAACAAATTCGAAATATCGTTTTACATACTTGTGACAAAACTTTATATTATTAAATCCTAATATAGCACAATTAAATGGTAATGAATTTGCGAATGCTATCAACTCGTCATTAGACCATTCAAAGTCTTTAGGTTGTGATATTAAAGTTGGAAATGGATACTGTGCTGGTGTTTCTGTATGAAAAAAGAAAACATCATTGTTTTTATCACTTAACGCCACTTCTAATGGAAGATGTACTACCATATCTGTATCTACGATTACAAAAGGTTCCTCTTGTTTTTCCATAACACAGAATTTGGGTGTTGCCCAAAACATATCATAGTTTACTTTACTACTATCGAAACTATCAAGTACTTCTGTATTTACCTCATCGTAAAGATTTAAGATACCAAAGTCTTCATATAACTTTTTAGTTTCCGTATCGGTATAAAAAATTATTTTAGAGTTTGGATTTAATCTTTTTAATTTAATAACACTTAAGAATTGTGTTAGTAGTGTAAGGTCGTCTAATTTTTCAGTCTTCTTACACTGATAAGTCTGTATAATGTTCATAACTAATTAACTTTGTATATAAATATGAAAATAAATTTAATGAATGTAATTACCAAGTTCTACACGCCCAATATCTTGCTTTATGTCTTGGGCCTGGATTATCACAGTTGTGTCTTGACCTAAATGCTTTTCTTCTTGCAGGGTCAGACTTTTTGATTCTCATGGTTTTTTCACCACCTTTACCTTT